AACAACACAATCAGCAGTTCAAAATTCTGGTAGCTCAGGATTACAATATACAGTCTACTACCTCACAAGGGGATTTGGAGGGGTAGCAATCCCAGACGCAGTTATATGTAGTGGAGTATGGAATTCAAATTCAATGCAGCCACCAGTGTGTGGTAGGTATGAGGATTTTATAGTTAAGTTTACTGGAACTATTACTGTCCCATCTCATTGGACTTCAACATATTTTGCAGGATATACAGATGATGGATTTAAAATGTATATTAATGGACAACTTGCTGTTGACAATTGGAGAGAACAAGGATCTACTTGGAGTCCATATTCTCCAGTTTATGATGTTAGCCAAGATAAGACTTTAGATGTAGAAATTTGGTGGTATAACGGCGGAGGACCAGGTTATTATCATCTTGGATGGGCAATTCCTGGGGGATGGACTGGAGCAGGATGTGATTATACTGGAGGCTGGGGAGTAGGGTTTAGCTGTAACTTAAATACATTCTCATATGGATCTGGTGCAACACAAGCACAAATAGATGCATACAATCAGGCGGTAGAAGATCAAGCAACTAAGCAAACAATTTATAATAATAAACTTGCTTACTACAATACTCAAAACCAAAACCTCACAACATATAGCTCAAACCTAACAAATGCTACACAAAACCTAACAACAGCTCAAGAAAACCTAACAAACTCTTTGTCTGCTAAAAATACTGCTAATACAAACTATACACAGGCAGTAAATGAAATGAATGACGCTATCGATGAGGCATGGGATTCATATAATGAACAATTTAAATTTGAAGAACAACAGAGGGTCTCCGCTGCTATAGCTCAAGCTGCTGCAAATGCAGCAGCAAATCAGCCAACAGTTGATCCAACACCAGAACCATCAACAGAACCTACAGAAGAGCCTATTAAAGAACCTACAGAAGAGCCAACACAAGAACCTACTGAGGAGCCAACTCCTGAGCAAACTGAACCAGAAGAAGCCAATCCTTCTCCAACGCCTGATACCACAGATGAGGAGACCGTAGATCCCACCCCAACACCTGAGCCTGAAACAGAGCCTTCTGAAGAGCCTTCACCTCAGCCAGAGGATACAGATCCAACTCCAGAGCCTGAACCAACTCAAGATGTTTCTGAAAATCCAAGTAAAACAGACAATTCTCCAATCGATAATGCAACAGCAAACTTAATTGCTGACTTAACTAATTCTAACACTTTAGCTAAATTAACGCCAGAGCAAGCGGCAGTAGTTTCTCAATCCCTGGGTGTTTCTGTAAAAGAGTTAGCGGTAGTAGCAGAGTTAGCCAAGTCTAATCCAGAAGTAGCAACAGCACTAGAAGAGTTCGGTGACCGTGCAAATGCTAACTTGGATGCACCTATGCCGTACACCCTTGCAGACGCTACAACAGAAGTACAAACAGAAGCGTTCTTAGCAGACCCACTTGGGGCGGTATTTGATATAGACCCACTAGAACTCCTATCTAATTTCTCTGAGTTAGGTATGGATATGACAGACGATCAGAGAGAAAAAGCACAGGAAGTAATTATTCCAGTAGTCATTGTGTCGCAGATTGCTAGCACTTTGATTGGAATGAGGAGGTAACATGAAGATAATTAAAAAAGTCGTAAAAGGCTTTTTCACATGGCTGAAGGACGCAGGAGTTGAAGTAATTGCACAAGCCTTTACCCTCCTCGGCTTCTTTATAGCATGGTTAACTTTGACGGGATCCGCCAGAGATATTGTTGGTATTGCAGTATTGATAACAACAGCTATCTGGTTAATCACAATCCCGCTCAGAAAGGAGGACTAATATGGCAAAGAGAAAAGAAATTGATATAACAGTTACAGATCCTGCTACAGGAGAAGAAGTAATTGGTTCATCAGCCGTAACTAATATTTGGAATATCCTCATGAGAATTGTTGCAGTATTTGCAGCATCAGGACTTTCAGTAATTGGCGCAGGTTCATTGGTCGGAATTGACACAATGAAGGCTGTAATTCTTGCAGGTACTCTTGGAGTAGCAACTGTAGTTGAAAGACTAGCACGAGCATTCCTAGACGATGGAAAGCTTTCTGCTTCAGAAATCAATTCAGCATTCGCTAAAATTGACAAGAACGCACAGGAGTAGACAAACCCATTATAGGCGTGTATAGTAATATATATGCCAGCGCTGTTAGCTCAGTTGGTTAGAGCCCCCGACTCATAATCGGGTCGTCGTAGGTTCAAGTCCTACACAGCGCACCACCCCATATGGCCTACTTAGGATGGATAGTTACACATCTCCCAAAATCCTGCCTGTGCAGCAGGGATTGCCATATGGGGCCCAATTTGGTACAATTGTCTAAGGAAGCGAGGGGCAGTGGAAGGAATAAACTTTAATCTTAGCGGTTATCAAGACGAAGACGGGTCTATAAATATGACCCTAGAAGCTAACGATACTATTAAGATAGATATAAGATATTCTGATCCAATGCTAGCGCAGGCAGTTATATTTAACTTGCCACACATCCTTGCAGATATGTTAGATGAAGCTTTTGAAGAATCATTTAATTACAATATCGACGAGGAATTAAAAAAAATTTTGGAGGAGGGAAAATAATGCCTAAGAAGAAAGCAACTGCATTTAATCCTACTCAAATTAAAAATGGAATGATTGTTAGACTACGTAAAGACGGAACCATAAAGGCTATTATTGGTCCTTATTTAGTTAAACATACAAAACAAAGGAGCAAGAATAATGCCATATAATATTGGAGAAAAAGGATCCAACGGTTGTTCAGGATACCCAGTTGTAAAAGATGACGGTAAGGTTATGGGATGCCATAAAACAAGAGAAGAAGCACTAGCACAGCAAAGAGCTCTTTATGCAAATGAGGGTTCTATGGATAAATCAATGGACACTGATACGGACCCAATTACTGGAGAAGAGCGTGAAGCGGTATTAGAAAATGAAGATTCTCCTTTAGCTTGGGGTGGAGTATTTAGTCCAGTAATTACCAAAGCATCAAAGCCAAACTATGGAAACATTATTAAACCAAGAAAAGGATCCCCAGCAAATAAAGAATTGTATGCTAGAATAGTCGCTGAAGCTAAGCGCAAATTTGACGTATATCCTTCAGCAGTAGCAAATGCTTGGGTGGTGGCAGAATATAAGCGTCGTGGTGGAAAATACAACTCTAAGTAATTTCTCATAAAAGACCCTTGCCAAAACCCTTGCAATTAGGGTATAGTTAATTGTGTGGCTTTATTGGTCTTTAGCTCAGAGGCAGAGCGGGGAGCTGTTAACTCCTAGGCCCCTGGTTCGATCCCAGGAAGACCAGCGGTATATCCAAAAGGATATGTCCAAAAATCTATATAGAGAAAAGGATATAAAAAACTATATGAAGAAACTATCAATTCTAGTCGCTTCTGTATTGGGAATGTCAGCACTTGCTGCAGTTCCAGCACATGCGGCTCCAATGACAGTTGCAACATCAACGGGAGCAGTAGCAGGTGGAGTAACCACTTGGACAACTGTGACCACAGGTACATCAACAAGCAATGCTATTGCTCGTCCAGTCCCAGAAGATAACGTAATTGACGACAGCGATGTTGTTAAGTTCGTTGCTACTGTTGACACAGGAACAGCAGTAACAGCAACTGCTACAAACGCAACGATTGTTGCAGCTACAAGCACACTTGCAGCACCAGTAACAGCATCATCAGGCTCAGCCTCTTTGACAATTGCTACAGGTACAGGAACAACTGCTACCTTCTATGTCTACACAAAGACAACAGCAATTGGAACAGTAGTTGTCCAAAATGGTGGAACAACTCTAACATTCTATGTTCAGGGTACAGCAGGTAAGGTCAACACAGTTGCTCTTACAGGCAATGATTCTGGTTCAACATCAAGCGTTGTAACAGTTACAGCAACAGCGACAGACGTATTCGGAAACAAGATTTCTGGAAGAGCTTTGTCAGCACTTGTTGTAAATGGTACAGTTGATACAACAACTGCAGTAACAGGATCTACTTTGGCCGATTTCGGTACAAAGGAGTTCAAGGTTACACTTCCAACAACTGGAACTACAACACTTGTAATTTCAGCAGCAGCAGCCGAAATCGCTGCAACTGTAGCAGGATTTAACACAGTTACATCTTCTGCAGTAAAGTCAATCACAGTCCGTGACTTGGCTGGCGAACTAGCAGCAGTATCTGCTGCTCGTGATGCAGCACTTGCAGCAAAGGCAACAGCCGAAGCAGCACTTGCAACAGCAAACGCTAACGCTGCAGCAGCAGCAACTAAGGCAGCAGCAGACCTAAAGGCTGCAACTGACTCAGCAACAGCAACAATTGCATCTAAGGATGCAGAAATTGTTAAGCTAAAGGCAGACAACGCCAAGGCTCTTGCAGACCTAAAGAAGGCATTTAATGCTCTTGCTAAGAAGTGGAATGCAAAGAATCCAAAGGCAAAAGTAACTCTAGTTAAGTAATCTTAACAACACATGGGGTCTGTGTATAAATAGCCCCACCAAGGTCTCATAGTTCAGTTGGTCAGAACGCCTGCCTGTCGAGCAGGAGGTCACCAGTTCAAGTCTGGTTGGGATCGCCAGGGAGGTCAAGAGTTCCACCACCACACCGCTCTTGACTTCCCCCTCTTTTATAGTCTATACTTAATATATACCTACTAGAGAAAGATATAGAATGCAAACATTCTTACCATATTCAGACTACGAAGCATCAGCACAAACTCTTGACAATAAGAGATTAAATAAACAAATACTAGAGGGATACCAAATCCTTAAAGTTCTTTCAGGCGCATCACCATCTGGCGCATGGCGCAATCATCCAGCAGTACTTATGTGGCAACGCTCAGAGCGTGAGCTACGCCGATACATTGGTCATATGATCTATGAAGCAGAATGGCGTGGTATCAAGACAGACAAAAACAAGTCTAACCTACGACAACTAGAAGCAGAATATGGTCATAAGTGGGGCAACGAGATTCCATTTTGGATGGAAAGCGATGTAATGTTAATGTGCATTGTTACAACACACAAAGTAAATCTATTTAAGAAAGATCCTTTGTACTATGCTAAGTTTCAGCCAGAGTTATCAAGCCCATACAATGTTACATGCTGTGACAAATGCCAGTACTTTTGGGCAACACATCCACTTAGGAGTAAGTAATGCAAGAAATTAAACTAACAACAGAGCAGGCGGAACAACTCCAAGCTTTTGTAACTGATCACAGAAACGCATGTTACATGCATTTATATGATGAAGAGGATGTTAGAGAAGGTTGGGAGCCATATGATTTATATGATGGTTGTGAAGTTTGTGATACACGAGAACAATTGATGGCAACATTTGATTGGCTTAAATCTAATGGATTGGTTGATGTTTACGTCGAATAATGCCTTTGTAGCTCAGGGGATAGAGCGACGGACTTCTAATCCGCAGGTCGCAGGTTCGATTCCTGCCAAGGGCGCAATGCGGGTGTTGCATAATGGTAGTGCCTCTGCCTTCCAAGCAGATAGTGCCAGTTCGATTCTGGTCACCCGCTCCAAGGCTCCATCGTCTATCGGTCAGGACTCCAGATTTTCAATCTGGCAAGACGGGTTCGATTCCCGTTGGGGCTACGCCTCCCTAGCTCAGTGGTAGAGCATCCGCCTTGTAAGCGGAAGGTCGTCAGTTCAATCCTGACGGGGGGCTCGCAATATAATAAAAGGAGATCAAGTGGAAGAAGATGAAATGAAGCAGAGAGAAGATGAGTATTTCGCTTACCTTCTTGAAGTTGGTGCTATGGAAATTCAGGGTGTGGCTCCAGATGGACAATTAATGTTCAAGCCTAACCCAGAAAAAATGAAAGAATATGCTCCAGAAATGTATGAAATGATGCAGGCTGATATAGAATCTAGCCTATTAGAATTATACAAAGAGGGCATGGTAGACATGGAATACGACGATAACCTTGAGGCTAGGTTTAAGATGAGCGACAAGGCTAAGAAAGAAATGGAAAGATTTGGGTTTTTTGCTATAGACGAAGACCAGTAAAAATGGTATAATAATATGTACCGTAACTACGGTTTAAGGAGAATATAATGGCAGAAGGACACACACCTACTAGTGGCATGAAGTCGGCAGCTCGCCGTGCTTTACAATGGAAAAAAGAAGGCAAGCGTGGTGGTACAAGAGTTGGATTAACTCGTGCTAATCAAATTGTTAATGGTACTGCTCTAAGTGACAGTACAGTTATGCGTATGTATTCTTTCTTTAGTCGTCATGAAGTTGATAAGAAAGCTACTGGATTTAGCAGTGGCGAAGAAGGATTCCCTAGCCCAGGCCGTGTTGCTTGGGATCTATGGGGTGGAGACGCAGGGTTTTCCTGGTCTCGTCAAAAAGCAGCATCTATCAAGAATAAGAGGACCAATAAGATGAGTTCCATTTGGGATGGAGCATTCCTAGGCACATTAGGAAAAGAACAAACAGAAGCAGCTAATGCAGAAGCACTAGTTGATCTTGAAGAAGAAAATGACGAACCACTTGAGCCAGAAGTTGTAACAGAAGCTTCTGCTCCTGCTGAAACTCCTGCACCAGTTGCAGAAACACCAGCAGAACCAGTGGTAGAAACTCCTGTAGAGAATGTTGTAACAACAGAATCTGCAGCACCAGCACCAGCCGAAACAGTTGTGCCAGCAGAAGAGTCTGCAGCGCCTGCTGAAGCTCCTGCTGAAGAAGCACCAGCTACAGAACCAACAGCGTAGGTGCACCATGAAGCTGTGGGTTACTGGATCCCAAGATTGGGATAACGATATGATATTGGCCAGAGCAATCACATTAGCAATTCAAGAAATGTCAGAAGATGACAATCAAATTAATTTCTTACATTTGGATCGTGAAGGTGCTGAGCAAATGGCTGGATCATATGTTGCTAAGACCAAAAGTTTTTTAACTGGAAAGGGCTTTAAGGTATCTGAATTTATACCAAACAAGTCTGCATCTATGGAAGAAAGAATTCAAAAGGTTTTAGACCAGTCCCCAGACTTTATGCTTTTGTTCAATAAAGGGGCTGATTACAAGGCGGGTAAAATCCGAGAAGCAGCCCAGTCTAATAAAATACGTGTCATAGAGTACAAAAACGCTTGACATATACCCTATAAATTTGATATTATATATATATGTTTAAGCAAATCCTAGAGACACTAAAAGATATCTCATCATCATTAAGAAGTATTGAGAGATGTTTAAAGTATATTGTTGGTTATATTGCTCAAATAGAAAAGTCCGAACAAACAACTATTAGAAAGAACGGTAATGGCTGAATATAAATTCAGAATGTTAAATCTAAATCAGGCGGAAAAATTTGTTAGAACAACCCCTAATACTTGGTGGGAGAATTACGACATGATCGTATGGACTCCAACACACACAGGATGGTCAAAGAAAAATGGTAGATTTCATAATGGCCAATGGGGAACTGCAAAGAGAATCGTCGTAAACAACGACGGGCTTTGGAAAGTACCTACCAGTGTCGGAAATATTAAATAAGCTAGGGTTAGATAAAAAGAATTTTAGATGGCAAGACCTTGCTGCATGCAATGGAATGCCAACAGACTACTTCTTCGATAAGTATGAAGAAGATGCAGTACATGCTTCCACAATTGACTCTATGTGTCTATCGTGTCCAGTAATAAAATATTGTCATCAAGCTGGTATAGATGGTAACGAGGTAGGTGTTTGGGGTGGAATATATTTAAATAGCGGTAAAGTAGACCGTGCTCGTAATATGCACAAGTCACAGGAGGACTGGAGACTAGTGTTAGAAAAACTTGGGGTATATCGTGCTATATAGCAAAGAGATACAAAAAGCTCTGCGGGAGATAAAAGCTCCCTATCCCAAACTCAAGGTTTCTGTTGTTGAATATCCAGGGATGCTCTCATTGAGAATCTATGAATCTAATATAACAGAATTTAGTCCAATGGAACACATTACAATCATGGAGTATTTACACACCATGAAGGCGATAATAGAGTCATTTGGAATCAAATGCGATCTTGAAGGGGCAGAAGGAATATGAGCGACGGGGATTTTATATACATCCATTCAGAAGGGGTATATGGAGAACTTATATCCTATGGGGCACATGTCTCAAAGGTTAGATACTTTAAAGATAAAAACATGTACGAAACATATGTGGAGAACGATGATTTTGATATTGTCGAAGAAATACGATACCCAGAGTTCTGGGAAGAAGAGGAAGAATAATGCTTTGCTACTCTTGCGGTAAACAAAAGCACAGGTTGACTCCAGTAAAGTCATCTTTATTTGATATCAATCTTATAATGTGTGATGCCTGTATCAATGAGAAGTTTGAACCACGCTGGACAATTATTCTAGCGGGGAGACAATATGGTCCTGAAAAGGTTAGAGACTATATAGTTAAACGTAAATATCATGGTAAAGATATTACAGCTACAGAAATAATTATTTAGAGAGTTCGTTAGTAAGTTTATGAATTTCTTTACGAAGCTTGACATTCTCTGCCAAAAGCTTTTCGTTTTGCAATTTAAGTTCGTGAATTTCTCCCTGAAGAAGAACGTTTTCTTCAACAAGTTTATCAATCTCACACTTTAGGAGTTCATTGGTGGATCTAATTTCATCCATTCCAGCACGTAATTCTTCCATTACTTTAAGTAATGTATCTACAGAAGTTTCTGCTGCCGCAGAAATTACACCAGTAACATCAGCTTTTTGCTGGGGCTTGGTAAATAGGTATGTAAAAAAACTACCCAAAATACCTAATATGGCAACTACTATAGTGCTTTCCATGCGTAAAATGTCTCCTTATTTAATTGTAAATGGATTTCTATCTAATTATAACAGGGTTATTGACCTGATGAAAAACTTAGGGTATCATAGAATGAGGGCAGAGGGGGCCAAAATATGACCTGTGTAGTAGGAGTAATTCATAACGGTAAAGTTCACATGGCTTGTGACAGCGCAGCCAGCGATTCAGATATTGGATCAGTTCACAAAAGAAAAGATGCCAAAGTTTTTATGGTAGATGAATACATAATTGGTTTTTCAAATAGCTTTAGAATGGGTCAACTTCTACAGTATGACTTTTATCCTCCAGTTCCTAGTAAAAGAAACTTAGAAAAGACAATGTGCATTGACTTTGTTGATGCTATTCAGAAGTGTCTTGCCAAAAATAATTTTGTTATTGACAAAGATGACGACAATATATCAGATTTAATTATTGGTATCCATGGTCGACTATTTGTAATGGACACTGACTTTAATATGGGAGAGTACTACGACAAGTATTTTGCCATTGGAAGCGGTTACCAGTTTGCTCTTGGAAGCTTACACTCAACAAAGCACATCAAGAGCCCTCGCACACGCCTTACAAAAGCTCTAGAGGCGTCTGCTGAATATACAATGGGAGTAGAGCCCCCATTCCTTTACCTAAGCGAATGAGAGACGATATAACAAAGCATCTGGCAAATATGCTGGGTGCAATAGAAGAATTACTGGCCGTATATAACCAGATGTCTGAATCTAAAAGATTAGAGATGGATACTAGGCTAGAAGAAAAAATAAAAAACCTACAAAACATAATCAAATGGAGTAAAAATGGATAACGAAGATCTAAGTATTATTGCAGCAGAAGTAGCCAAAAAGCTTTTCCATACCCTATATAACGGAAAGGATATGGATCTTGTCGAAGCGGACACCAAGATGGCCTATTGTGCATCCGTTACCGACTTTGTTTTAAAGACTTTTAAAGAGGAAGTAGAGAAGGCTTTAAATGAACAAGCATGAATTAAATGACATAGTGGCCCAAAATGACAGGGTTTTAGTACATTTTACTGCTGAATGGTGTAATCCATGTAAGCGTATGCAGCCAAACATTGACACATTTTTGCAGGAACAGCCAGACATAAAGTACGTTAGAATCGACGTAGATGAAAATGCTGGGATCTCAAGAGAGATGGAAGTTCAATCCGTCCCTACCCTTATTTCTTATAATAACGGTGAATATACTAGAAATGTAGGTGCTCTACCACTACCAGAGATAAGGAAACTTTTCTAATGTCAGACATTCCTTTGCCACCACCCTTTGGTTTATCAAACATTGTGCTTGCAGCAGCAGAGGCACACCCAATTTCTACAGAATTTGATAAGCTTTTTGTAGACTTTCTGCGAAAATATTCAGAAGATCTTAATGTCTCTCCAGCTTTAATGGAACTAAACAAATCTAATAAAGCTATAGTTCCGCTATGTAATCACATACTCGCATCCTATCCAGATACACAAGAATACGAGTCAAGTCCAATGCAGGTAACTGATGCTATGGGTCGGGAAAAGTTCTGGGAAGACGCTGGTAGGCCATGAGTATCGAACAAGTAGTCATATTCTATTTAATCATAGCTGTATGGTGGAATGCCCAAAAGTGGATGAAGTCTAACAAGATAATTAAAGATTTAAAGAATGAAAGAGACAAGTATAAGAATGCTTGGATCAATGATAGTAACCTAGTGCTATGGGAGAAGAATGAAAAAACTACTACAAATAGGTAGCATCTTCGCAATCTTGGGAGGGGCAGTTTACTTCGTCGTAATGTCTATTATGGACGCTTTTAAAGAAGTAGATTTTGACTTCTCAGATGAAGAAGACGATGAATATAACATTTGATGAGCTAGATAAGCGCACAGAGATATGCTTAGAATGTCCTTTATTTATATTAAAGGACGGAAGGTGTAGACAATCTGGTGAATATCTTGTACAATATATATATAACAGTTGTCCACTAGAGAAATGGTAGATATGGCTAGCAGTAGATTAGTTACATGCCCTAAGTGTAATCGTGATATCGAGGTACGCTCAGGTTTTGCACACATGACATTAAACAATCATATATTAAAGGAGCACAAGTAATGGACGTTACTTACCTACACCCATTGTGGTTGCTAGCAGGTTTTGCTGTTGGCTGGTTTGTATGCTACATTCAAATGAAATATGGCAAAAAGTAGAAAATTAGCAAGCGGTGGAGAGGTTCCAGAGCTTGACGATGTTGTTGAATTAACTGTCCATACAAAAGCGCCAGAAAAATGGGTGCTTATTGATATGGAGAACGGAAGAATGTACCAAGGATCTTACAGAGGGATTGGGTACGGTAAATGGATCTGGATAAACAGACCAGAAATAGAGGAGAACAATGAAGATTAAGTTTTTTGCAGGAAAATGGGACTCATGGGGTTTTGGTATTAACTACTGCCACTATATAAAAGCACTTACATTTGAGATTATTCATTTTTATTTTGTCATTGAAGTTTGGACAAAGGAAGAGGTTGCTATTGCTACCCATACCAACAGTCTAATTAGACAAATATTGGAAGCAGAAGATGCTCCAAAGAAAATAGCTAAGAAGGCCCAAGTCAAGAAAAAGAAATGAATTTCCAGTCAGAGTCTAAAAAGTCTGGCGGAGATTTCGAAGACATAGTTTTTGAAGAACTAACAAACTTAGGACTTACAGATATACAGAAGAATGTATTTATTCCAGGAGCTGGGGTCGAGATAGACTTCCTTGCTGATGGTAGATACATAGAGGCTAAAGGTGGCTACGAGGGCAACAAGAAGCGTCCAGGAGCCAAGAGAACGGACAGTGTAAAGAAGGCTATAGCCAACGGTGCCCTGCTAAAAGCAGTAAACCCAGAGGCTCATTACACAGTCTATTTCTCATCTAAGCCTAGAGAAGGTGGATCATCAGACCAGATGATTAATACTGCATTAAGAGCTAATCTTATAGATGAAGTAATATATTTGGTCGAGAGTGAGCCGAAATATGAAGATAGCCAATTGCCGTTTGACGGCATAAATTTTGAAGGGGATTAAATGGGTTTAAAAGGCAGGTGTCACGACTGTTTAAAACAATTTCCACAGAATTTAATGCAGATTGTGACGGTAGGAGAAAAGATATTCTTTGTATGCAGTAAATGCTTCAAAGATTACGAGAAGGAGAAAAGGTGATATATCACAAACATTTATTGGTAAATGCTAAGGTGCGAAACCCAATAAATACAGAACAAGAAGGTATAGATTTTCTTACCAATCTAGTTAATAGAATTGATATGAAGATCATCAAGGGCCCATTTGCCAGCTATGTAGATAAAGACGGCAACAAGGGTCTTACTGCTATTGTAATGATAGAAACTAGCCATATTGCTTTCCATATCTGGGATGAGGTTGATCCAGCATTGGTACAGTTCGACCTATACACATGTGGCCAACTAGAACTAGATAAGGTCTTGTCTATATTCAAGGAGACCTTTGATGTGCAGGTATTAGATTTCATATTGTTCGATAGAGAGCATGGCTTTGTCCACGAAGCTTCGGGGACAGAAGGCAAGTAAGTGTCAGACAATTTTATCGAAATACTTGAGATGCCTAGATGGAAGTCAAAGGTATTACGAGCAGTGGCATGGATTATAGGTATGCGTGGAGAATATGTATATTGTGTAACCATGAATATGGATTTAGATGATACTGATACTGCTAAAAAGTTATTAGATAATATGGGGCCGAAAAAGTGAACGCCGAACTAGAAGGACTCCCCACACCAATATGCCCAATGTGTGGAAATGATCATTTTAAAATGGTCGTAATGTTCGACCCAGAAACCTATGAAATAGCGGGGTATGGGCTAAAAGAGTGTGAATGTTATGCATGTGGATGTAAGATCACTCCCCCTACCCCATTAGATTTACCAGAGGAGAGACGATGGACATAAAAAAACTAATAGGATATTTGATGCTAATTGGATTGATTCTTGGTGGAATTAATCATATAAACTCTGATAAGGGTTGTATTAATCTATATATTGATTATGGTACATTGGACAATGGATCTAAAATAACAAAATGTATTCCTGCTAGCGGGGAAGTAAATGCACTAGAGCTTTTAAAGAATGAAAATTATAAAATTGAAGGAACCCAAAAATATGGAGATGCTGTTGTATGCAGGGTCAATGGTTTGCCAGGAGAATCATTTGAATCTTGTGAATCAATGCCACCAGCAGAGGCGTATTGGGCAGTCATCATAAAGAAAAAGAATGTAATCCCATTTCCGAATAATGAGTGGGGGTGGGCTCAAAAAGGTATCAATGAGACATACCTTTCTGAAGGGGATTCATTAGGTCTAGTATTTTCAACTGAAGGGAAATTAAGATGGCCTTAAAAACTAAGAACAGAATGTCTATTGAAATAATCTTTCAAGTAGGTATAACTTTATTTGCATTATATGTAGCAAATAAAATAAGCATTGATCTATGGAGATCGGTTACGGGGCACTGATGGTAAACCTAACTAAAATATACACAAAGACGGGTGATGATGGATTTACATCAATTGCCAATAACCAAAGGCTAAGCAAGATAACGCCTCTGATAGAAGCTATAGGTACGGTTGATGAGGCAAACTCAGCCATAGGTATGACTGATAGAACCGATATCATAGATAGTATCCAGCAGGACCTATTTGATCTTGGAGCAGAATTGGCGGGGTCTAAAGATATCAAAATTACCCCAGAAAGAATAGAGTGGCTAGAATCCCTTATAGATGATTATAACGAATACCTAGAGCCACTAAGGTCTTTTATCCTACCTACAGGACCATTACATAATGCTAGGGCAATAGTAAGAAGAGCCGAAAGAACAGTATGGCTTGCTATAGAAATACATGAGACAAATGATGAAATTAAGTTTAGTCGTGATATCCCTAGATATCTAAATAGATTATCTGATCTATTATTTGTTATGGCTAGATATTATAATATGGAAAAGTTATGGGATATTAAAGGCTCTAAGAGTGAAGCGAAAAGTGAAGACCAATGATCGAAATATTTTTTGCATGCTCATATGCCCTGTTTTTATTATATGTATGGTATAGAAATTTAGGGCGGGAAGCTCAAGAAGAGCATTCTCCCCATATAGAACAATACAAGGATAATGATCAAAGAGTAGGATTTGCTACAGGCAAATGGTCAGATGATGATTACAAAGGTCCAATAACACCCTTTATAGGACCTATAAGATAGTATCAAGCTTTTCCACTACCCCCTCCCATTTTCACCTTGTTATAGACCTTTTTAAGGCTTTATAGTGGTGTATTGTGGAGTAAAGTGGAGAGATATGGAGTATAGTAAATAGAATAAACAGTGTTAGATAGTTATATGTTATTTATATGGGTATTGGAACGACTATCATAATCCGTTCGTAATGTCAATAGCTTTTATATATAAATCTCAATATATGGACATATATAAATACAGGGCTAATAAGCATATACCATATGGATAAAATATTGTCAATAGATATGCCAAAATATGGCATAAATTATGCCTAAATATGGCATTTATTTTGACTAAATTTCGTACAATATAGATCAATATTTATTCTATTTTACATTATTATGATCATATTTGTACATTTTTGTAGATATTTCTAGCATTTTATGATATGCTTCGTAATATAGGAGGTATTAATGAGCAAGGATAATGTAGTTACTTCTGATTCCGCCGCCCCGAAGCGGGGCCCACAGAAGAATAATAAGTTTGGCAGAGATTTTAAAGGCGGGAAATCTAAAGGTAACAATAACACTAAGAGAATAAATAAACCACAGAAGAAAGGATAATAGATCTATATGCAGAAAATAGCTCTTGACAATCTATTGTCATATTGCTATAATTCTGCGATTTTTTACATATGGTCGTAATGTCTAACTAGATATTTAGAGATATATTTCTCAAATATTCCACGATTTTTTAGATCTAGTCGTAATGGTAGACATTTTATTAAGTTTAGAGTCTTAGTCCCCGCCGAAGCGGGGACATAAGCTAACTGGATTTAACTAACACATTCCCATGATAATTAACAAACTCTTCAAAGGAATGCCAATCCTCCCCATTGCCTACAGTATTATCTGTAAAATCAATTGTGATTGGTGTATCCATAAATCCCTGGTCTGATGGGTCACATCCATAAATCCCGAATCCCGTTTCATCTAAAATGCTATCCTGCATTAGATAACTAATTGCCATACGGGTGCCATACGATGGGTCAGACCATCTAGGCTTTGCATGATTTAATGCTGCGGCTAAATCTTCATAGAGAGAATCTTCACCCCAATGGCTATACAATGCCACTGCATGATTCTCATCTGTTTTAAATACGAACGTACATCTTGCTCCCACACCTTGCTCCTTTGTTAGTTATATTCTTTGTTGAACTCGTATTCTACATTTCCCATAAACGACCACCATTTCTCATTCTCCCAATGGCTCATCATAGCCATCTCAGAATAATCAAACACGTAGCCATTTACTTGCTCTACAAGGTTATTAGCCTTATAGTATTGAAACCACCATTCTGTCTTATCCCCGTGCTCTTTGACGTAATCAGAGAAGCCATTAGGGAAATCCTGCTTGACCTTGGTTATATATTCATTTAGTTCCATATATCAAATATAGCAGATGGCTGCTGTTCCGTCAACACCCCCAGGACGGGCTTTATTTAACAACTTGGTCGGCACCTGATAGCTGCACCATCTACTAAGATTGATCATATATATTATATCAAAAACCAGGGCAGCTTACAACTCAAGCGTGAGTTGGTTATCCACCCAAGTTTCGCCCTCCATGTGAGCCCTAATCTCATGACACATTTTTGCCACTCTGAAGTGCTTGGTATCTACCATGCCTCGCCTGTAATACTCAGACATCTCCTCTATCCACGCCCACAGAGTATTCCAAAACTCTTCCTGTATTCGTGGGGACTTGTTGCCCATGTGCCAAGCGAAGTTGAGTTTGCTAAATCTGACATCAGATAAGTAGTCTTCAACAATGCCAGCCAACTTACCTTCGTCTATGTCTTTATCGCCTATTGCCATTATCCACACCTTTCCGCATTTGATTGTATCATAAGAGGGTGGGGGTCGGCAAGATGACCCCCACCACTCATCCCCATGTTATCGCTCAGTTACATAGTCAACATCATATGTGTCAATTGTGGTATTGCCGTCATATGAGTCAATAGTTAAGTTCTCAGAAATATGAGAATCTAAATCGAAGTCTTCGAATTCAGCCAGAGGAACTTCAACTTCTCCTCGGACCGTTATGCTGGCCTCCCACGTTACAGTCTTAACTGGGTTGTGGTTAAGGATTTCGCACAGTTCTTCTAGGACGTCTGATAGTTCTGTGTTTGGATTAAACCAGTGGTCTTCAGTTAAACAATCAATGATTTTATTAATTGTCGACTGCAGATTGTTTGCACGGGTATCTGTGCGGCGGGCCTGCTCCAAGGTCCATTCAAGGTCATTTACCTTGATGACTGGGAAGGATGTCTCGCCATTCTCAATCTTCTTATATGTTACAAGAAGATTTGCATTATAGGTCTCAGGGACCGTAGTTGTTGATTCCATGGGTTGGTGCCTTTCTATAGTTGGGTTTTCTTCTATTGTACTGGATATCAGTGACATTTGTCTACCGCAGGGACATGTATTATGGATCCATCCAGAAGGGAATCCAAACTTGTCTGAAGTAGTTATTTCCACCAAGGTGTCACATTCGTCTGGGTCACAGACAAATGTGTGCTTGGTTGACGTAAAGCTTTGGTCAAACATTACACCTCTACCTTTTCAAGTAAAGGCTTGTGCTCTTCGCATTCTGCCATTGCTTCTTCATCTCGCCATGAACCCTCATTGCATTCAGAGCAGAATTGACCACAGTCATTCTCACAATACTCAACACAGTCATAAGATTGACATGCATAGCAACGAGTTTCATATTCTAGAATTGTTTTAACATCACCACGAAGAATTTCTAGTTCTCCGCCCCAACCTTGTTCCTCTTCATACTCCAGTGTAAGGAGAGAGTTAGGAACCAAGTTAGATAGTTTAGTTAAGATAGTTACTGCAGGTGACCAAGCAGTCTCGTACTTGTATACAAGCCAGTTGTCATGACCCTCTGACTTATACTCAAGTAACTCAGTATTTGGATATTCGTCATCATCACGAACTGCGACATCCCATTTGGTGCCCCAGTTGGAGTTGTTCCATGAATACCAATCCTTTTGAGTTTTAGCAAACTCAACAGACTTGCGGAACCAGTCAGGGTCATTCATATCTACACCACTACGGTCAGGCTGGCAGGCATACTCTTCATCAGTAATGCCTTCGTCCTTATACGAATGGATATTATGAAATGAAAATACAGGATTAGAATAACTTACCTGTGTGATTTTAGTCGGGAATCCAGATGAACTAATATCGCCCATTCCGAATGTCTCTTGCGCTAGTGTAAAAGGACGATTCAATCTTTCTTTAATTGAATCAATTTCCTCTTTAGGACCTTGTATGGTCAAAGTGTTATATACCCAATTTGGCATGGGGGCCTACCTTTCTTAGTAGTGGATATTTACTTTGTGAAAACTGTGCCTTGTGCTTCAGCCTTCTTAATCAATTCTACCTGCTCTTTGGAAAAACGTCCACGCTTGCCGACTTTTTGTCCAAGGGAAACTAGGTACTCTCGCTTTGTCATTTGCATCTCCTTTCTGTCTATATATTAATTATAGAAAATTCAGGGCGGATTGTCAAGAAATTTTAGAGGACTCGTCTACGATCTCGTAAGCCCAGTTAGTTAATGATTCTTTATTTGAATTGAAATGGTGACCGCAAAACATTAGCTCACCCGTAATACCTTTGCATAAATATAAAGCTTGGGCAGAACAACGGTCACATCTATCATTATTTGTTAACACATATTCCAGGGTTGTTTCAGTCATATCTTAATAATACAGGATTCCAGGGCATTTTTCAAGTTGTACGTAATGTCCATATTTTGAGACAGACCCGACCCGCCAGCTTTAGATAAGCATTTGTCTTTCTTCCCACTCTGCTAATGTTCGCACAACAAAATCTTTTCCTAAACTATAACAGAATTGAACTGCTTCCAAAAGATCGGTGGTAGTAAATAGCGGGGGATTCATAACATCTTCTTCATGTAATGAATAAACCTCAAACTCATCTACACCACCAGGGGAAACTGAGTATTCTACTTCAAGTATTTCAAGCATTGGTTTGTGATACATTATTCCTCTTCCTCTTCAAACATGGAATCTACCATGTACTCCCGATTTAACATCCATTCCATTACGTCGTCATGATGTTGTTCTGCTCCATACTCCAAAGAAAATCCATGTCCAGCCTCAACAGCCTCACATAGACAATCCCACATTTCATCTTCAGTTTTCTTCATGATAAATGTTTCATCTTCCATAAAGTTCTTGATAGTACTCCATGTCCATAGCCAAACTAATGATAGGCCTAGGTCAGTTGTATCTAGAATCTCTAAACATTTATTTAGTTTGTCTTTGTCTCCTGCCTTCATTCTCCTGCCTCCTTAGCACTAATAGCAAACGATAGGTCGTAGGTCATTTTATACATGTGGGAGTATGCGTCTAGCATGCCCTCCCAATATTTACGCTCCATAGAATCCATAGCGTCATCATAGTCAGTTTCTTCTTCAATCTTTACATAGTTAGAATATTCCTGCTCTGCTTCAAGCATAAGATTCTTGAGTTCCCCGTGCATTATGTCAATACCAGTGCAACCCAAATCAACTAGTTTCTGTAAGCGTGGTTCGATAGCCTCGGCTGATTCAATCATTGTTATCCTTTCTGTTCTTCTAGGATATCACGAGCAACTGACATTAGGTGGCGGGTAGCAATGGTTTGCCCTGAGATATTATTGAATTCAAAGTCTAACTCAATAAAGTCCTTAGAGTTCATATCCAATCGCTCCATTTGTTCTTCCAAAGATTCTAAATCTTGCAGAAGACTGACAAGATGTATATTCATATATTCTATTAGTTTTTCCATATATCTATCCTAACAGTTAACGGGGACAAATTCAACGAATATAGGTGTGACTTAGGCCACAAATATTTTGTAGATAACGTATATAACTATGGCACCTAGGCCCAAAAAACCTAGAATGCCTTTTCCAACAAGTTCTTTAAACTCTTTACTCATTTTATCTCCTAGCAAAATGGGCACGGGATAGCGACTAGTTCGTCTTTACCATTGTAAAAGTAATACTTTCCATTATAGCATTGTGTACACTGTTTATGTCTAGTGCTCATTGGACGTGCCCCTCGGCTAGTACACCTTGTAAAAAGCTGACCGTATCTTCTAGATCTGCACGTAACTGTGACTTATCAATTAAGTCTGACGGGTATCTAAGATAAAATAATTTAGAATCATGAACCGCATTAATCATACGTTCAACATCATCTGCAGTATAACCTAGCATGATAAGTAATACTCATCCTCTTCTGTATATCCGTAGTGCTCGTTGTATTGTTTCTTGATTTCAGGTGTAGCGAATTCAAAAAATCTCCATTCTGCATAAAGATTGCCTTCATCTAGATTAGAGTTATTCCAATCTTCAAATAGTTGCTCTTCGATATCTACTTGAATAGCACCTAAAATATGTTCTCCTATTCTATCTGAGAATAGGTCGTCTGTCATATCAGCCATTTCTTTTTCCTCTCTTGCGGTGTGAGACCACCGAATATGCCGAACTCTACTTTTTCATCAATAGCAAACTTAAGACACTCACCCTTTACAGAGCACGAGCCACAAATTTGTATTGCTCTATCCATTTTACCTTTAGCCTGCGAGAAAAACAAGTCATGCTGGTCCTCGCTGCAACTGGCTTCTAATTGCCAACTCATAATCTACCTTTCTATCCTTAATACAATACTACACCATGGGACTGACATCCTGCAAATTCCAGGGCATTTTTAACTTGTGACGTAATGATAAAATAAACAGTCAGACCCGCCCCGCAAAACTTGTTTTGTCAAATCAACACGCCGAGCTTTAGATCAAAAAAATAGGGGGCGCATTTCTGCGCCCCCGTAGCATTTTACAATGCGACAACCGCTTTGAGAATTTTATTTTTCTCTGCGGTGATAACAGGGTCAAAACCTGAAGCGGAAGCGGAAAGAGATTCCGTATTACCCTTACGAGCAGAACGGAAATAATCCAAACGCTCAGTTAGAGCATTTAGCGCACCCCACTTTGTGCCTTTGATTCCTGCGTTAGTTGGTGAGTTATGATAAAGTTCGTCAATCAAGACAACCTTATTTTCCCACTTCTTCAACGCACCCTTAGCGTCTTTTTCAGGCTTTGGGTAAAGATTACGGATAAGGTCAGAAAACTGCTTATCGGTAATAGAAGCCTGATAAAGTTCATTAGCCTGCTTTGAGAATTGGTCAAAGTAAGCAACAGATAAACCAAGAGCCTCACGAGCAGCGAGAATCTTTCCATCTGCGGTCTGCGTGTGGCGAATCTTGAAAGATTGCTTAGCAGATTTCATCGCAAGGTTTAGAGTGTTTTGGCAACGAACACGAACAGGTGTGATTGCTGCTTGAACAGCAACAGAACCATCGTGAGATGTCCAAACGATAAGATAAAGTTTTGTCTTATCAGCAACACCCTTTGGGTCAATGATTAGTTCATTTGGCAAAGACCAAGAACCATAAACAATGCGACCCTGCTTTAGAGAACCAGCAGAATCAACCTTTACATCAGGATTTCCATCGTGGAGATTTTCAGCGAATGAGAATAGTTCTTCATTCTGAACAACCTTATAGCGAGAACCGACAACAGATAGCACATCAGTAGCACCATCGGTCATTGGGTTATCACGAACAACAAGGAATGAATCAGTAATGAAATTGTGTTGTGGCGCAAGAGGCGCAACATCTTCAAGACGGACATTCCAGTTGGATAGTTTAGCACCATTCATTATGTCGGAGATTGAAACATCTCCTGAATCTGAATCGAACACCTTATTGGCAAAAGAGTGCCAAGCAGGATTTGAGCGGGAATCAACAAGAGCAAACGACACATCGCCGTTTTCTACTTCTTGCTTATGAGCGAGATTTGTAGCCATTTTTTTTCCTTTCTATTGGATACTTATCAAGTCTAGCATACATAGGTGGGCTATGTCTAGTTAGATTGGCAAACTAGGGCAATTCGGACATTTTTTAGTGGGCAAAATCACATCGTCGTAACTTGACAAGCGTGGTTTGGCGGGGCGGGCCTTGCAGCCAGCCTGGAAAGAAAGGTAACCAAGCTGACTGCATTCGAATGGACCGTGGCCCAATTGGGCCCCTGGACGTCTTCTGACGAGTCTACTATTTTTGTTTTGTACTCCGCATGATCATCCAGGGGAAATTTGGTGGGAATTCTTACTTAAGACATGTGGCGAGAACATTCCCGAAACTGCCACTGTTTCTATCGGCTATCGATTAGCCAATCTTTACCATTGCCCAGCGAAGTTGGTTGTTAGGTGTGCGTAGAGCAATCTTAGTTAGATTTGGTCTAACTGATACGATTTCCTCCAAGCGACCTGTGATACCTGACTTGCCAGTTGTGAATACATCACCCTTGCGATAGAAACTATCGCTGTTATTTCCGAATACTGGGGACATTCGTTTTTCCTTTCGTTTTGTTTGCTTATATTTAGTTTATCAGATTTGGTGGGGGAGGTCAAACACCCCTCCCCCATCAGGATTACAAGTATCTAGCGATAGCGTTGTAAGTTGAAGTGGAAACGACTTCCTCGTCGGTCATCTTGAGAATACGAATAGCGTTCTCAATTTCCTCTTTCTGCTCACGATAGTTCCACTCGTTCATTGTGGTGAAATCCTTTTTAGGTTCATCAGGTAGAACGATAGTTCCAGCAGGTAAGTTGAAATCAACATTTACCTCGTTGTTGTAGCGTTTAGAAGCAGTTAGGTTCTCTGCCTTTGAGATTTGAGCAAGTGCTAACTTACCCACTTCTTTAGCCCAAGCCTTACGAGCCTTTTCATACTTAGCCTCGTTTGCTTCTTGTGAAGCATACTCAGTTTCCAATTTAGCCAACGCACCCTCAAGTGCCTTGATTACTTTGGTTGTAGCGATTTTTACATTTATCGCCTTGCCGTTTCTTGCCATTTTTTTCCTTTCTTAGTTGGTATTACTATTCTATCAGACCACACCGACAGAATAAACTTGGTGAGCAGTTTAGCATTGACTTGCTCAGGTCAGTTTTATCTGATAAACTACTTGATAGTAGTCCAGCGAGTTTCGCCCTCTACATCAAGACGAACACGCACCGAGCCAGATGGGTTCTTTACGACTTCCTTTACAACGCCAGAAACTTTGCTCTGAGCAGTTGTAATGGTTTCACCGATTTTTGGTGTCTTAGCCATTTTTGCTTCCTTTCGTTTGTTGGTAATAATAGTTTAGCATTTCAGACCGACAGAGCGCAACTTAGAAATGGGTCAAATCGGACATTTTCTCAAAAACTTTTGTGGGAAAAATCACAGTGTCGTAATTTGACAAATCGCTTTATGCGGGGCGGGCCTCAGCTTTTCTTATATAGTAAATAAACTATAGCGGCGGGGACCAAGAAGATCCCAACAGATAAAGCTACAAATACGTAACCCAATTACTCCTGGTCCTCTTCTTTTAATTCTTCCAAGGAGTCGAGATATTCTTGTGCAGCTTGTTGTTGTTCTTCATTTCCTAAGTACAGGGCCATGTATGCATTGTATAGTTTCATTTTTCTCCTTATTTTTTAGTTGCGCTAAATCGAATATCTGCTTTACCATAAACGCATAGACCGCATGACACGCATGCGCTACCGTTAGTTGAAATCAACGGAATACGTTTTGCATTCTCAGGGCATTTTGCACCAGGCTTGCCAGTTAGTTCTTTCATTTTGTCTTCGGTGACAGCGAAAGTTTTTCCTAGATAAGCAAGGCGAATACCGTCATTTAGTTTTAGTTCATGAGCAATTTCTTTATTCTCATCATCAGTAGAATAATAGAGTGATAGGTTAGGAATATCTTTTAGAATTAGAGCAGCAGACTTTACACGAGTGTATACCCAAAATTGTACGTCGGGATGATTAGCAATAACAGCCTTCCATGCGTATGCGTAAGTGTCATTGAAGAAATCACCGTCCCAGTGGATACGGAATAATTTATCTGCAGACTTTTTCTCACAATCTGCAACAAAGTCAACAATCATCTCATCAATCAATAGAGACATTGTTTCCATATCTGCATTGCGTAGGAGTTCCCAGTTATGCAGCAGGACAGCCTTTACTCCCTTGTATACTCTTTCGAGTTTTCCTGCATAGCAAACGCTTTCACAAACACTAGTGGCACCAGGACACGAGAAGTCTTTTCCAGCAGGCAATCCAAAAGTGTTGGCAATTGTTGGGGTTTTTCCATTTCTTGAGACTGCATTTGCAACCTTTCTATCATTAGAGCGTTTTAGTTTCATGGGGCACCTTTCTTTCTTTATTTTATTCTACACCATAGGGGCGACATTTATGCTTGCGCTTGCGAGAATACGCCTTTTTATTTTTTACAGGCGTGGCTGCATTACTACGGCGCAACTCCATTAGTCGCCGTAATTCCTCAGTCGTTTTCTTTCTCATAATAAACTAGTCTAGCATAACCCACTGACATTCCACAAAATTTCGGCGTTTCTACTTAAAGCTCATAAATCGGACATTTGAGGCCCGCCGCTGTCGGGCGTGTCGTTGTCAAGTCGACACGCCGCAGCTTTTATGATTTAGATCACAATTCGCTTTCGATAATCCAATCCCACAAGTGGTGCCCGTCAATAATTGAATAAGCAGGTGCAGAATTTTTTCCACGCCAACTTACGCCTTCAGGCAAAGTTATTTCTTTATTGTGTTCGCCTTCGTTGTATGCGTCAATCGCTTCAATACAAACTGAAACCATTGAATACGGAACGGGCGGGTAATGATTAGAACGCAACTGAATAGTTATCTGTTGCTCCAAATCCAAATCCAATAGCCCACTTGATAGTTCGGTTGATAGATTACTTCCCATTTACTACTCCATTTCTGTAGAAATTCTTGGTATACATCTTACCACTAGGGTCTGATAAATTGTAGGTTGCGTATTCTTTAGCATCTCCAAAGTCCACGCATTTATTCCACGCATTTACTATTTCTAGCAAATCCGATGAGCGGGTTGTTGAAACCAATTCTCCGTCATAGGAGATAGTTAGCGAGTATAAGTAGTCCATTAGTCTTTCCAATCTAGTGCTAGGCAAGCACACTTAGTTATTTTTATTGTATCACCAATTCGGGATACTTGGGCGAGAGTATCGCATTTATCGCAGAGAAAAATTTCCATTAGAAAATTACCTCGCTTCCTTCCAAAACTAGGTTATGAGGATTACAATCGCAATACTCAAAGTCATAGTCTCCGTCTGGAGAAACCCAACCCATAAAACCTTTTCCATAGCAGGTATCACAAGCGAGTATGTTTTCAATTAGTCTTTTTATAGCAGACATTTTCTTTTCCTTTCTTTATAGAACAAGTCTAGCAGAAGCCTCCGACATTTAGTAGTCGGAAACCCTGACGGCAACTGTCGCCCATTGGTCTTGAAAAGATCCCGTAGGGCGGAAGCGAATAGCGAAGGCTTCATAGCCTTCAGATAAATAGACATCTTCACGCTTTTCCGCAAAGTTTATGATACCTCCGTTGAAACGACGGCGGAGAGAAGTAGGCGCATAGTATTGGTCTACTAGCAAATCTACAATTGAGTATGAACGCATTAGTTTTTCCTTTCTTTATACCTACAAGTTTACCAAAACCCACTGACATTTTTCAACCTACTCGTAAGTAATCTCATATTTTGATACGGCGTGTCGTGTGATAAATTTCACAAAAAAATCTGGAAATTCTGGCAAAACGGACATAATGCCGTAAATCGGACAAATCAGGCCCGCCGCTGTCGGGCGTGTCGGATTTAGTTGAAAATTAAACTATCTATTTTTTAGATCGTGTTTAAAATCTTTAATCGCTAAAATTAAAAGTGGAATTGTTACGCCAGCTAAAATTAATTGAACCAGCGTTGTTAAAATTCTATTTGTTGTCATTTTATTCTCCTAAAACTTCTTTAGAAATTTTTTCAAAACTTTCGATTTCTGAAATCATTTCTTTCATTTGGGTTTCTGATAAAATTGCTTCGCTTACCAAAGTAGCAACGAGAGCAGATAAATTTGCGGAATATTCAAAAATGATTTTAGCCATCATTTCGTCATCAACATCATTTCTATGAGTATAAATAAAGCCTGCCATTTTCATTATGTTTTCATCCATAACGGCTTTTTGTGTTGCGTCTTGAATTTTTAGAGCGGTGCTAATCATTATTTATTTTCCTTTACTTCTAGAACTTCGAAAGCGTCAAACTTAATTAATTCGCTATCAGGTAAATAGCGCAGGGATTTTTGTAAAGCAAAGATAGCGGATAGGTCGGTATCAGCCTCTACAACATACGAGATTAAAACATTTTTTTTCATTATTCAATTTCTCCAATTTCTCTTTCTAACATTTTAATTATTTGCTTAGCATTTTTTTCTGAAACGAAAACCGACATTGTGCCGATTTGTCGAGCCATTGAGGTCGTGCTATTTGATGAACTATTAGGAAATCTTTTTTCCTCTAGTTGCTTGAATAAATCGCTGATTTTATTTAGTGTAGAAAGTTCCATTTTATTTTCCCTTTCCTTTTAGAACACCACGAACACCGAGCAAGTCGCAATCAAACTTGACGGAAATACCGACAGGGAGTTGATTTGGATAAGTGTTGATGAATTGAGCAACCGCACCTTTAGAAGGTAGGTTGATTTTGGATACTGAACCATTGAAGGTTTCTAGTCTAATCGTGTAAGTCATTTTGACTTCCTTTCTTTATTTTATGGATACAATTTTAGCATTGGGGGCTGACATTTTGGGGGATTTAGCCCCTAGTGTCGGTGTGAGATACCTCACATTTTAGTCATGAATACAATTACTTTCAATTTCATGACCGAATTCGTCTACGAGTTCCTCGTAGATTTCATCTAGATAATCAAGATAATCTGACATTAGGAAATCCTTTCTCCATAGTATTTTTCAAAATCCTCAACGGACATTACGCCTTTATACTCTAGGCAATTCCAGCAAAACTTAGCGTCATTATCTAAGTCAATTTCGCAGAAGCAACAAATTTTCATTTAGTTATCCTTTCTTTTTTCTATGCCACAATTCTAGCAGGGGGGACTGACATTTTCCCGCCGAAAATAGGTATAAATCGGACATTGTGAGCCACATCACATGTGTTGTGCGTCACATTGTGTTAGAAATCACAAAAATTTCCAGCGTTTTTACGGCGTGTCGTATTGACAAAGTTATCCACAGGGCCGCCGCTGTCGGGCGTGTCGCAGCTAGCGATGCGTATGGGATTTGAACCCATGATCTCTACAGTGACAGTGTAGTGATTTAACCACTAATCTAACGCACCAAAAATTATTTTATTTTTTCTAAAATATTTTCTAATTCTTTTAACTCTTCTAAAGTTAAATGGTCTAATTGAATTGCATTTTCAAATCCAAAAACATCTTTAGTCAAGGTAGATACCACCTCTCACATTTTTATGATTGAAACACACATTTCCTTTTGGAATTGGTGTATGACATTTGAAGCACAACATTTGCACGGGAGCATTTGTTATGATTGCTAATTCCAAATCTAGTTTTGTAGATTGTGAAGCATTTTCTAATGATACCCAACCAGCACCATTTTCGTTCATTTCGAATATTTCTAATGTAGCCATTTTAGACCACCTTTCTTTGAGATAACCTTTATCTCATCTTGATACCTAGTATCCTACCATAGACCACTGACATTTACTGACCAGTAATCGGATAAATCGGACATTTTGTTTTGTGATTTACACCACATTTTGGGGCTCTCTTAAATCGAACATCTGTTCGAAAGGCCCGCCGCTGTCGGGCGTGTCGCAGATTTGTCAAGGCGACACGCCGATCAGTTTTGTGAGTTATCTCACCAGCCCTTTTTTACTGCCTCAAAAAATCGAGGGCGGGAAAATCTAGGATTATCCTTTGCGAAATAATCAGAGAAATCAGAAGCCATCTCTAAAATTAGTTCGGGATTTTCTGGATATGCTTGATTTAGAATATCCGCAGCGGTGATGTAGTCTTTTCTAGTCATCATTTTATTTTACTCTTTTACGAAATAATTTTATTTCATTACGCTTTAGAATTTTATTTACGAAATAGATTACTACAAGAGAGCCAAGAAAACCCCAAGTAAAATCTAGCGCAAGAAAATCAGAGTAAAAACCAAAACCCCATTTTGAGAATTCGATTTGTATTTCCATTTTTTAGTTTTCCTTTCGTTAGTTCTGTTCGATTTTGCTAATATACGCCTCAAACTTTGGTTTAGTGTCTGTTGCGTTTAGTTCTTTTATTGTATCAGCGACCTCCGACATTTTAGAGGCGGTGAATCCTGAGCCCTTGATAATAGAGCCCTGCCATATTGAGTAAGTGATTTTCATTATTACTCACCTACCTTTACCGCTATTGTGCGATAAGAATAACCGCCATTAGCATTACGGATTTCTACTAAGTAGGAATCGCAACCCTCATACCATACACCTTTAGGGTGAGGCTCGGCTGAGATTATTTCACCTGTTAGGCTATTTGAGCGATAGGTTTTACCTACTAATAGGTTTTCGATTGAATATACATTTGCGGACATTTTGTCCCCTTTCTTTAGGTTCTTATTTATTTATTTGTATATGTAAATACTATCAGATACTCCCGACAATATCAAGGCGACACGCCGAGAGCTGGATGTGATTTATATCACGCCTGGCATAAGCCACTAGTGGCTTTCCAAGATGACCAACCGCTAAGGCGGTCTTCATCATCTACCCAAAAGGCAGATATATCTAAACCGCATTTTGAGCAGGTGGCAAAACGCTCCCACCCATCGGATACGATAGAAGATGAAACGGCGGAATGAGTAGAGAAACCCATTTTAGTTAGTAGAGTTTGTTCATTCATTGAATTACTCCCAACTTCTAGTAGTAGCGAATACTACACGCTTGCTAGGCTTGTAGTTTTCTAATTCTTTTAGATTACATTCAAGGATGTAGTTATCCTTTTCTACTAGGTCAAGATATGACCAAGCCTTTTGTTCGGTATCGAACACGACACCTAGACAAGTGCCGAACACATTACTTTCGGACTTTGATTGAATTTTATAACTTAGTGAAAACATTTTGTTTTCCTTTCTTTGTTGATAACCTTTATCAACTTTCTATGACTAAAGTCTAGCAGAGGGGTCTGACATTTTCAAGGGGACAACACGGATAAATCGGACATTTTGAAAAAAAACTTTGTGACCTTGCTCACAAATCTGTGCTCGCTATTAGGACAAATCGGACATCGCAAAATGCTGCATCATACAAATTAAAAATTTACTAACATTTTGGTAAATATGGAAAGGGTGGGGGGATTTTCAAAATAGGATCCCATAGCTATATACGAAAACACCTTTGTAAAATTTAAAATTTTATTAACAAAATACCAATATATAAATAAACAGGGCATATAGAGTATTTTGCTAATAATGACTATATAACTTATAATTGATTATCTACGTCTAATAAATTAGGAGGACGGGATATGACAAAACAGCAATATCTAGCTGATACGCTACAAAAGCTTATACAGTCAGGTAAGTATTTTAATAATGGATCAATAAATTTCGACGGGATAGCAAGAGAAATTCTCCTTGCCCTAGATGACTTTATTCCAGAGTAATATCTATAGTAGTCTTATTAAGCTCTTCTTGAGTCCAAAGTCCTACTTTGGAATCTCCCATATAACCCTTAGCCATACCTTTAGCTACCATTTGGTCATTGATCGAAATATCGCTATTGATATATATCTTACCTAGGTATCTACCGTACTTATCTGGTTTAAAGACTTCGAGTTTTACGAGCTTCCCCGCCAAAAGTTGGGTAAGGTATGCCTTGGTAGCTTTGCCATAGGGAGTATTCTTTTCGGCTGTATCTACCCCTACAAGGCGAATACGCTCTGATCTCCATACCTTAAAGCCAAGATCGATAAAAACATCTACAGTGTCGCCATCGACGACATTTTCAATTTTAGTGTAATAAGTATACATTAGAATATGCCCTTCCAGAATTTATCCATATTTTCATTATCGGTGTTATCATTTTCGGCATTCACTAATCCATCTGGAATAGCAGCCAATCTACATAATCCATTTTCTTCTACCTTAAAGGATAAAATTTTACATCCTAGCTCTGACATCCCCTGCATTTCTACATGGAAGGAGCAGTTTCCGCATTTTACTCCAATGGAGGCATTTTCATTATTAGAGCCATCTTCATATCCGACCCAGACAGATCCGCTGCCCTTATCGAAAGGTCCAAATTTATCTACTACTGAAAGCAAGGCATCGTGGTAGGCTTTCTCTACGGGGGTTAATTGATCGTATAGGTTCATATAGCTATTATACGGCATATTTATTGGGGGTGTCATATTTTCGGCGCACTGATCACTCCATATGATATTATGATTATATGAGTAGAAATAAAAAAAATGATGGTAGATGTGATAGGGAAGATGGCCCAGACTGGCTAGACCTCTATCCAGATGATATAATATAGTTGGCACTCTGCTTCGGGGAGTGCTAATTTAAACTCGCTTAATAAAGGAGCAAAAATGGTAAATTACAATAACTCAATGGTCAGCATTTATGACCCATTCAAGTTCGTAGATCAGTTATGGAATCAAACATGGACTACTACGGCAACATCATGGCAGGATTCATACCCGCCATTTAATATCAGAGAAATCGATGAGGATACTCGTGTCCTTGAACTAGCTACCGCTGGTTTTGCAAAGGACGAGCTAACCATCAAGATCGAAGACGATGTTGTAACTATCTCAGGAGAAAAAGAAAAGCAGGAAGAAGAGCCAAAGTACCTACATAAGGGTATTGCAACTCGGAAGTTTGCTAAAACTATTACTCTTTGGGAGTATTGGGAAGTAGATTCTGCTGACTACAATGATGGAATTCTCTATGTAGTTCTAAAAAGAGAAATTCCAGAAGAGAAAAAGCCTAGACAAATTAAAATAAAATAGGCTATAATTAATATGTGCACCGCCGTGTTACTTTCCGTTCTACCTTTCTTGCGGATAGCTTAGTGCGGGCATAAGGGCCCTGAGCATGGCCATGTAAACTGCTCATTTTTTATTTATCTGATACAATATATAATATCCATTGAGGATATTAGAAGGAGAAAACATATATGTCAATCAATAAAGCAATGCTAGATTCATATGCACGTAACCTTGCTGGTCAAGTAGTAGGTGCTATTGTAATCGTAATGCAAACAGCTAATGTCGGATCACCAGTTGATTTTGGTGCATCTGAATGGTTACTAGTAGCAAATGCTCTTTGGTCATCTGCCGTTCCAACATTAATCCGTTGGGCGAATAAGAAGGACCCAGCATTTGGTCGTGTAGCAACATCAGTTGCTGCAGAAGCAACAAAGAAACTACAGACAGCAGCGTCTACATCAGCAGCTAAGAAAACAGCATCTAAGAAGACGGTGAAGTAGTAGTGGCAACAAAGGGATCTTTAGAAGCAATTATTGAAATTGCTAAAAAGGAAGTTGGGACTATTGAAGGTCCTAAAGACAACGAGACAAAGTATGGAAAGTGGACAGGTGCAAACTTTCTTCCATGGTGCCAATCATTTGTTTCTTGGTGTGCATTTACTTCTGGACTAGATCCAAAGAAGTACCCTAAAACTGCTGCAACAATTGCAGCGTCTGATTGGTTTAAGAAAAATAATCGTTGGGCAGATGCTCGTAACGATGATCCTACTCCAGGAGACTGGATTTATTTCGATTTCCCAGATGATGGAGTAAATCGTATTTCACACGTAGGTCTTTGTATTAAAAATAATGGCGATGGAACAATCCAAGTCATTGAAGGAAATACTTCAGGAACTGCTAAAGGGGATCAGCGTAACGGTGGTATGTGCGTAGAGAAAACTCGTGCATATGTAAAGAATAACAAGAAGAAGCTAATTAATGCTGTAGTTGGTTGGGGTCGTCCAGTATATGCTGGCGAAGAAAACCTACCGCTATTGTCTAAGGTTGGATCTTCTGATACTTCTGCAACACCTGCTAAACCAGCTAAACCAGCAGCACCTGCTGCGCCAAAGGAGTTTGTTAATCTAAAAGTTGGATCTAAAGGACAAAAAGTAAAAGTTGTTCAAGCGGCTCTAAAACTTAAGGATGACGGAGACTTTGGTCCAGTAACAGAAAAGGCTGTAAAAGCATTTCAGAAGGCCAAAGGTCTTCCAGAGACTGGTATTGTTGATCAAAAAACATTCAAGGCTCTAAAGGGCTAATAAGCTCTAAAAAATAATCCCCTAGGAGAAATCCTGGGGGATTATTTTTTAATATTCTTCTTCTTCGAAGTCATCTTCAAACTCTTCTTCCTTCTCGTAACTAACATCTAACACTTCTGTGTTTTCAGCAGAACCGATTAGGTCAAAAGAGTCGACTATGGCCTCTATGTTGTCATACTTATTAATATCCACTTCCAGATTCAATGTGACAAAATATTTAGGCATCTTCATCCTCCACTAATGATGGCGGTGGTGTGAGAATCTTTCCTTCTGCATGTAGATTTCTAATCTCTAATGCTTCTTCACCTTTACCAACACCATCTGCTATTATCATAAGCATATCATACACCCTTGATAGTTGTATATAGATTCCAAGTAAGATGTTGTCGTTTTCTTCAGCCATTTAATTCCCGTTCCATTGTTCTATATGTGTCCATTCCTACATACACTCTATCACTACATTCTAGACAAAAAAGATATACTCCGTCGTCGTCAAAACCAGCAAGTAGCTTGACACCGCAAGAAACATTATGGGAAAAGTCTGTGCGAGTATCAAGCCATTGCCTTACGACTCTGATATCAATTACCCCAGTGTTATCTATTGTCATAGATTAACTGTATCATTTTATTTTACCGAATGTCAAGGTTATGCTTCGACAGGTATTTTATAAGGGGTTAGATCCACTTTCGGGAAGTTAAGTACCCATGTTTTGGCTTTCTGGATTGAATTGACCCATGAGGACCAATTTTCTCCACCCTTAGACATATGAAATGCAATTTCTGCATTGGTAACTGGATTTAGCAACTCCTTATTGCTCTCAAGCCCGAACTTCTCTCGACGCTCTGGCCCTAGGCTTCCAATCATGTTGATTTGGAATATGCCATAAGAACTGTCTCCAGTTTTTGTATTACCATTATATGCCACGGGGCGGCCATTAGACTCCGTTTTAGCGATAGCCCAGGCCTTCTTAAGCTCATTACCCTCAAAGCCTACTAAATATAATAAAATAGCAAGGTCTTCATCGGTTAACTTCTTAGCCTTTTTAAATTGCTCAAGCTTATTAGTTCTAGCTTTCACAATTTCCATGGTTTTCTTTAAAGATTCAAGATACTCTTGATATTCCTTAGTAGTCTTTAAATCTTCTAAGTTACTTACCTTTTTTAACGGTTCTTTTGTATATTTACTAAAATCTATACTAGGAGTAATATTAATTCCTAATATAAATACTAATAAATAACTAAGTAACCTAATACTTAGGTTTTTACTCATATTATTATAATAACCTCTTTCTTGTACCTTGTCAAGACTTTTTTTTAAAAAATCTTTGTGATATACTGAAAATATTCTGAAGCGAAAGGTAATACCCCTTGCATATAAGTTTTTTCTCGTCTGAGTCTGGATTTAACTCCACCGTTGGATACGGCCAGGCGGGAATCGGAATAGTCTCCTCACTCCAAAAATTAGGGCATCTCGTCACTTTGAATAACGAAGATGCCGATCTTCAGCTTAATTTTGTTCAACCTACATACTATAAGTTCAACAACCCTACTCAATATACTATCGGATATACACCCTGGGAGTCAACTGTTTTGCCTATGTATTGGCTAGAAAATATGAATAAATGTGATGAGGTGTGGGCTACATCAGCAATGACTGCTAAGTTCTTTATAGATGCTGGTGTAGAAAAACCTATTAAAGTTTATCGTCACGGAATACATGATGTTTGGAAGAAGCCTAAAGTAAGAAAGCCTGGATCAAAGTTTAGATTTTTACACATTGGAGAACCTGCCCCTAGAAAAGGCGGAGAGTTAGTAATTCAAGCTTTTATAGAATTATTTGGAAATGACCCCCAATATGAATTAACATTAAAATGTCATAATGCTAATACGATTAGATATAAAGACATGTTTGGAAACCATATGGATATAAAATCACAATATCCCAATATTAAGTTTGTTGTAAATGAAATGACCGATGAAGGTCTAGTAATGTTAATGCATCAACATGACTGTCTTGTATATCCTAGCTATGGAGAGGGTTTTGGATTTATCCCGCTTCAAGCAATGGCTACAGCAATGCCAACCATTTGCACATCCGCCTGGGCTCCATATGCAGATCTTATAACTCTAAAGCTAGAGTCAACACTTGGGGACTCACCTTGGCCTTTAATGCATCCTGGAAAAGTTTTCTTCCCAAATAAAGACCACTTAAAGACTTTAATGTTAGACGCAGTATCAAACTTTGAGAAACACAGTGCAGTTGCACTAAAGAATACTACAAAAATTTATGATCAGTTTAATTGGGACACACTTACCGAAAAAGCTTTTTCCCATTTAAAAAACATTGCATAAACACTTCCGCACTTGTAAAAGCTTGTGGTAAGATTGTATTCCAACAAAAATTTAAAAGTGCCAGGGGGCACTAGAAGGAGTTTTCATAAAATGTCGTTACCATCACCATATCAGGAGTTTATTGCTTTATCTCGCTATGCAAGATATATAGAGTCCGAGAATCGTAGAGAAACCTGGGGTGAGACAGTAGATAGATATTTTGCATTTGTTACAAATCACTTAGGTAAAAATCACGGATATACTCCAGACGAAAAACTACTTAAAGAACTTCGTAATGCAGTTTACAATTTAGATATCATGCCATCAATGAGATCTGTCATGACTGCAGGTGCTGCACTAGAAAGAGATAATGTTGCAGGCTATAACTGTTCGTTTGTTCCAGTTGATTCTCCAAGATCATTTGATGAAACAATGTATATCTTGATGTGTGGAACAGGTGTAGGATTCTCTGTTGAGTATAAATACATTAATAAACTTCCTGCTGTCCCCGAAAAATTAGAAAAGACTACAACCACAATAGTTGTAGAAGATTCCAAGCAGGGATGGGCAAAGGCATACAAGGAACTTCTTGCAATGCTTTGGGCAGGACAGATTCCAGTAATTGATGTTTCTAGACTTCGCCCAGCTGGTGCACGTCTTAAGACAATGGGTGGTCGTTCTTCAGGACCTCAACCGCTAGTAAATCTTTTTGACTTTACAATTGCAAAGTTTAAGAATGCAGTTGGTCGTCAACTAAAGCCAATCGAATGTCATGACATCATGTGCAAGATTGGTGAGATTGTTGTTGTAGGTGGTGTTCGTCGTTCTGCAATGATTTCACTTTCTAATATCAATGATATTGAAATGGCACAAGCAAAAACTGGAAACTGGTGGGAGAATAATTCTCAACGTGCTTTGTCTAACAACTCTGTTGCATATTCTCGTAAGCCAGAGATGGAACAATTTATAGCAGAATGGAAAAACTTATATGACTCAAAATCAGGAGAGCGTGGTATATACAATGTGGCAGCTGCTCAAAAGCAGGCAGCCAGATGGGGGCGTAGAGATCCAGAAATCCACTACGGAACTAACCCATGCTCAGAAATTATCCTTAGACCTTATCAATTTTGTAATCTATCCGAAGTTGTAATTCGTGAAAATGACACTAAGGAAACAATTGCAAACAAGGTTCGTCTAGCCACAGTTCTTGGAACATGGCAGTCAACACTTACAGACTTTAAGTATCTTCGTAAAATATGGAAAGATAATACAGAAGAAGAAAGACTACTAGGAGTATCTTTAACAGGACAATTTGGTCACAAGTTTATGTCTGGAAAAGAAGACCTTAAAGACCTTTCTGACTTCTTGGCCCGTCTTCGTGATTATGCAAGAGAGACTAATAAGGAAGAAGCAGCAAAGCTTTCTATTCCTGAGTCCGCAGCTATTACATGCGTTAAGCCTTCAGGTACAGTATCACAGTTGGTTGGGGTATCTTCAGGAATGCACCCATGGCACTCAGAATACTATATCCGTACAGTACGTGCAGACAATAAAGATCCATTAACAGAATTGATGAAGGCATACGAGGTTCCAAATGAACCAGACTTTATGAAGCCAGACTCAACAACTGTATTTTCATTCCCAGTAAAAGCACCAGAGGGTGCAATTGTTAGAAATGACCTTACTGCTATTGACCATTTAAATACATGGTTGGTATATCAGAGAGAATGGTGTGAGCATAAGCCTTCAATTACCGTATCTGTTCGTGATGATGAATGGATGGCTGTAGGGGCATGGGTATACGACCATTTTGACGAGGTATCTGGAATTTCATTTTTACCGTATTCAGATCATACCTATAAGCAGGCTCCGTATCAAGAAGTAACCGAACTGGAATACCTAGAGCTCTTGGCCAAGATGCCTTCAGCAATTAATTGGTCAGATTTGTCTTTCTATGAAAAAGAAGATATGACTTCTGGTAGCCAGACCTTTGCCTGCAGCGCAGATAATTGCGAAGTAGTAGACCTAACTACCACATCAGCATAGAACGGCTTTTGTGATAAAATTGAATTAATCTGGAGGGATTAATTAATGGCTGGTATTAAAAATTTTAAAGTAGATCAATCTACTAACTTTACCTTTACCCTTATTTATAAAGATCCCGACGGAGATCCAATTGATTTAACACAATATCGTGTATTTATGGATATCAAATCTGCACCAGGTTCAAAGAAAGTATTAGCTTCTTTGACTCAAGGTAATGGCATTACTGTTACTCCCCTCCAGGGAAAAATTGAAGTAAATGCAGCTCCAGATAAAACATCAAAGTTTGCTTATCCAAAATCAGCATATGATTTAGTTGTTGAACATATACCAACAGGTCAACTAACAAGACTTGTAGAAGGATGGTTAGAAGTTTCTAGGGCGGTGACGGTAGTTTAATGGTAAATTATATTGATAATTCTAATATCATTGATATTACCACAGTAGATAATGATGTAATCATTTCTGATACTGGTCAACCAGGTCCTAGAGGTAAATCAATATTAAGTGGTACCCAAACACCTACATCAACATTTCCATCAGAAGCAGTAGAAGGAGATTTCTACCTAAAGCTTCCAGAGTATCTGATGTATGGTCCAAGAACCTATTCAGGTAGCTGGGGTACTCCAGTTGATCTATTTACCCTACCAGAGTCAGTATATGCTTTTGAGCAGCTAATCTCTTCAACAACATGGACAATTCCAGTTTCAATGCATAAATTGGCCTTTAAGCCAAACGTTACTGTGGTAGATAATAATGGAAACCAAGTGGAAGGGCATGTCCAGTACCAGAATGACAATACTGTTATAATTAGTTTTGCGGCAGAGTTTTCTGGGAAGGCATATCTGTCGTAATTTAAAAACCTAGGAGTTATACAAAGTGGCACGTAAATTTTTAACCCCGATTGATATGACGGGTCTGGAGATTCAAAAGCTTCGCATTGAAAATGCACTTTCGAATCCAACAGTAGCGTCAGGTTCAGAATCGGTATTTAAGGGTAGAGTATTCTTCAATACTACTACAAATAAGCTTTATTATTATAATGGAACTAACTGGCAAGCAACTGGTCTTGTCTCAATTACTCTTGGCGGCGACCTTTCAGGAACCGCAACAACAGATACAGATGGAAATGTAACACTTAATGCCACAATTAATGCAAACTCCATCGACCTAGGTACAGATACAACTGGTAACTATGTAGCAACAGTAGCGTCTTCTGGCGGTACAATTACAGTAACTGGTTCAGGATCTGAAACAGCTGCAGTTAACGTTGACCTTCCCAACACAGGCGTTACAGCAGGTTCATATGGATCACAAACAGCGATCCCAACATTTACAGTAGATGCACAAGGTCGTTTGACCGCAGCAGGAACTGTAACAGTAGCAACATCACTTTCAATCGCAGGTGACACTGGAACAGATACAGTAAATCTTCTTACTGACACTCTAACAGTATCTGGTGGAGAAGGAATCGATGTTGCTGTAACAAACAATACAATTACAGTAGCTGCAGAAGATGCAACTTATACTAATAAGGGTGTTGCTTCATTCGATTCAACAGACTTTACAGTAACATCTGGTGCGGTTACAATCAAGAACGTAAACCTTGGAACACAAACCACAGGTGATTATGTAGCTAACATTACTGGAACCACAGGTGAGGTAACAGTAACTCCAACTTCTGGAGAAGGCACAAGCGTAACAATTGGCTTGCCAGATAATGTAAACATTACTGGAGACCTACAAGTTGGCGGAAACCTAAACGTAGTAGGTACAGTAAACTCTGTAAACACTACAGAAATCAACATTGTTGATAACAAGGTAAACCTTAATTCTAATGTTACTGGAACACCAGTAGCAAATGCAGGACTTCGTGTAGAGCGTGGAACAGAAACAGATGTTGAAATTCTGTGGGACGAAACAGCAGACACATGGACAATTTCTGATGGCGGATCTACATATTATGGATTAGCAAAGAAGTTCGTAGCAACAATCGGTGACGGAGCAGCAACATCATTTGAAGTAAGCCATGGAATGGATACATATGATGTACAAGTTCAGGTTTACGACGCTGCTACTTACGAAAACGTAGAATGTGGAATTTCAAGACCTACTCAGGCAAAAGTAGCACTAACATTTGCAGTAGCACCAGCTTCAGGAGCATACAAGGTAGTAATAGTAGGCTAAGGGGGAAATAAATGTCTTCTATAAAGAGATTAGTTCCCTTAAATGCAGTTTCATTAGCATCTAATCCAACCAATCCAAAACTTGGTGATTTTTATTTAAACACCACTACAAATAATTTTAGAGTTTATACCGCCACAGGCTGGGTCGAAGTTGGATCTGGCGGCGGAGCAGCAGTACACATTGGGTCAAACCCACCAACATCACAAACAGAAGGCGATCTTTGGTTTAATAACGTAGATCCACATTTCTATACTTATGATGGAACATATTGGGTAGAAGTTTCGCTTGGACCTGTTGGACCTTCTGGCCCTGGTCTTCCAACTGGCGGTACAGTTGGGCAGGTTCCAGCAAAATCTTCAACAAATGATTATGATACAACTTGGGTAACACCATATTCATCAACTAGTTTTGCCTCTGATTTTCTAGCTAGAACTACAGATTCATTATCTGAAGGCACAAATAATAGATACTTTACCAATCAAAGAGCCATAGATGCCACTGCAACAGCCGTTGCTGGGGCTATAACAACCGCAAATGCTTATACTGACACAAGAGTAACAAATCTTATAGATTCAGCTCCTGGAGCCCTAGATACGCTTAATGAAATTGCAGCGGCTATTGGAGATAATGCAGATTTTGCTACTTCAGTGTATAATGAAATCAATGCAACAAAAGCTTCCGTTTTGGACACTGAAATTGGTATAATTATGGGAGCATTGTAGGAGATTATGGCAAATACACCAGTACAGTTTTTCAGGGGAGCAGCAAATACAACATCAACATTGTTGTATACCGTTCCCGCAAACAAGACTGCCATCGTAACCAATATCTCTATTACAAATACAGGAGCTTCAGCAACTACCGCAACAATTCTATTTGACGGCGTAGAGTATCTAGACGAAATTGCTGTTAGCGCAAACGACACCATGATCCTTGACATGCGTACTGTGCTTGCACAGAATCTGCAAATTACAGGACTAGCTTCTACAGCTGGTGTTAAATTTCATATTTCAGGTGTAATAACACCATGAGTATAAGAGTGGCTAGCTCGTCAACAATTGTTACTTCTACCGCTCCAGCCTCAGCAATTCCAGTCGGAACAGCAGAAGAAAGACCACAGAATCCTTCACACGGGGACCTGTATTTTAATACCACTCATGATACACTTGAGCAGTACACAAAAGGTGGCTGGCAAAAAATGGGTTACCAAATAGCCATGGCACTAAAAATGAATAAAATGGAGTTGATGTAATGCCTGATTATACTTCGTTAGCGAATGAAATTACCGCTATCAAGTCGGAGATCGCTGCAAGCGTAGGTACTTCTACCTATACCGCACAAGATCTAGTCTACCTTGCATCAGCACTACAAACTTTGGGCGGGATGCTCGGAGTAAATGACATTGTAGCAGCTACAGCAGATAAAATTACTGAAGTTAATACAGCTAAGACTACAGCTTTGGCTAACCTCGAAACAAAGAGAGTTAACTCATTAGCTGACGTAAATGCTGACAGAGCAACAGCATTGGCAGATATTGATTCTGCTAAAACAAGTGCTCTAAATCAAATTACTGGCGCATCAACAAATTTCAATGTGCTATTCATAGGGAGCATGATTTAATATGGCAATTCATTATAAGGTTTTAGGGCAAGCAGTACCATCTGCTAATGCCACATGGACACAGCTATACGCTGTTCCAACAGGTAAGGAGGCAGTATGCTCATCTCTTACCGTAGCAAATTTAACAGCAGACGACATTTTATATCGTGTGCGTGTTCGTGTAGCTGGCGAAGCAGCAGCAAACAAGCAAACTCTTGTTTATGACACAGCAGCAGCTGGCGGTGTCTCACAGGCACTACAACTCTCTATGACAGTATCAGCAGGCGATATCGTTGAAGTTTATGCAGCCTCAACATCAATCGCATTCAATCTATTCGGATCGGAGCTTGATGCATAATGCCAGGATTTAACACACTACCAGCCGTCGGAGGTGGCGGGGGCCAGGCTAATATGACATATGTAGCATCTATTCATATGTCTACATACAATCGTTCATGGGCTCAAGGTGGAACTCCAGGATACTATGCTCTTTATTCAACAAATCAGGAAAATGGATACGCCTATTTTGTTGGAGCAACTACAACAGGAGTAGCTTTAAACAGACTTGCAAATATTTCTCATAGCTTTACAAGGATTGATATTATAGCACCTCAAAATGACATGGTTTCTTTGTATAAAGCAAAAGTTAAGGCAACAACAGAGTTTCCAAACGCCTTTGCAAACTTTTCATCATTTCCATCAATAATCTCATCATCAGGAAACTTTGTTTTACCTAACAATGCTTTACCACTAGTAAACGTAATGCTTGTCGGTGGTGGAGGAGGATCTGGTGGAGACCATCATGGCGGCGGAGGTGGCGGTGGCGGTGGAGTTGTAAAGCTTACAGCTTATCAAGCAGTCGGTACAACTTCTGTAACTGTAGGTGCTCAAACAAATGGAAGAAATAATGGAAATCCTACATATTTTGGAAATGTTTATGCTTTAGGTGGAGGTTATGGAAATCACCATGGTGGAAATGGTCATTCTGGTGCAAATGGTGGTGGCGCAGGTGCACATAATAGCCAATTCTCTGGTGGTTCTGGAATAACACAAACTTCATCAACAGGTTTAGGAACAGCAGGTTCTCCCGTATATCACGGAGGTTTTGCTGGAGGAAATTCTACTGGAGGAAATAGTCATAACAGTAGAGGCGGCGGCGGCGGTGGAGCAGGCGGTGCTGGAGGAAATGGTGCTGACGGCAGCGGAGGCAATGGAGGTCTAGCCCATAACTCTGACATAACTGGAACAAACTTATCTTATGCTGGTGGAGGTCGTGGTGCTGGTCACCATAATGGAAGCGGATCAGAACAATACACTGCAGGATTCTCTGGTTACGGATTTGGTGGAAGATCAGGTGGACATAGTCATGATTCAGGCGGCGGAAATAATAATCCTTATAGATCAGATCAAGGAGTTGTTATAGTGAGGTACTATATACCATGAAAAACTTTGCAAAAATTAATTCAGAAAATATTGTTGAATCAGTAATAGTAGCAGTTCCATCTCTTATCGATGAGATAGAAGGAATCTATGTTGAAGTTACAGAAGAAACTGGATGGGCTGGACCAGGATCACTTTATTCTAAAGAAAAAAATAAGTTTATTATATCCAGGCCATTTGATTCGTGGACTCTAGATGAAGAATCTTTTGAATGGACTCCACCAAAAGAAAAGCCTGCTAGTGGAAAATGGGCCTGGAGCGAACAAGAACAAGATTGGCTTGAAGTTTCTTAATAGGAGGAAATAAATGGCAGTAACCTTAGATCTAGTATCTAAAAACTCCTTACCCGCACTAGGCGGTACTTTGACGTTTAAGGCCCCATCTACATCAACACAAATCAAACAAAGAATATTTATTCTTAACGTAGGTATGCTTGTAAATGCTGGTATTTATAACCTAACATTTACAGGAGCAAATCCTACAAATGTTGCCTATATTAATATTTTAGATGGCGACGGAAACGTAATTGACGAGTCTTTTGAAAACCCAGACCTAACTACTACATTTAACTTTAACCCATCAAAGCAATGGGCAAAGATAATTCTTGTTAGCGATAGCGATTATATCTACTGGCCAGCAAACTCAAATGCTACAGTAGCTTCTGGTCTTAGTTCAAATACTAATACTACACCAAGCATTACTATTCCTACAACCCCAGCAACTCAGCTAACAAATACTATTACAACAAGAAATGTTGGCGGGACTGACTATGCATGGACATACCCTACATATAATGTATCTACAAATGCTTACTATGCTGGTAAGGTAGTAAACTGCTCAACATTTGCTTCACAAGATTTATATTCAAATAACTATCGTGGTGCTTCATTTGCACATGATTATGTAAACAATAAAGTTTATGTCATTGGCGGCGGCGTATACAATTCAAGCGGTGGAGTTCAATCTCATAGCCAGACAATGTATACAACATTTATTGAAAAAGATATGTCAACACATTCATTTACTCAAACAGCAAAGGCTGCATACCCAGACTCATTAAATACAATGAATATTCTTATGGCTGCTCCTGGAGACGGAAATGTCTACACATTTGGACAGCACTATTTAGAAACATCAAATGTTCCTACATCTCATTACTATGGAAATCTAGCCTATAAGTGGAATGGTACTACAAATACATGGTCTCCAATTGCTAAGATGAATGGGTTCCCGTCAGTTTCTGCAGACGAAACATTTATCTTTACCTATCAGGGTAAGGTTTATATTTCAGGTGCTCGTTATACAGCAGTAGATAAGGGATCAAGAGTCTTATTTGACTACTGGTTTGGATATTACGACCCAGCAACTAACTCATATACAACTATTAAGAACTTTAAGACCGTCGGGCTCTCAGAGGGACCATCATTTACTACCCTCGGACACATGAATGGTAGAACATACCACGAAGATGCCACACACTTGTATGATAAGTTTAATAACAAGTATTCAAAGGCTGATTATATCGCTACAGGATTCCTTCCAACACCAGTTGAAAAACCACAGTATTGGGCTCCAACACCAGTTCTTAATGTTGCAAAGACACCTGGAAGCGCAACACAATATGCACACTATACAGAGAATAGCAACTATTATTTAGTTGCACAAACACAATCACAGATTACTGTTCCTTCATACGCTGTTAGGGTATAATAGTTTTATGGCTACAATATTTCCATCCAGCCCTGCGGTTGGTCAAACATATGAATCTAACGGCATTAGATGGCGTTGGACTGGAGTTTTTTGGGAACTATTTACAGATCCAGCAGTAGTATTTGAACATACTCATACATATGATGGAGATTTAGTTACAGGTGGACTAGCATCAATGGTCTCTTATGACGGAGGGGACGCAAACCCAGCATGACAACAATGAATGTTACTTTTAAGTTGCGTAGAGACACTACAGCAAATTGGACTACCTATAATCCAGTTCTTCAAGCGGGGGAAATTGGAATTGATACTACATTAAATAAGTTTAAGATTGGTAATGGATCCTCAGCCTGGGGAATTTTAAATTATGCTAACTTACTAGCCTCAGACTTAACATCAGCAATTACTGCTCATAATAATGATACTACAGATGTCCACGGAATTGCAGACACCGCAGTTCTTGCTACAAATTCATCAGTGGCTTCAGATATATCTACCCACAACTCAGTAACTACAAATGTTCATGGTATTGCCAATACAGCTCTCCTGGCTACCCAGACTTTTGCAACCTCAGCGGCAGCCAACGCTCTGTCTTCTGCTAACTCGTATACTGACACGTCAATATCAAATCTTGTAGGAGCTGCCCCAGCCCTTCTTAATACGCTTAGCGAACTGTCAGACGCTCTAAACGACAACCCCAACTTTGCGGCGGAGGTAGCATCTCAAATAGCTTCCCTAACAGCCACAGTAAATAGCTTTAATGCTAGAATAACAAGCCTAGAGCTAGGATTGGGGATCTAATAATATGACTCGTGCTATACTAAGGTTGGTGATTATGAATGGCATACGATAGTTTATCAACACAAATTGATGCGCTAAAGTCAGAAATGACAAGCGCAATTTCAAGCACGGCTATGAACGCCCAAGACATGATTTACATGGCTAAGGCTCTAGGCGAACTTGGAGGACTACTAGGTGTTAATGACATCGTAGCAGCCACAGCAGCAAAGATCACAGAACTTGATACAAAGACAACAACTTCTTTAGCTTCATTAGAGACAAAGCGTGTAAACTCTTTGTCAGATGTTAACTCAGACAGGGCGACTGCGTTAGCTGATATTGAATCTGCAAGAGTTTCCGCAATTAACCAGGTATCTGGAGCGGGAGCATCGCTACATCCATTCTTTACGGTAGGAATATAAAAATATGGCAATTAGATATAAGGTTTTAGGACAAAAGTCACCAGCAGCAAATACTAGCTGGGACATTTACACAGTTAGCGGAACAAAAGACGCTATTATTAACTGTATTACAGTAGCGAATAGAGATGCAAACTCTGCTACATATAGAATTTCAGTACGCCCAGATGGAGCTACATTAACAGACGACATGTATCTAGCATATGATGTTCAAGTTAATTCAAACTCAACAACATCGCTCAATCTTGGAATTACACTTAATCAAAATGACGTAGTTACAGTTCAGTCGTCATCTGGCCTAGTATCATTCAACGTCTTTGGAGCGGAGCTTGACGTTTAATGGCAATTAACAGTTTTCCTTCTCAAGCTGGCGGAGGCCAAGCAAATTTAAATTTTATAGCTTCTGTTCATATGGAAACTTTCAATCGCTCTTGGTCTCAAGGAGGTTCAGCAGGGTACTATGCTCTTTACTCAACTAACCAAGAAAATGGTTATGCATATTTTGTTGGAGCTGGAACAAGTACTGGAGCAGCATTAAATAAACTTACCTACATTAGCCATTCATTTACAAGAGTTGATATAATTGCCCCCACAAATGATATGATTTCTTTGTATAAGGCGCAAGTTAAGGCAACATCTGTTTACAATAACCCGTTTGATGCAGACCCATCTATAGGTAAACTAGCAATTGCTTCATTCCCTTCCGTAATCTCATCATCAGGAAACTTTGTATTACCTAATAACGCACTTCCACTAATCAATGTTCTTTTAGTTGGAGGCGGCGGAGGTGGAGCACACTATGGAGGCGGCGGAGGTGGCGGAAACGTTGTTAAGCTTAATGCATACCAAGCAGTGGGAACCACTTCAGTTACAGTTGGATATGGTGGTTCTAGTTCTGGTACGGGGCAAGTAGGTGGCTCAACTTATTTTGGAAATGTTTACGCTCTCGGCGGCGGCGGCGGAAGGTGTAATAATGAAAACGGAATTGCTGGAGGTAATGGTGGCGGAGCTGGAGCGCACAGTAATGGATCATTATATACTGGAGGAGCTGGAATAGCACAAACAGCAGGAACTGGATTAGGTACTACAGGCTCACCAACCCATCACGGAGGTTTTGCTGGTGGCAATGTTCAGCATAATAATGGAGATCATTATGGAGTAGGTGGAGCAGGCGCAGCTGGTTCACCAAGCGCATTTACAAGAAATTCATTTAATAGCGATTGGCCAGGTGGACCTGGGCATGCTTCAGACATTGAAGGAACAACTAGATATTATGGATCTGGCGGCGGCGGAGCTCAGCATAGCCCTGGAAGAGCTGGAGTATATGCTACAGAAAGATATTATGGCGCTGGAGGAAGAGGAACTGGTGGTTCAAGCACTGAAAATGCAGTGTCTGGTGCAGTGATAGTGAGGTACTATATCGTATGATTAAGTTTGCACAAGTAATAAATAATACAGTAGTTAATATAATTGTTGGAGATGAATCTTTTAACTCTGCTGGATACGTAAGAGTAACAGAGTCAACAAGAGATGCTCATATTGGATCAACATATGATTTTGAGTCCAATAAATTTATAGATATTAAACCATGGAATTCCTGGATATTTAATGAAGAAACTTATGAGTGGGAATCTCCAGCAGGATTAGCCCCTCAAGATGGAGTTTATCGCTGGGACGAAGAAACCACAGCTTGGATAAAGCTTTCATAAAAAAGCATTGACAAAATGCCTCTATTATAGTAACCTATAAGTAGAGGCATTAGTCTTTTTAGAGATAGGTATATCATTGATTAATTTAAATAAGATTGTTATTGTTGGTGGAGGGTCAGCTGGCTGGATGTCAGCCGCTTCCATGATTAGAGCATTTCCAGATAAGGAAATTGTTGTAATAGAATCCCCAGATTATCCGATTATTGGTGTGGGAGAATCTACATTAGGCGGGATTACTGGATGGGCTAATTGGATTGGTATTGATGAAAAAGACTTTATGCCAGCAACAGATGCTGTATATAAGATGTCTATTAAGTTTACAGATTTTTATAATAAGGATGCTGGTGGATTCCACTACCCATTTGGTAAGGTATTCCTAGATGGAACAGTTAATGGTCTTAATGACTGGTATGTTAAGAAGGCTAAGTTTCCAGATCTAGATGTAGCAGATTATGCTCGCACTTTCTTCCCCGCCCTTACTTTGGCAGAACAGAATAAGCTGTCATGGAATGAATCGGGCAAGTTGGGTAACTTTAACTTTAAGCAAGATGTCGCATACCACTTTGACGCTACTAAGTTTGGTCAGTGGCTAAAGAATAACTACTGTATTCCTCGTGGAGTTATAGTAGTAGCAGATACAGTAACTGAGGTTTCTACAAATGATGCGGGAATTGAATCAGTAACTCTAACTACTGGAGAAAAGATAACTGCAGATCTATTTATTGACTGTACTGGATTTAAATCAATGTTGCTCGAAGGTGCATTGAACGAGCCATGGGATGATTTTGAGCATATGCTTCCAAATAACAGCGCATGGGCTACTCGTATTCCTTATACGGATAAGGAAAAAGAGATGGAGCCATACACTAACTGTATTGCCATTGAAAATGGCTGGGTATGGAATATTCCTTCATGGGAACGTATCGGAACAGGATATGTATTTAGCGATAAGTACATCTCAAAGGAAGATGCTCTGCAGGAATTTAAGGATCACTTAAGATCAGATAAGATGACTATACATGATCCAAATCGTGATGTAGATAATTTTGAATACAGGTATATTAAGTTTAAGGTGGGAATTCATAAGCGCACATTTGTAAAGAATGTTGTTGCTATTGGATTTGCTGCTGGATTTATTGAGCCGCTAGAATCTAATGGTCTATTTACAGTCCATGAGTTTCTAGATAAGCTAGTAAAGACATTAAGCCGTGGAACGGTAACACAAACAGATCGTGATGTTTATAATATGACAACACGTAGACAGTATCTTGGATTTAAGGAGTTTGTTGCTCAACATTATGCTCTTTCAAATAGACAAGATACAAAATATTGGCAGGATATTACAGATAAGACATTCCAGCCAGATCTTCAAGAATTAAATCCATCTATGGTTATTGGATTCCAAGATATGGGTGATATTCACATTAATCGTCAAAGATATGACGGGGTTGGTGGAATCCACTGTATTGCTACAGGACTTAATTATTTCCCTGTTACTAAAGATACAGTAGAAAGATGGCATCACTATGACGGTATCGATTATTATGAATACTGCAAAGATACGTGGAAGACATGGGATCTATTCCGTAAACTTTGGCAGGAAGAAGCAGATGCTTCACCAACTATGTATCAATGGCTAAAGGAAAATATCCATAATGAAAAATAAAACAATAAAGTTTGCTCTATCAGACAGGCTTTGGGATATATCTTTTCCAAAGCCAGCAAAGTCTTATCTTCCAGAGTGGTTTAAAAAAACTCCTAGATTCATGGGGACGCCAGACGAAAATTTGCTAAATGCTAAAAAAACTTTTAAAGTTTGTATGCCATTTACGGACGCTATGATTTCTGGATATATTTTTGAGCTATGGGCAGATCTTTATGTGATAAAAGATGAAAATACTGGGATTCAAAATATAAGATGGAAAGAAAAAGAAGATAACATAATTGGAGTTAGAGATAGCGCCCAATCTGGATTTATGCCAAAAATGGCTGGATATTCAGATGTTCACTATACATTAAGCCATCCGTTATATATAAAAACACCACCAGGATATAGCATACTTATAACTCAACCATTTAATAGACCAGACCTACCATTCTATGGTTTGTCTGCAATTATAGATACTGATAAATATCCTTTATTTCCAGGAAACTATTCAATATTTTTAAAAGAAGATTTTAGCGGTATCATAGAAATGGGAACACCTCTTTTCCAGATTATTCCATTTAAAAGAGATAAGTGGATCTCAGAATACTGTAAAGATATTATTTTAGAAGGTTGGAAAGCATCTAGTAAGTCCGTAAGAAAAATTTTAGGGTGGTATAGAGACAATGCTTGGGCAAAGAAAAGCTACGAATGATAAAGCCTAAAGAAATCGTAGAAGTAACAAAACAACTAGGACAAAAGTCATATTGGAACAAAACCAATATTATTGAGTTCTGGGCATTCTCAACAAAACTTGCAATCATATTTCCTGGACTTCTTTTCGGGGTTCAGTTTTGGTGGCTTTACATATTTGCTCTCGCATCAAGCTTGACCTTGATACTTACTTCAACAGTCAAGACTTTGCCTACTATTATATATTTTAATATAGGATGGTCTATTTTGGCTTCAGCTGCTATCATAAAGCACTTTTGGTAGATATTCGGGGTATAATAGGAAGGTATGGCTACCAATTTCCCGACTTCGCTGGATAACCTAACAAATCCCGCCAGCACAAACGAACTAGATGCTCCATCGCACTCTCAGCAACATGCGGATGCGAATGATGCCATTGAAGCCTTAGAGACTAAGGTTGGAATAAACAACTCGGCAAATACCACTAGCCTTGACTATAGAGTACGTCAATTAGAGACTGTTCCTACATATACAGACGAAATGGCTCAGGATGCTTCGGCAGCCCTTTTTAACCATGCAAACCATGTCAACCTTACCGCCACATATGACGACGTAGGAAACCAAGTAATACTAACTGGTGTTGGTGGAACTGCAAATAAAATTTCTCAAGAAGTAGTAAATAATACTGGTTCAACTATTTATAAAGGTCAGGTAGTTTCCGCAGCTGGGGCTGTAGGAGCATCGGGTCAACTTAGAGTAGTTCTTTCTTCAAACTCTGCCGAATCAACATCATCTAAAACTTTTGGAATTATGGAAGATACCGTAGCAGACGGTGCAATTGGAACGGTAGTAACCGAAGGTCTTATTGAAGGCATTGATACTTCAACAGCTCAACCAGGAGATCCAGTATGGCTAGGATCTACTCCAGGTTCAGTAATTTATGGTTTGGCTAATAAGCCATATGCTCCACAGCATTTAGTATTTGTAGGTATTGTAACTAGAGCCCAAGTAAACACAGGATCTATCTTTGTAAAGGTTCAAAACGGGTTTGAGCTAGATGAAATTCATGATGTCTACATAAGCGGGAAGCAAAATAATCAGGTACTAAGATATAACTCAACTACTGGGCTATGGACTAATCAGACTATTGATAACCTATTTGATCCCGCTGGATCAGCAGCAGCAGCACAATCTGCTGCAGCATCTGCTTTATCATCACATGAATCAGACACAACTAATATTCACGGTATTGCAAATACCGCAGACCTAGCTACAAAGACTTATGCAGATAACGCTGCTTCAGCAGCGGCTGCTGCAATTGTAGATGCAGCTCCTGCAACACTAGATACTTTAAATGAATTAGCAGCGGCTATTAATGATGACGCATCATTTGCAGCCACGGTAACAACAGCTCTTGGAACTAAGGCTCCATCAGCATCGCCTACATTTACAGGTACACCTACAGCGCCGACAGCAGCGGTAGGAACAGATACTACACAAATTGCTACAACAGCATTCGTTATTGATCAGATTGATGCATCTACACAACCAGGTGCCCTGTATCAAACAACTGCTCCAACATCTCCAGAAGTAGGACAGATATGGATTGACTCAGATGATGAGGTTGACGTATTTGATCCAAATCTAGTACGTCGTCAAGTATTTACAGCAGTAGCAGAACAAGATACATTTACTACAACTGTTCCATTCATTCCTGGATACGAGCAGGTATTTATGAATGGTATTCTGCTTATTCGTACTACAGACTATACAACACCTACAGAGCATACAGTTGTTCTTACTGCCGACGCAACGGCGGGGGATATAATTGAAGTACTTACAGTAACTAATTTTAATGCAGTAGATACATATACACAGGCAGAAACAGATGCCTTACTTGCTGCCAATACTTCAGTAGCCCCATTATCAATATCTGCTAACACTAACTTGGTAGCTAAAAAGAGATATTTTGTTACATCGGCTTCTGCGCTTACATTGACGCTACCTGCGTCACCTGCGCTAAACGATGAGATTCAGATCGTAGATGCTTCTGGGAACGCTTCAACGTATAATATAACTGTGGCTAGAAACGGCAATAAAATAAATGGCGGGACTGGCAATTTAATAATTGACAATAATGGTGGCTGGTATACATTACTTTATACTGGTAGCACCTATGGATGGAAGGTTGGATAATGAGCGATATTAGAACATCTGCGCTTGGAGGGGTACCTTTTGGTACATCTTCAGATAGACCTGCAAATCCAGCAATTGGCCAAACATTTTATAATGGTACACTCGGCGTACAAGAAATTTATACATCTTCTGGATGGCTTCCAGCAACAGGAGCAAATGACTTTAACGTAACTCTCAATGGGTCAGTTACAACTGCCACATTTACAAAAGAATACTTTGCTGGAGCTTACACAATTAATTCAGCTCTTGGAGATGCTACTTACGACATATATGTATATTCAGGAGATGGCTCAGTTGTTGGATACACAAAGTCCCCATCATTAAATGCTACTGGTAACTTTAATAAAATAGTAGTTATAGGTGGGTCACAGGGAGACCTGCTTTCATTTAGCTATAAAACAACATTTACTGCAGATACAACTACATCTCAAACAACCGCAGGACCATTTTTATCTTCAGTTACACCAACAGCTTTAGTAAATATAGATGATTCAGCAACTATTACTGGTGGAAATTTTGCATTAAACGTAGATTTAAAAATAGTAGACTCAAATAATAATGAAATAACACCTAAATCATTTACTCGTGTATCTAATACATCAATTACATTTGTAAGACCAGATAGCTTTGCACCAGGAACATATTCTTTAAAGGTAACAAATCCAGGAGTAACATCTCCTACAGGATCTAATTTACATATTCTTTCAAATAGTATAACTGCTGGATCTTCTCCATCATGGCAAACAAATTCAAATCTGCCAGTAATTTCTACTGGAGTTCCTTATTCTACAACATTATTAGCATCTGATACTGAAAATACAGATATTGATTATTCAATTGTGTATGGAACTTTACCTAGTGGATTATCTTTAAATCAAGAAACTGGCGTTATTTCTGGAACACCATCTCAAGAAGTATTTTCAGAAATAACAGTAAGAGCTATAGATACTGGTGGAAACTATGTAGATAGAATATTTTATTTAGGTCCAGCAATGGAAGGTGGAACGATAACAACTTTTGGAAACTATAAGATGCATGTTTTTACGACAACTGGAACCTCAACACTTAAAATAAATAAACCTGTTTCAGCAGACTACATGTTAATTGCAGGAGGCGGAGCTGGTGGAGCAGCAGGCGGTGGAGCTGGCGGCTTGATGTTTGCCGAAAATATTACAGCACCAGCAGGAACATATAGCGTTTTAGTAGGAGCGGGAGGCACTGGATATACTCCAAGACCTGGTGGTTCAGATCAATCAACATCTAAGGATGGTCAAAATACATCCATAACTCCAGCAATAACTGGAGTCTCTATTGCAAATGGAGGACAAGGTGCATATGGTTGGGATTGGCAACCACCAACAACTCTAAATGTTTGGGGTAGCGGATCAGGAGGAACTCAATCATCAAGCGGTCCTTACGTAGGTGGTGGATATACACCTGGTCAAGGATTTCCTGGAGGAGATGATCCAAGTAGTGCATCACAAAGCCCTCCTTATTATTCAGCAGGTGGAGGCGGAGCTGGTGGAGCTGGTGGACCTACAACACAAAGTTCAAATGGTAATGGTGGTGTAGGAAGAAACATGAGCTCGTACTTTGGTACAACATATGGTGCTGCAGGTTGGTTTGCTGGTGGTGGTGGCGGTTCTGCTCATACATCTCCATATCCTGGTAGCACTGGAGGTCAAGGCGGTGGTGGTGCAGGATCAAATGGTTCTGGAGTGCCTGGAGTTTCTGGTGCTGCCAATACTGGCGGTGGCGGAGGAGGATTTACAAATACAACTGGATCTACTGGAGGAAACGGAGGGTCGGGTATTGTTATCGTAAGATACCTGAATAATGCATAATGTCTAAAGCCAGAGATATAGCAAATATACTATCAGCAAATACAGCTATTGCTACTGATGCTGAGGTTTCTTCTGCTGTATCCGCCGCAGTTTCAACACATGCGACGGCAGCAAACGGACACGTTGGGCGTGGAACAACATTAAATAGACCTTTATCACCATCAATAGGCGACTTATACTTTGACACAACATTGAATGCTTTAATTGCATATAGAGTCGCAGGATGGGAAAAGGTGTCTACAGATCCAGCTCCACAAGTTGCTAGCATATTGCCTACAACATCTGCAATATCTGGAACAGTGATTACTATATCTGGTTCAAATTTTAAACCAGGATTAACAGTTCAATTTATTGGAACAAATTTAATTTCATATAATTCTCCAACTGCTACTTTTATAGATGTTACTTCAGCAACAGCGACAACACCTGTTTTACCAGTAGCCTACGAACCATATGACATTAGAGTTGTAAACCCAGACGGACAATTTGGTTTATTAGAAAATTCTTTGGACGCTGGTGGTACTCCAATATGGAATACAGCATCTGGAAATATTGCTAATATTTATGAAGGAACACAATTAAACGTTTCTGTTTCTGCAACAGACCCAGATGGAACCTCAATAATTTATTCATCATCTGATCTTCCTATTTGGATATCTATTAACTCATCAACTGGTTTATTAACTGGAACAGCTCCTCAAATTTTATCAGATACAACTTATTCTTTTACTGTTACCGCTTCAGATGGAGTTAATACTTCATCTAGATCATTCAATGTTGTTGTAAGTAATGTAGTTGCTCCATCAAGCGTAGAGTATTTCTTAATAGGCGGAGGTGCTTCTGGAGCTAAAGGAACTCCTGGTGCTTGTTATGGAGCAGGAGGAGGAGCTGGTGGTTATTATACAGGAACAGTTGCCGTTACACCTGGAACACAATATACTTTTACAGTGGGGGCTGGTGGAGTTGGATCTACAGCAACTAATAGCAAGCAAAATGGTTTTCCAACATCAGCATTTGGATTTACTGGAGGAGGTGGTTTAGGGGGATTCTCTGGACCAGGAACAACTGGATCTGGTGGAGTTTCTGGATCTCCACAAAATAACCCTGGCGTTTCATATACAGTTCAAAATTCTTCTGGCGGTGGAGGAGCAGGCGGAAATGGTAACGTTCCATCTGGAGGTGTTGGAATTGCCAGCTCTATTACTGGAACAACTCTTTACTATGGAGGCGGAGGCGGTGGTTCTGGAGACGGAACGATAGGTCTTGGAGGGTCTGGTATTGGAGGAAATGGAGCAAATGCTGGAGGTACTCCAACTAGTGGTGCAGCCAACACAGGTTCTGGTGGAGGTTCAATGCGTGGTGATGATGCGCCACCAGCTGGTAATGGTGGCTCTGGAGTGATTATTGTTGCATATCCAGATTCATATCTAAATATTTCAAGTATTAGTGCTGGATTAACATATACATTAGATACTATTGGTAGACCTGGGTATAAGGTTTACAAGTTTACCGCAGGAAGTGGAACGGTGACATTCTAATGGCTAAAACAATTAAAGTGTGGAGCGGAACTGAATGGGTAAATGTAGGTATAATGGCTGCTATTCCGCCAGATTATGTAACACAAGCAGATCTTATTCAAAGAAAGAAAGAAGTTTCTGCAACCGTAGCCTCTAATATAACCGCCCAGGTTGGTTATCGCTACTTTGTAGACACTTCATCTGAAAGAATTATTACACTTCCATTAAACCCTTCTTTAGGAGACGAAGTTCAGATCTTTGATGCATCTGGAACGGCGGGAACACATAACATTACTATTAACCGTAATAATAAAAATATTAACGGGGTAGCAGAAAATGCTATAATTGACGTAGATAAAGCAGCGGCGGTATTAATATATACTGGTTCGACTCTTGGATGGAGACTAGGATGACAATTAAATTCTCAGATATTACTGGTGGAGGAATTCCCTATGGTAATACAGCTGGTCGTCCAGCAAATCCAGGGGTTGGAAAATTATATTCAAATGGTGAGCTTCAAAGACTTGAGCTTTATACAGGGCCCACTTATGGTTGGCAAAATATAATTGCAGAAACTCCAGGGGTTGTAGGGTACACTGGCTCAGTTCTTGAAACAAATTCTGTTAACTCATTAAACATAACAGGAACTGCTTTTGCTACTGGAGCAGTTGCAACTTTGGTAGGAAATGACGGAACGGAATATGTTGCAACTACTACAACTGTATCAAACACACAGTTAATACAGGCCCAGTTTGGACCGTTATCAAAAGATAAAGAACCCTATGATATTAAGGTTACAAATCCATCAAATCTTTATGGAGTTTACTATGATATAGTTACTGTTAATGATTCACCAATTTGGACAACATCAAGTGGTTCTTTAGGTGCATTTTATGAACAAACATCAATATCTGTTTCAGTCGCAGCTTCTGATGAAGAAAATAATAGTATTACCTATTCTCTAGCAAGTGGCTCTACCTTACCTTCTGGAATAACGTTAAATTCATCAACAGGAGTTATATCTGGAACATTGCCAGACATTTCTTCAGATACGACATATACATTTACTCTTAATGCAAGTGATGGGTCGAACCAACCTACATCAAGAACATTTAGCATTACCTCTATAGTTCCACAACCATTTACAACAGATTATCTTGTTGTTGCAGGTGGAGGTGGAGGAGGATTGGGTAATGGAGCATATAGAGAAGGCGGCGGAGGCGGTGGAGCTGGAGGTCTTCTTTCTGGATCAACATCTATTACACCTTCATTGTCTTACACAGTAACAGTTGGATCTGGAGGCCTTGGTAGAACTGGGTCGATTGGTTATGGAACAGACGGAGAGAGTTCAGTATTTCATAATTTAACAACAGTTGGTGGTGGTGGAGGAGGTCCACACGATAACAATGGTAGACCTGGTGGTTCAGGTGGTGGTGCGGGATGTCAGGGGTCTTCTGGAGGTGCTGGAACATCTGGTCAAGGTAATTCTGGAGGAGCTGGTTATATAGGAAGCGCAGCAGGAGCAGGCGGTGGAGGTGGTAAAGGTAGCGCAGGATTAAATGGAACTAGCGCTGCTCGTGGAGGTGCTGGAGGAAGTGGGTTTACTTCAACAATTACTGGATCATCTGTAGTATACGCAGCAGGCGGTGGTGGAGGTGGACACGTAGGAGGTGGAGCTCCTGGAGGTGCTGGAGCAGGACAAGGCGGTGGTCAGCAAGAAGGTACTACTGCTACAGCTGCATCATCTAATACTGGTTCTGGTGGCGGCGGAGGAACAGATACAACTAACTATGGTAGAAATGGTGGTTCTGGTATAGTGATTGTTAAATATCCAAATGATAAGACAATAAATGTCTCTGCTGGATTAGCATATTCAACATCTACAGCAGTTGCTGGATATAAAGTAACATCATTTACGTCTGGTTCAGGAACAATAAGCTTTTCTTAGCCTTTAGCACTTATAATTGGTATAATAGACCAAGGAGAATAAATGCCAAATACCAGTAAGGGATTCCCATATCCCACCTCGTCTGATGACCCAAATGTCCCACAGGACATTCAATTACTCGCACAAGCAGTAGATACTAGTTTAAATAATTATTCACAGACTACCCACACTCATAATGGCGTTTACGCTACAACCACTCACACACATGAGGGGGTTTATGCAAATACAACACATACCCATACAGAATACCTAGAGACGTCAGACCTTGCAGGATATTCTCAAAATACACATACACATGACACCCTTTATTCAGGGTTATCACATGTCCATACAGATTATTTAAATACATCAGCAATTAGCGGAGTAAAGGGAGCTATCCCAATTGGTACCGCTGGCGGTGTTTCTATTATTACTCCAGGAACCAACGATTATGTTTTGGTTTCCGACTCCACAACTGCAACAGGAACCAAATGGGCAAACGTTGCAGCAGTAGGAACAGTAGTTCCAAATACATTTTCTAACATAGCAGTTTCAGGTCAGACTACAGTATCTGCAGACTCTACAGTTGACACTCTTAATCTTACCGCTGGAAGCAATGTTACAATTACAACAGATCCACTTACAGACACAATTACAATTAGTGCTACTGGTGGAGATCTTTCTGGACACCTAGCAGCAGCAGACCCACATCCACAATATTTAACACAATCAGAAGCAGACATTCTGTATGACGCAGATGGATCTGCGGCGGCAGCACAATCAGCAGCAAACATATATACAGATACAGCAATATCCAATCTTGTAAACTCTGCTCCAGCAGCCCTAGATACATTAAAAGAATTATCAGACGCATTAGGCGGAGACGCATCATTTGCCACAACCGTAACAAACTCTTTGGCAGCAAAAGCCCCATTAAATAATCCAACATTTACAGGAACGGTATCTGGTATTACAAAAGGAATGGTTGGGTTAGCAAATGTCGATAATACATCAGATGCTAACAAGCCAATATCTACCGCTACTCAGTCTGCTTTAGACTTAAAGGCACCACTAGCTTCCCCAACATTTACTGGAAGTGTTAATTTTACTGGAGCAACATTAAGCGGAGTTTATCCATCACAAACAGGAAATTCTGGTAAGTATTTAACTACAGATGGAACAAGCGTTTCATGGGCAACGGTAACATCAACAGGCGGCGGTTTAGGAGATGTAGTAGGTCCAGCTTCTTCAACAGATAACGCAATAGTAAGATTTGATGCTACAACTGGTAAGCTTTTACAAGACTCTCTTGTAACTATATCTGATACAGGGGCAATTACAGCACCAGCTGTTTCAAATATAATTCCTTTTTATTACAACAATCAGACAGAGTTTCCAAGTGCTTCAACATATCATGGTGCACTAGCACACTCTCATCAAGATGGGACTATGAGTTTTGCCCACGGTGGCACATGGGTAAAATTACAAAATGCGGTAGCAAATATTACCGATACAGAGATATCATATCTAGATAATGCTAAAAGCAACTTACAAGATCAAATAGATACTCGTGCTCCATCAGAATCTCCAATATTTACTGGTTCAATAACAACCCCGCTTGTAATATCTGGATTTGTAAAAACAAATTCATCGGGTATATTGACAAGCACAGCAAGTGTATTAAATAGCGAACTAGAATATAACTACATAACAATTAATGGAACTAACGTTACTTTGGGTGGATCTACTACGGTAAGTGATCTTCCTTCTCAATCTGGATTTTCTGGTTATTTTCTTACAACAAATGGCACCACGGCTTCATGGGCACAAATAACAACATCAGCATACTCTAATGGTACAACACCTGGAAATGCTAATAAGGTTTATTATAATAGCAGTGGAACACAACCAGTTTCTAATCTAGTTGCTGGCGACATATATATACAGCATGAGGCTTAACCATGGCTTTAAAAATATACAATGGTTCAGATTTTAAGCAAGCAATAAAATTAAATGTTTATAACAATTCTACATTTAAAAAAGCCGTAAGAGGATGGATTTGGAATGGATCTTCATGGAAGATTAATTATCCAGAATACCCATCCATAATTGTATACCCATCTATAGTGGCTACAGTTGGTTCTATAGGAAGACTAGGATCAACTTATTCAATTAGTAGCGGTACTTGGAGAAATGAAGATGCATATAATCCAACTTCATACTCTTATCAATGGAAAAGAAATGGCGCAAATATATCTGGTGCAACATCTCAAACGTATACAACTACATCAGATGATGTTGAAACAGTTATTTCAGTAACCATAACAGCAACAAACAGTAGAGGTCAAACACCTATTACAGTTTCTACATCAGTTATAGAGTTGCCATATCTTGCATCCGCAACAGTTTATGATTATACAATTACACCAAGCTCTCCAAGTTCTGTAAGCATTAGTACTGGGACGGGTACCTACTCTGGATCATGGTCAGCAACCGCAAATACAACCGCTTATGAATATACTACAACTAACGGTTCTATATCTAGCTTTGATCAAATAAATAGAACATATTCTGGAACTGGTACGGCTGGAAATGTTCAAGTAGGTATTAGATCTGTTAATTCAAACAGGCAGGTTATTATTCAGTGGCAGCATGTAGCTGGAGCTTCTTCATATGAAATTTGGGTTGGTACTTTTGGATCGGGATCCCCTTGGAAAACTGTTTCGGCATCTGGGTATTCAGTTGGTCAAACAATAACGGAAATTTATACCAACGCTAACTCGTCTACAACTTTTTATACAATTGCACCAAGATCGACAAATTATCAAGGTTACGCAGTACAGTATTCTGTAGCAACTTCAGATAAAAGATCTGGATATACTTATAGCTCAACTGCAACAATTACAACATTAAGTGCTTTTACTTATAGCATATCAAATGCTACAGCAACTCCTGGTACACCATCAGTTTCTGGACTAACATTTGCCTCAAACAACGTTAGTTATACCTGGAATGCTACATCTAATGCTAGTTATTATTTTTCTTATATCAGCGGCGGTTCAGAAGGATACAGATCTAATGCTAGATATGTTACAAATGATAACTGGGGAGCAACACCAGGTAGCAGTTACTCTGTAGGAGTTTATGCAGTAAATACAAATAAGCAGGCAACGATATCTTGGACAAGTTCTAGTGGAGCTTCTTATTATATTGTTAGTTATGTTGCAGATGGATCTTCTGGAAGTCAACAGGTGAATGGAAACTCCCTGACACTTGCTGGAACTAATATATCTGTTTCTTCAGTTACTGCTTATACAACGGGGGCCTCGTTAGCTGGAACACTATCTGGATCAAGTAGCCTTAGTTTGTCTGATGCTACTAGCGGAACTGGAACAAGTTCTGGAACATATCCAGTACCAGCACCAAGCGCTCCTACTGGACTAAGTGCATCTTCTGGAGGAACATCTTCAATAACGGCATCTTGGAATGCAATGGCTAATACTACTTCATATGATATTTACTATAATAGCACCAACTATAATCCAGGAAGTTATGTAGATTTTAATCAAACTGGTACATCTAAAACAATTAGTGGTTTAGCATCTGGAACAACATGGTATGTTTGGGTTAGATCAGTTGGTCCAGGGGGAACTTCCGCTTGGTCTGGTCCAGCTACTGCATCTACAACATCTGCAGTTACAACTCCTGGGGTACCGTCGGTGTCAAATAATTATGATGGATACATAAACGGATACTATACTTGGACTCTTACAATTAACCAGGGTTCTGGTGGAACACCAACTGGTTATGACTGGGATCTACAACTTTCTGATTCCAATACCTCTACCGTTGAAGCTTCTGCTTCTGGTAGCGTAAGCGGAAGCGGAACAAAAACAGTTACAAGAAATAGCTCAACTTATTCTTATGCTAGATGGAGGGCAAGAGCAACTAACTCTGCAGGAAACTCTTCCTACTCAAGTTATACTGCGTGGCTATAATGAACATAAGCGATAAAACAGAATTCTTGTTATCTGAAATACAGAGACTAGAAGATTTAATAGAAAGGCTTACCCCATATGCAGATGAGGTTGGCCCTGATAAAGAATCAAATAGGTTAATATTGGACGATGCTATATTAAAAAAGCAGGTGTGCCAAGACCTATTGTCAGATTTATAATATACTGATATAATTTGGAAAGGAGGAAAAATGCCAACATACACAAAACTAACTGAAGACGAAAAAACAGCTATCCAAGAGGCGGCTGCAAGAAGTCTTGAATACCAGATGTACGCACTTGAGGTAGAAAAAATTGCAGAAAATGCAAAGACATCTCCTGACTCAGATAAGATTGCTGAGCTCAATGCTTCAATTGCAGAAAAGCAAGCTCAAATAACAGCTGTTCTAGCTTAGTAGTAGGGAATATTATGGGTTACAGAGAAGTAATTATATCTCAGAACCCGCTGTCTTTTTGGCCTTTAGATGACGACGTTACGACTGGTATAGCTAGAGAGGCCACAGGCAGTGGTTCTAATGGCGCATATACTGGATCGATATTCGATGAAGCAATACCATTGGTAGCCAATGGTATTTATGGTACTAGGCTAACAGATTCTACTGCTAGCATTTATTATCCAATACCAGGTGCTTCAGGGTCGGGACAGTCATGGATTGACGGTAGCCTATGGACAAAAGGAAAAAGCAATCAATCATTTAGCGTAGAGCTTTATTTTAAATTAAATGAAGACTCTCTTTCTATCTCTGAAGAAATTGTATTGTTTGGAAACAAAGCCAGCTTACAAACATCAGAAAACTCTTTGATACAGACATATACAGATTTAATTGACGACTACGACACATACTCAGATGTCTTAGCTGCATTTGAGACATATGATCAAATATTAAATGCAACAGTATTAGCTCCTTATGGAGTTTATGTTTATAAGAACAAGATTTATTTTAGGCCAGACCCACTAATAAATTATTATGTTTCTTATCAGGTTCCAGACTGGAAGAGGAGATATCACATTGTTGCCAACTATTCATCTAATGGAATATCTTTAATTGTAAATGGAGTAAATGTATCAACAAAATCATCTGCAGATTTATCTGAAATATTTCAGTTTAGCCAAAACCCAGGAGCCATGAGAACTTATGGATCTGATAATTACGACATAACAGTTGACGCAGTTGCTCTATATGGATATGTATTAGATTATGTTCGTGCAGCAGAGCACATGAACTTATCAAGAAAAACAATTCTTAAAGACAGATACTATAATGCAAACTCTCAGGTTTACTATGAACCAAGTAATAAAGACTGCCTGCTAGCCTATAAGTTCGCCAATAATTGGACAGGATTTGATTTTGATAACGCTCTTGTTAATTCAAATAATCAAGTATCTTTAAGATACATATCACACGCTACGGTATCTGGTGGTACTGAAACTCATTCTGTAGTAGATGCCAGAAACTGCTTGTCCCTGGGGGCTGGGGCCTACCTTGATTTATCAACAGTTATAAGATTGGCAGAAAGTGGTACAGCAGTATCTCTAAGCTTTTATCATAATCCACTAGCACCAGAAAAAGGTCTAGTATCGATGTATAATTTTCAGTCAAGCCAGAGTTTTAATATTAGAGTAGATGCCTCAGATGATTTTGTTTTTAGTCTAAACGGTATTGATACTACAACTACAACAAGCCCTGCGGCGGGATGGAATGAGATCCTAATAGAAAATAAAGTAGGCTCTCTTAATGTATACCTAAATGGATCAAGCATATTTACATCCGTAGACTACTTGCAAACAATAACAGATTTATATGTAGGAAAAGTAAATGACCTATATGCCGTATGTCCAGTAACTTGGATAGCAATTAAATCAGGAATTCAGAATGAAAGCTTAACTGATTACACATTATATAATGAAGAAGCAACATTCATTCTCAAGATGAATAACAATCTTAAATGGTCTCAATATGGAAAGATAGAAGGCCTTATAACATTGCCTGCTGTCGATTACAGCGGTTCTCTGGCCTTTTATACAACTTCCTCATCAAATGTATCAGTTACCTATAATAACGGCTTACAATGGCCTAGAATGGCTTCTATGCCTACTCTGGTAGATAACCCTGCAAATCAGGTAACGGAATATAATATAAAAGCTACATTATTTACTAATGACTCCGAAGACGATCTGCCAATCTTGTCAAACATTGGTCTATATGCATATACCCAAGGAATGAAGCGGGTGGTTTCAGATAATACAAATGAATCTGCAACAATAGTAAATATCGATGATGCGATTATATTTGATGATGATGTCGAAGTATTAGATAGACTAGATCAGTCTGGTATTAGATTATCTGGAGATTCATATTTAACAATCCCGTCTCAATCAAGTAATTATGATTCTGGAGGATTTAACGGAACTAAGTCTATTTCCATGGTATTTAAGATAAATGTACCTTTAGTGGCAAATACGTACATTTTGGAGTCTGGCTCAAAATCTTTATACTGGGACGGGACTTCTTGGCAGCATTCAGGATTTTCTAAGATGTATGTAAATGGACAAGAATCATTTAACAATCAAGCTATGATAAACGATTGGGTACATGTTGTATTAACGTCGACTTCAAAGATTAATGCTGGATCTAATATATATGTGGGTTCAGATGATGCGGGAGCAAATCAGACGGACATTACTCTTGGCTTATTTGCTATGGCCGCATATACCCTAGATCAGTTTGATGCCGAAACAGAGTATGAGGTTCTTGTAGGGTCTCCCCAAGAAAGCTTGGGCGAGGAACAAATTGCGTTTAATATAATTGATTATGGCCTTACTCCGTACCTAGTTGCCTGGCAAAGAGCATAGTTTTGGCATATTCTATTACAAACTCTGGCTATTTGCAATAAAAGATGGTATCATTACTATATGAAATCAATTAAAACATCTATTGTTGAAGAAACCCGATTAGGGGTTTATGTGTGGCAAATGCCAGACGGACGCTGGGTAGGCGATGATAATGGAAACTATTTATCAGTTTCTGCATTTAAGGGAGACCAAAATAGAATTAACGCTCTTACCGAAGCTATCAAAGGTTATGGCATTCAAACAGGCCAAGCAGTATTTTTGTCGGGACAAAGAAAGATTAACGATGAAGAGTATGAAGAACAGCAACAGAGGTTGAAGTGGGGACTAACACCAGATCCACTGGATATTGGTGAGTACAAAGATAGCCTAAAGAATTTGAGGAACGACTAATGTCAGACGCAATAGAAGATAATTTAAACGAAGTATCTGCGGTATTGTCTGGAGACTTCTTTACAGAAAGACCAGCAGAAGAGTCAGATCCGTTTTATGTAAAGGCAGAGGACCTATCTAAATATCGTGGATTCTCTCCTAACTTTAAAAGAAAGAACACAAGATTAATCCAGAAGTTCCAACAGGGTGCAGACGGACAAGCAAGGTCTAAAAAGTATGAGCAAGAAATACTTATGGGTTACGACATCCTTGATGTTATTACTCCACCATACAACCTAGATTATCTAGCTAAGATTTACGAAGTATCATCGCCACACTTTGCGGCATGTAATGCTAAGGCAGCAAATATTGTTGGCTTGGGATATGATTTTTCGCACACTCGTGCAACGAAAGAAAAGATTGCAGATCTTTCTGATACTCCAGAAAGCCTACAAAGATTCCGTGCTAAGTTAGAGCGGATGAGAGAAGACCTGTACGACCTACTTGAGTCAATGAACCAAGAGGATACATTTACAGAGACACTAACAAAGGTATACCTAGATTTCGAAGCAACTGGCAATGGTTATATCGAAGTTGGCCGAAAAGTAAATGGAGAGATTGGTTTCGTTGGACATATTCCAGCAACATCCATGCGTGTTCGTAAGGACAGAGATGGATTTGTTCAGGTAATCGGAAATAAGGTAGTATTCTTCCGTAATTTTCAAGATGATTCGACACCTAATCCAATTGGAGACGATGCTCGTCCTAATGAAGTTATTCACATTAAGAAGTACACACCAACAAATGGATACTATGGTGTGCCAGATATTATTCCAGCAAAGACTGCCCTAGCGGGAGATGAATTTGCTTCAAGATTTAATTTAGATTATTTTGAGAATAAAGCTGTCCCAAGATATATAATTACAGTAAAGGGTGCAACTCTTAGCCGTGAAGCAGAACGCAAATTGCTTGAGTTCTTCCAGACCAATCTAAAGGGCAAGAACCATAGATCAATTTATATTCCTCTTCCAGCAGACGATGAAGGAAATAAGGTTGAGTTTAAGATGGAAGCTGTTGAGGCGGACGTACAAGATTCATCATTCAACAAATATCGTCAATCAAATAGAGATGAAATTTTAATTGCACATAGAACCCCAATATCAAAACTGGGTCTGCCAGAGGGCGTCTCTCTTGCAGCAGCTAAAGATGCAGATAAGACATTTAAAGAGCAGGTTGCTAGACCAGCCCAAAGAAATTTAGAAAAGAAATTAAATCGTCTAATTGCAGAATTTACAGATGCTTTTGTTTTAAAGTTTAATGAACTTACACTCACAGACGAAGACACCCAGTCTAAGATTGATGAGAGATACCTACGAATGAAGACCATTGTGCCTAATGAAGTTCGTGCAAGACTCGGAATGCCTGGTTTACCAGGCGGCGATGAGCCAGTTGTCCTAACAGGACAGCAGGCTTCTGACCAAACTGCGAGGGGAACTGGAAACCGAAGAAGAGATCAAGAGAGAACAGCAAATGCTTCTGACTCTAACGGTGAAGCAAGAAATCCTCAAGGTGAAGGTCGAATTACGCCCTGATTTTGCATTACTAACAAATAGTTGATAAAATTAGTGTTGCTATGGAAATAAAAAAGGCAAACTGGCATTCTGACGGAGACACTCTCCGCCTATCGATGCCTATCGCAAAAATCGATAGGGAAAAAAGAATTGTATCAGGATTCGCCACACTAGACAATATTGATCAGCATGGAGACATTGTTTCTTCAGACGCTTCTGCTAAAGCATTCGAAAGATTCCGTGGGAATATTCGTGAAATGCACCAGCCTCTTGCAGTAGGTAAGATGGTATCTTTCCGTAAAGAAAAATTATTTGACAAGTCATCAGGAAAAGAATACAGCGGAGTATTTGTTAATGCTTATGTATCAAAGGGCGCACAAGATACTTGGGAAAAAGTTCTTGATGGCACACTATCAGGTTTCTCAATCGGCGGGAACATTACAAAAGCCGTTGATGAATATAATCCAACACTAGAAAAATCAATTCGTGTAATTAAAGAGTATGATCTAACAGAGCTTTCATTGGTAGACAATCCAGCAAACCAATTATCAAACATTGTTTCTATTGAAAAGACAATTGATGGAACTGTATTAAAAGGAATTGCAACAGAAGTTCAAGTAGAAAATGTTTTTTACGATAAAGATACAGACGAAGTTTATTTGTCAACAGAATCAGAATTTACATCACCAACCACAAATAAGAATCTTGAAATGATCGGTTGGGTAGAAACAGCAGATACAAATAAGTCTGCAGAAATCGAAAGAATCCTTGACGCATACAAGCAGTCTAAGGTACAACCTGATTTTGCAAAACAGGTTGAAACAAATCAAAACACAGAAGGAGGTGTTACTGTGGCAGAAGATACAACAAACACCGTTGAAGAGACTACAACTGAGCAAGTTGCTCAAGTTGAAGAAGTCACAGAAACGGACCTCGCCAAGTCAGCTGATGCTCCAGAAGCACCAGCAACCGAAGAGGCACCGAAAGCAGAAGCCGAAGAAGCTCCTGCTGCTGTTGAGGAAGCCGCAGACATTTCCGAAGTTGAAGTTGAAGAGACTGACTTTGCAAAAATGTTTGATGAAATGAAGAGCTTTATCTCAACAGAAATTAGCAAGACCGCTACTGCGGAAGCAGTATCAAGCCTTGCTACACAGGTTGATCAGAAAATTGCTGAAGTAACCAATAAATATAATGAACTCGCAGAGGTTGTCAATAACATTAAGTCAACTATCTCAGGCGTCGAAAAGAGGGTCGACGGAGTAGAGAAAGATACTGCGATTCGCAAGTCTTCTGATCTGGACGGGTCAGATGTAACAATACAAAAAACAACAAGTAAGTGGGGCGGGCATTTCCTCAGCGTCCGCAACATCTAATCTATAAAAATAACGGAGGTGAAAAATAAAAAAATGAGCGATATTCTACAAAAAGTAGTAGACACAACTAACGTTGGATCAGCAAATGGTGGTCTTCTAAACACAGAGCAGGCAAACCGTTTCATTGATTACATGTTTGATGCTACAATCCTTGCCCGTGCAGCCAGAACAGTTCGTATGCGTTCTAACACTGCCGACATTGATAAGGTAGGTGTTGGTACTAGATTGATGACAGTTGCTACAGAAGCTACCCAAACAGGTGCTAATGCAGCAGTTACATTCTCCAAGATTTCTCTTACCACAAAGAAACTACGTCTTGACTGGGAACTTTCAAGCGAAGCACTAGAAGATAACATCGAAGGTGCAGATCTCGAAGATCACATTGCACGTCTTATGGCAACTCAGGCTGGTAACGACATCGAAGATCTTTTGATCAACGGCGTTGGAACTGGTTCAGGCCTAATGTCAGCGTTTAAGGGATTCCGTGCACTTGCACTTGAATCAGCTAACGTTGTAAACGCAGGCGGTGCAAACATCAGCAAGGCAGTATTCAACAATGCAATCAAGGCTATGCCACGTAAGTACAAGCAACGTCGTAATGAACTACGTTTCTTTACAGGTTCAAACCTTGTGCAGGATTATCTCTATAACTTGACAACCATTGGTAACGGTGGAACTCCAGAAGACATTGCATCGTCAATTCTTCGTGGAAATCCAAACGGACCAGCAGGTGCGCCAGGTGGAGTAATTCCATTCGCATTTGGTATTCCAGTCGTTGAGGTTCCTCTAATCGATGAGACTCAAGACGGAGATTACTCAGGTGCTACAGGTGACCATGGAGATATCCACTTGACATTTGCTAACAACTTTGTTGTTGGTGTCAAGCGTGAAATCCAGGTTTACCGTGAATTCAAGCCAAAGAAGGATACAATTGAATACACAATGTTCGTAAGAACAGGATGTGCAATTGAAAATCCAGAGGCTTTCGTTGTGGTCAAGAACGTAAAAGTTAATGCCTAACAACCTTTAAAAACTAAATAGTCTAAAGGGGAACTCCAAAAAGGGGTTCCCCTTTAGTCATATGGGTGCTATAATTAGAAGGAAAAGACTGAGAGGAGAATAAATGTCTTTTAGTAATATGAAGCTTGAAGAGCTTCGAAAGGTCGCAGAAGATTTTGCGGTAGACCACCAGTCAGCCAAAAATAAGGCAGACCTAGTTGCCCTACTCGCAGAAGAGGGCGTAAGCTACGAAATGTATAATAGTTTTAATAATGCAGAAAAAGCAGAAGCAGATTTAGAACCAAGAAAAACAACGGGATCAAAGCCACTAACAGAGCTTAAAGGTGGACAAGTCTTAGTAAAGATGGAAAGAATGAATCCAAGATATGATGTAAATGAGTTTACATTTACAAAAGAAAATCCATTTATCGTAATGTCCGAGAAGGACGCACAGGAGATTTTTGACACACAGGAAGGTTTCAGACTTGCCACTCCCAAGGAGGTACAGGAGTTTTACTCCTAATTAATTAATGGAGTTATACACAGGTCTCACCCAAGACATATACCTTGATGTATATGAAGAGGATGAGTTAAGATTAGCGGATTCAAATCCAACAGTATCAATATATGATGGGGATACTGATGTTTTAATCATCAGTGGATTTGCTAACCCTGAAATAAATGATGAAGGTCACTATTCATTTAGGATTCTAGACAACTATGTGATGACAGACAAGACCCTAAAGGCTGTCTGGAGCTACTCTATTGATGGAAATCCAATGACTTCTACAAACTACTATTCTGTTATAACTCCATATATTTCTATTTCTGAGGCTTATACAAGATTGCATGCGGGTCGTGAAGAGGGAGATAATAACTATATTCATTTTCACGAGATGCAACAGGCAGAGAAGTTTGCTCGTTTTATGGTAGAAAACTACACTGGGGTAAAGTTTGGAAAATATACAAAGACAATAAATGCGTATGGCCAAGACGCCGACGTTCTTTATTTGGGGGAAAGAATTATTTCCTACACTTCTATTAAAGAGAATGGTAAAACTGTTATTGATACAGTAGCAAATACCAACAGCTTTAATTTTCCCGTGGAGATCACAGATACCAACCACTCCTTGAGAATTGTTTCTATTGGAGATGATATCAATGAAGGCGGCAAGCTGGACATTGTTTATCCACTTCGTGGTAATTTTTACAATGGTTACAGATATGAGATTACTGGTGTATTCGGATGGAAGTTCGTGCCAGAAAAAGTTCAACAGGCAATGGTCATGTTGATGAAAGACTATTTTGGTAAAGATAATATTTGGAGAGCCAGATTTGTACAAAACGTATCTTATGGCGATACAGATATGGAATTTTCTAAACTAGCTTTCAGGGGGACAGGTAACTTCTACGCAGACAAACTCCTAGATGAGTTTAAGTCTACAAACATGGCGGTGATCTAATGATTGGGTCATATTCAGTAGAGGCTAAATATGCCATGACAATGGATATTTATCGTGTTCAAATTGCCCAGACAGGAACAGGTCAAGTTAAAAGACAGTGGATATACGCAGAAACCGTTCCGTGCCTTGCTAAATCAATTATTTCATCTGGAGTAAGAACTCCGTCAAACGATAAAACAGTAGATTCAAGATATGTGATTGAAGAAATTATCAAGGTTATGACACTTGATAAGTTACCAAGAAACGCTAAGATAAGTAACATTAAAGATTTGCAGGGTAATGTTTTATGGGAAGAGGCAGAAGTTTTAAACAGTCCAGCTACAATATTTAACATTGTGGGATCTACACCGATACTGGATGGATTTGGTCAAATACTAGAGTATGAGAATACTCTTCAGAGGAGCGACATTCAAGGTGCCTTCTCTTAAGATTGACTCTAATGCTTTGGATGCCATGAGAAACGTGGGGGCATATGTTGAAGGTGTTGCTACCGCCACACGCTCATTTGATGTAGATAAAGAAATTGGTCAGGCTATAACAACTATTGCTAAAGTATCTTTAGGTAAATTTATAGATTCGGAAGCACGTTTAAGCCCAAGATCGTTGCACCATGTATATGAATGGAATCAAACAGGTAAAACGTTGGGAAGACTGTGGAAAATAGACGGAGTATATAAATCTGGATCTATTGTTCTATCATCTGAATTTAGACCATCAAAAACATTTTCACCAAACAAATATGGATCAAGAAGAAGCAAATTTACATTTAAAGCTGAGGTTATGGAAAAAGGACAACCCGTAAGAATTACTGCTAGGAACGCTCAGGCATTACATTTTTATTCAAAAGATGGAGACCCAGTATTTATTCCTAGAGGAAAATATGTAACTGTAAAAACTCCTGGAGGAAAACAAGTTAAGGGATCCTATAGAAAAACATTAAATAGATTTTTAGCAAGTTCAAGACTGTTAGTTGATATACAAGAATCTGGAATAATTGGAAGAATAGAAGCAGCCCAGGCTTTGGCGGGTAGAGAAATGCCATCATCTGTATCTGGAAAATCTTCTACTGGATCATTTAAGCGTATAGCAGAATCAAATGTATCTAAACATATTAGACAAGTAACAAGAGCATATCAATATGCAGACGAGGTAACAAATGGCTGATTATACTAAAACAGCGATATCTGATGTTATAGGAATACTTTGGAAAGAACTAAAAGATAACGGTGCGCTTTCAGAAATAGACTATCCAATAGTTGGCGGAAAAAGATTGATGCCTATATTTCCAACACAAGAAGATGAAACAAAGAATTTAATATCAAATCCAGAAGCTCCTTACCTAGTTTATGATTTTGACACAATGTCATATGATGTAGAGTGGGTTATATGTAAAGAAAGACTAACATTTAAGATATATGCTCCAGACTTCGATAAGGTAATAGAAATCATGAATATCATGCTAGACCTATTTAGAAGATTTGATGAATCAGCGGCTAATGTGAATACCTACGTAAAGTCGGTAAATCCCACAAGCCCTTTTAGATATAAATACTTTTCCCTGACAGAGGCAAACTCTCCAGATCCAGCCGACGAATTGGCTGGTCGCCTGGAGGCAGACATATCAATAGTCTACGCCTACACAAGGAATTTAAATACGGAAGGAAGATTTGCCTAATAACCCCAGTTCAAGTATTATTGGATTTGAGGAAATGCCGCAAAACTTTATATCCTATAAAAAGGAGGAGGTGAAATTAAATAAATGGCAACAAACGTTCGTAATATTATTATCGGTGCAGCAAGAATTTTTATTTCTGCAAAGGACTCAACATCGCCAGACTGGTCTGACTCATATCAGGACGGTCTAGATCCATTCGCAGTTAGCCCACAACCAACAGGTTCATATGTTAGCGATGCTAACCTAGGATCAGGTAAGGTTTTGGACTCAACAAAATGGAAAGACGTAGGATTTACATCCGAAGGTCTTGAAGTTATGTATGAACCAACATACGGTGAAGTAGAAGTTGACCAGCAGCTCGACGTTGCGAAGCTCTTCAAGTCTTCACAGCGTGTTATGCTTCGTACAACTCTTACAGAAGGTACACTTCGTAACCTTATGGTGGTCTTTGGTGAAAAGGAATCTAATCTTAAGTCTTATGACAGCGTAGCTGACTCCCGTCTTGATCTCTCAGTAGGTGCTCTTAACGAAGAGCCAACAGAGCGTCAATTCATCGCAGTTGGAAACGCACCAACCACCGCAACAGGTGGAGACCGTGAGCGTATTTACTATGCTCGTCGTGTTCTTTCCGTTGAATCTTCAACACACTCATTGCGTCGTAACGAAGCTACAGTTTTCCCAGTGACATTCCGTCTCTTGGGTGACCCACGCTATTCCGACACATATGGAAGAATCGTTGATCGCTTGATCGGCTAAATTTAACCAAAATTGGCTCGACCCCCTCCAGAAATGGTGGGGGTCTTGTCTTTTTATATTATTATTGCTATAATAATTAAGACTATTTAGGAGGTCACTTTGGCTACCCAGCTATACGATATTGTAGAAGTAGAACTACAGGACGGCAGAAAGGTAACATTAAAACCGCTGCCAATTAAACGACTAAAAGAATTTATGAAGGTCGTTACAAAATTAGATACAGTAAAAGATGAAGACGAAGCAATAGATATTTTTCTAGAGGCTAGCGCTATCGCTTTGAGAAAAAGCTTGCCAGAATTGGCAGACAATAAAGATGCTCTAGAAGAAGCTCTAGACGTTCCGACTATTTGGAAAATTATGGAGGTCTGCGGAGGTATTAAGCTAGGCGACCCAAATTTAATAGCGGCAGCGGCCAAGATGAGTGGGACCAACTAACAAATAAAACCAAGTCTTCCACCACATGGGAGAATCTTGATCTCGCTGCCTTAGAAAAACAAGCTTTCCTTCTTGGTATTTGGAAAAACTACGAAGAATTAGAAGAGAGTATTTCTCTAGTCGAACTTATTTACACTCTTGAAGAGGCAAATAAAAAAGACTACGAAGATAAGAAATTCTTTGCTGCCCTTCAAGGGGTAGACTTAGATGAAAATAATTCTTCAGGTGCCAAGACATTTGAAGACATTAGGAGGGAAGCACTAGGAGACGATCCTGCAACAAACGACGTAGCAAACCTTAAGGGTGCACTTGCAAGACAAGAAGGCTTTGGCGTAGGCCAAGGTTTAATGTACGAAGAGTGGGATGCTAGGGCGAACTAGGATCGAAAATCTGGGATAATTAGCATATGGCCCAACAAGTTGTAATTAGCTTTAATGCGAATGCCAACTTTTCCGATTTAATCGGGGAAGTTCGTCGTGCAAACGCAGAAATTGCTACGCTTCAAACACAACTTAATGGGCTTGGGTCTGCTTCATATGCCTCATTAAATAATTTAAATAACCAATTTATTGAGGGTATGCGTAACACCCGTCTATGGTCTTCGACATTCGTAGACGTAGCAAATGAAACAAGAGAATTTGGTCGGCACTTAGACCAAGGTAGATTGAAGCTAAAAGATTATTTCCGAGAATTTAATTTACAAGTTCGGGGCCAAAGAGGAATGATCAGAAGACTTGCTGAAGAGCAGGTCAAATTGCAGAGATCTATATTAACAACGACGGTTGGTCCACAGGGTGAAGCTAGAAACGTTTTGTCAACACCCACAGGTCTAGATAGACTTGACCCATCAACAATGAAAGCTCTACGTGCAGAGCAGTTCAAAATTATTGGAAGATCCATTCAAGGTGTTTCTACAGAGCTTATTAACTTAGGTAAAAATACCCAGTGGGCTGGCCGTCAGTTAACAGTAGGTTTAACAGTACCTTTAACTATTTTTGCAGCAACAGCATCAAATGCATTCCGTGAAACAGATAAACAACTCACACGTTTGGCAAAGGTTTATGGTGATATTGGTGGAGCAACAACAACAGAAATTGAAAGAATTAAAACACAGACAGCTGGTCTTGCAAAAGAACTAGCAGCTTCTCTTGGAGCAGCAGCAAACGAAACCATAGGTTTGGCTGCTGATATTGCTGCAACTGGTAAAACTGGTAACGAACTATTAGAGTCAGTAGCAGAAACAACACGTCTAGCAATCCTTGGCGAAGTAGATAGACAAGAGGCTATGTCTGCAACTCTATCATTACAAAGTGCTTTTAATTTAAATACAAAAGAATTAGCAGAATCTATTAACTTCCTTAACGCAGTTGAAAACCAAACTTCAACAAGCCTTAATGACTTAGTAACAGCAATTCCAAAAGCTGGTCCAGTAGTAAGACAACTTGGAGGAGACGTTAAAGATTTAGCATTGTTCCTTACAGCTATGCGTGAAGGAGGAATTAATGCTTCTGAGTCTGCAAACGCATTGAAGTCTGGTCTTGCATCTATAATTAATCCAACAGAAAAAACTAGAGATTTAATGAACAGCTTTGGCATAGATGTTTTGAGCATAGTAAATAATAATGCGGGAGATTTAGTTGGAACTGTTTCAGCATTAAAGGATGCCTTAAATCAACTAAACCCATTGGCTAGAGCACAAGCAATTGAGCAGATGTTTGGCAAATTCCAGTTTGCTCGTATGTCTGCGCTGTTTGACAATCTAGGAAAATCTGGAAGTCAGACATTGCAAGTTATGGAATTAATGGGGGCATCAACAGCAGACCTAGCAGCAATTGCTGATCGAGAATTAACAACACTTACCGAGTCAGCATCAGGTAAGTTTGCAAGACAAATGGAAACATTAAAAGCTAATTTAGCTTTAGCTGGAGAAGGATTCTTAGGAATATTCTCAAAGGTAATTGGCGTAGTAAATAAATTAATGGAAGGATTTAATAATCTTCCAGACGGTGCAAAAACAGTACTAACAATTATAGGAGCCATAGTAGGACTTGCTGGACCTCTTATCATGCTTTCTGGTGTATTCTTAAACTTTATAGGATACGTTGTTAAATCAATAGGCTTCTTAGGCAGACTATTTACAAGCACTAAAAAGTTTGAATTATTAGATGAACAAATGATGGCTGTAAAGCTATCTGGAGATAAAGCTGCTAACGCTATGTATAGCGAAGCAGATGCAGCAAAAGCTGCTGCAATGCAAATACAAAATCTTATTTCTAGAATGAGAGAATTAGTAGAGCTACAAAATACATATGCTGCTGGCGCAGAAGTAGCCCCAGGATTTGGTGGATCAAGATTCTTGCCCCAACCAGAATTTGGAACAGGAAGCGGTGTAAGGCCTACTGGAATAGAAAGATCACACTTATTAAATAGAGCTAGACGTAGAGCAATTATGGGTGATATAGGATTAACAGATGAAGAGCTAGTAAAGGTATCTGGAGTTTCTGGCGGAAGAAAAACAGCAACAGTTGGTAATATAAATAATCCACTAGAAGCACTAAATGCTCCAGTTATTGCTGTTCCAGCAGATAGCATAGCAGCACAGATTCAAGGCGCATTTGCAGAGAGCATGCCAAATACAATTGTTGCTCCTGGAACAACTTTAGAGCAAAAGAGAGCCATGCTAGGAGATATCGCTGCTAGAGGAACAAACAAAGAAGCACAAAAAATTATGGGTGCTGCAATGAGAGATCCTGGTAAGTATGATGTTGGTATAGAGCAAGTTTTCCAGACAAGCGAAGAGTATGCAAAGATACAGGCAACACATGTTGCAAACATGACTGCAATTAATGATGCTTATAAAGTAAGCGCAGTAGAAGGCGAAAAGTTTGCAAATCAAATGAAAGATGCCTGGACTAAAGAATTTGCAGCAACTCAAGACCCTGCCGCAGCAGCTAGAGCCGCAGCACAACTAGCTAGAGAAAGAATTGGAACTAGTTATGATGATGTTATATCTGAAACAAACGCAAGCATATTAAGAGCATTTGAAGATAACGGTGCAGACGCTGCAGTTATTGAGGCAACAAAGAGAGAGGTTGCAGCTATGCAAGGCGGTGTCTTAAAGAATGCAGCAGCAACAACTGTAGAAAGAACAGGAAGACTATCTTTGGCAATAGCTCAAGCATCGGCACAAATTGATGCAGTTATGAATGCTGAAGAGATAAAAGTAAAAACTGGAACTAAATCATTGGGTACTGCTACCGTTAAGATGGTAGATGGAGTTGTTCAGGTTATAACTGAGTCAGGTAGAGTATTGTCTGAAGATGCAGTAAAGAATCCACAGATAAAAGCTAAGATTGCGGAGTTAAGAGCCAAGAAGTCACAACTTGAACAGGAAAAAGTTAAAGAGATTCAAGAAATAATTAACATTGAGAATGCTGGTATATCTACTTTAGCAGCCGATAGTCCAGCCGCAAAGGTTGGTTTGTTGGGTCGAGCAAAGAATGGCATGAGAGGAATCTTTACTGGAAGAGCAGGTCTTGGATCATCTATGGCTATGATGGGTCTAGGCATGGCCACTTCTATGGTTCCACAAACTGGTGCTGCAGGAAATATTGCTGGCGGAGCAATGATGGGTGCATCTATGGGTATGATGTTCGGCGGACCAGGAATGGCAGTTGGAGCAGCCCTCGGAGCATTAATTCCTGTTATAAAGTTAACAATAGATCATTTTAAGAAGCTTGCAGACATTCAAGCATTAAGTATTAAGCAGTATCAAATTGATAAAGAGTATGCAAAAGCAGCAGGATTAAGCTTGAAGACTATTGGAGATATACAGTTAACACAAGTAACTGGTAAATCTCAAGAAGCAGCAAGTGCATTAGAAGTATTGGCAGCAGCAGCTTTAGAAGCAGCAACCTCTACATCGACAGGAGCACTACGTGAAAAAACAAAGGGTGCGGATAGTTTTAAAGAAGTTCAAGATGATTTCCTAAGCCAATATCTAAGTTATATTGCTGCTGGAGTTTCTGAAGAAACTGCTAAGCAAATGATGGCTGCTATTCTAAAGGCCGCAGGTAAAGAAGGATTCGCAACAGATCTTAAGATGCTTCTTACTGGAGAGTCTGGCTTATCACAATCTGGAGCACTTAAGAGAAACCTAGAAAGAATCAGGGGTAACGACGTACTTGCTGGTTCTGAATTCCAGTCATTATTAGGCGGGGCATCAGCAGTTGGCTTAGATCCAGAAATGGCTAAGCGTATGGCAATCAATGGTACTTCTGTAAGTGGATTTGCCCCAGATCAAGCTAAGTATCTAACTGATTTACAAAATGCTTATTTAAAGCTAGACTCCGCACAAAGAAACGCTGCTTTAAGTGGAACTGCTACAAAACAAGCTATAGAAGCAATTAATAATGCTATGGCTAATTCAGATGCAGAGACATTCGCACAAGCAATGAAAGATGTTGCTGATTCTGGACTTATAACTCAGGATGCTGTGGATGGAGTTGCTAATTCAATATCTGGATTGACTAGAACAGACAAGACGGTACTCGATGGATTAAAGAGTAATGGAGTAGATGCAGAAGCTCAAATGCTGGCTCTAAAGATGCGTATTGAAGGAATAATCCCTAGCCTAGAAGCAATTAAAGATTTTGATGGAATGAGAATACGTGCTTACTTTGAGCTATATCAAGCAAATCAGGCATTAGATAAAGCTAAGGCAGACCTTGCCGCATCTCTTCAGGGAATGTTTGCTGGCGGTTCTTCAAGCGCAAATAACGATGCTGCCAAGAAAGCAATACAGGCACAACTAGATGCTCTTGAAGAAATTGAGCGCAAAGAAAAGAATATCAATAAGATTAAGGAGCTACAGCTTAAGTATGAAGAAAAGCGTAGAAGTCTAGCCCTAGACTATCTTGGAGCACTAAGCTCTGGAGATATGGAAGGAGCATTAAGAGCTCAGCTAGAAATGCAAGCAGAGTCTGCAAGATTCTTGCAAGAAAAGGCACAGACTGAAAAAGAAATTGCTAGAGACGATAAGAAGAAAGCTCTGCAAGACAAGCTCAAGGCGCTGGATAGTGCTGGGGCGGGAGCAGTTGGAAACGTTGCCAATAAAGCAAAAGAAATGGAAAAGAATATTGATGATGCTATAAAGACTGTCTTGGGAGGATTCCAAAAAGACGGAAAGGTAACAGTTTCATTTAAAGAATTTACAGAAAGCGAAGCGTTTAGAAATTTTGAATCCAAGTTTAAGGGAGTTCTTTCTGGAGATGCCCTAACTAAAGCAATGGAAACACTAAAGGCTTCATTTAGACAGCTAGAAGCTGATTTAGCAAACGTAGGTGGAATTATTGGTGGACCAGGAACTTCTAAGAGCCCAAGAGATATAACTACTACGGCAGCTGCAGTTGGAATTACAAGTGCTGATAATGGAAGAGGAACCAAGAGCGAAGGAGTAGCTACTGCTCTTTCTGCTGATCAAAAGAAGAAAATTTTAGGATATCTAGCAGGTCGTGGAGAGTCATTTGAAGCTAATGAGATTGTGACTATATTTGGAGAAAAGTATAGATATGATAAAACTCAAAATGATCTTATTAGGCAAGATAAGAAATGGATGGGTGGAAAGATACGTGGTTATTATGGTGGAGGCTATATAACTGGAGCAGGAAATAGTGTATCTGATAGTATTAATGTTGCTGCATCTAATAAAGAGTTTATGATGAATGCCAGAGCGGTAGCAAAATACGGCGTAGCAAACATGGAGAAGATTAATAACAGAACTCTTGACCCAAGAGCATTTGAGAATATGCGTAATGCTGGTCCTTATAATGAGGGGGATGTAAGAGTTAACATTAATGAGATTAATATAACTGATCCAGGTTGCTCTCCAGAAGAAATTATTGCTAAAATTAAGAAAGACCTTGGTGCAGCAATCAAGAGAACTACTGATGATAGGAGATTGAGTATATGAGTTGGGTAGTAAATGGACTTAAAGATTCCCTTATTTATGTAAAGGGAGTTGGGGCTACTTCATACACAAAGATAACCGATCATAACCGTAGACCTTTGGGCGTAGGAATTGATGAAATATCTACATCACAAAGAACTGCAAATGGAACAATGCGTAAAAATGTAATAGCGCAAAAGCACACGTTTAATATTTCTTGGGAAGATGTGCCAAACACATCAACATATACTGTTGACGGTGGTTGGGGTGCAAGTCAGATATATGAGTTCTATAAGAACAATAAGCAACCTTTCTACATTAAGATAGTACAAAAATTCAGTACAACTGGTACTGATGCGTTTCAGGAGTTTTTAGTTAATTTCTCATCATGCTCGTTTGATATAGTCAAGCGTAATCCAAGTGCGACTACACCATACATACGGATGAATATGAACATATCATTAGAGGAGGTTTAATGTTAAACTTCCCAGCAATCAAAACTAAGATAGATACGTCTCATAACCTAGAGCCATCACAGAAGGTATGGCTTGAGTGGAATTACAATGTTTCAGCAGGAATTAATGAGATGGGTATAGATGATGTCAAGCTTTATGAGTGGGACAATGACACTTCTGACCTAAAGGTTATAGAGACTTCTTCGGTCTATAACAAGTACTATGAGTCTTTGTATCCACTAACATCAGTAGTAAGCCTAGTTAGACCTAGCGAGTATGCTGTTCATAATGGTCAGAAGGTTGGCGGAATTGTAAAGGCAATTGCTGGATCTACTTCTGGTAATACTACATATAATCAAAATGGAGCAGCAAGAAACTACTTTGTATCTAAAGATGACGGATATAAATATTGGGCTCATATACGTAAGGGACAGTCTTCAACAGCAGTAAATAAATCTATCTATGCTATTTATGATAGAGATATAAAGATAAATAAGATAGTATTAAAGTTTGAGACATTTCATTCTACACCACAATCATACAAGGTTTATTTAAGAATAAATAATGCATGGGTAGAATCATTCTCATCTACAACCCCACTTACAAATGGTGGATTAATTTTATATCGTGGTGCTACATCCTGGAGCACAACAAGACATACTGCTCCAAGCATTTCCTCTAATACACAAACTATTACTGGTATAAAAGTTCTTGTTGAATCAGTAAATGTTGGATATGTACCACTTGAGATTATAGAAATCTCTCCTAGACTTGAGATAGATATTAGCGAAGATGTTGTTTCGTGGTCTATAAATAAAACTTTATATGAAGATCACGAAGTATTGCCAGTTGGCACAATAAGTGCTAATTCAGCAGAAATTGTATTTGATAATACATTTAATAATTTCAGCTATGAAAAGACGGATGCTAAATACTATGGAATGATGGATAAGCGTGTAGGTGTAAAGATATATTCAGTTATAGACAATACAGATATACCACAATTTACTGGATTTGTTGACTCATGGTCAATATCAGCAAACGATAGTGCTACAGCAGATTGTTATGATATGGCTAAAGTTCTTCAACAAACTCAAGCCCCAGACATGGTTATTGGATTTAACTATTCTCTAAATAAGCTTATGCGTGTAGCATTTGACGGGGTGGGATTAAATGAATTAATATTGGATGCAAATGCTGATGATAAAGATAGCGTACCTGTATTTTGGATGAATAAGGAACAAACATTCTGGGAAGCATTACAGCAACTATGTATATCACACCAATGCGTTCTATATTTTGACGAATACGGTAGACCAGTATTTAAATCTAGAAAATCAGTACTAGATTCAGCAACTGTTGAACAAAAGTTAACGTATGCCCAAGACGGGACATTGATTCCAAATATAATTAGCGTAAATCAATCTGCAAAGCCAAGAGTGGGGTCACTTACTATAAAGTATTCCAGAAGATCATTTGAGACACAAAACGATCTTATAACATCCTACAACCTTGCAAGTTCTGGCAAGTCTAAAGAATCTGTTATGTTTAGAGGTTCTACATATGCTACTGTTTTGTGGGCTCCAGACCAATCGTGGGTTTTGGGAGCAGTACCATTGGCATACCCAATATCTGCTACAGCAACAGAGATCGACATTCAAAAGCCAGAGTTGTATCAGATACTAGAAAAAAATAACGAGCCTGTCTATAAAATGCTGTTTGGCCTACCAATGCTATCTGGGTATTTTTATCTAAATGGAGAAATTATTTATTATGGTGCTACTCAATTTAAGATTACATATAACGACGGACGTGGGGAAGAATTAAAAAATATTGCAACTATGGAAGAGTATCAATCATTAATTAATTCAGATCCAGGAATTAATCTAATCATTCATAATGGCAAATTAACAAATGTCAAGCGTGGTCAGTTTATGACTACTGCTAAAGCTCATAATCCAGTTTCTGTAGATAATGGAGATTGGTCATTAAAGCAGTTTAAAATTGGTGGATCTGCAGCTGTAAAAAATCTAGCATCACCTAAGTTTGATCTTGGAAATAGAGCCTTAAAGCTAAGTACAGATAATGATTCAGGAGCAAGCTCCCTGGATAAATTAAAGCAGGACGAAAGAAGAAGCTATATACAACTAGGATCAGTAAATCTTAAAAAGAACAACTACAAGAGATTTGAAGCAAACATGATGTTTATCAAGCAGCAGCCAACAGAAAAAGTTGGAGATGTTGATAGCATAGGCGGCATATTCTTTGACTTTAATGAGTCTAATAAAACTGGATACTTTATTGAATTGGGTCTAGAGGATACAACCCTATCTTATAAAAAGGCTGATAAGAATAAAAGCATAATGATTTATAAGATTAAGTCTGATGGAACAATGCAGATATTAGGATCTACTGACGCACCAGCTGGACGAGCTAAAAGAGATGGCGCCGAGACAATTTACAAAGACAGTGTGTCATTTGTAGAAAAACAAAATTATGATATGCAAGTTGTAAGAATAAAGAATGGTGGAACTAACTGGATTGATCTTTACATAATGGGGCAATTAGTGTTGCAGGTAGAGGACAAGACTCCACTGGCTCCTACTACCATGGCTGGTTGCTTTGTTAGAGGAGACAGTACAGCTTTCTTCTCAAAGTTTGCAGCGTGGGGAGCAAATGATGAATCAACATTGCAGGACGGATCCTTCTTTGCAGATTCCATACGTGGATTTATGACTGAAGTAATTGCAGCTGGCAGCATGGGGGTTCCAAGTAAGAACAGTCTTGAAAATGACTATGACTACTATGAGTTCTACCCACATATTAGAGAAATTAGAATTGCAGAATTTGATTATACTCAACCACCAGGATCTCCAATTAAGATTGCTGCTGGTGCATCTGTATCTCAATATGGGGCTACAATACTAGAGTCTAATTCATTTAGGGCAAAAATTGCTGCAGTAAATGAAACAAATGAGCCTCTAGATATATCTAGCTCATTCCCAGGAACTGCCGCCGCAGGGTACCCTAAACTACTAGGATATACACTTAAAAAGTTTGAGCCTAAAGAATATAAGACTACAGTATCTAAATCAAGCGGGGACGACTCGAAGTTTGAAATAGATAGCGAATGGATACAGGCAGAATCACAGGCTAAGGATATAGCAGAATTTATTAAGGCTAATTCAGCCATAGTAAAATCAGGAAAGACTAATGATCCTATTATTCTTGATGTAGATATATTTACTAACCCCCTACTTCAACTAGGGGATACCGTAGATGTATCTTATCCAGATTTAGGCTTGTCTTATTCTTCACATTCCTTTATAATTACTAGTATAAGTCAATCTTTTAGTGATGGAATATCTACTAATATTAGACTTCAGGAAGTGATATGACAAATAAAAAAATAAGCTACGGCAATAGAACCGTAAAGAGCGACGAGGAGCTATTTGCCCCAGACGACCTAGACGTAGAAATCGTTGGCGGCAAATCGCAGACAGACCCATTTGGGTATTTGTCCATAGAGTTTGAGGGCGTAGAGGGTAACGTATTAGCCGTATCTAAAGAAGATTACGAGAAGAACGGTAAGTTTGGAGAGTTTGAAGAAGAGGAAGATGATGGAGAAGAGGCAGAAGAAAAGCTAGGTGCCGTAACTTCCGTACTCTTTGAACAAGAAGGAGCATTTACTGGGGACGGAACGTATCTTGCAAATGTTACTGCAATTATATCTGATGTAAAAGGAGCTGACGACTATGACGTTGAATTTATCAAAATCTCTTAAGGGTGAATACATTTTTTACAAAAATGGGATTGAGGTTGCCAGATCAAAAAACATTGTAACTAACAATGGCAAAGAGCAGGTCATCAATTATTTGTCTAGGCAGAGCTCAGAGTACGGATCAAGAATAGTGCTTGGTTGTGGAGACTCTACTCCACTAGCAACAGATGAGTTTGTGGGATTTGAGATGTTTCCAACACCAGTTCAATTTAAAACAGTTGACTATACACAGACACCCACACAGATAGTATTTAGAACTACTCTTCCTTCTACATTTAAAGGTGTAGTATATGAAGCAGGTTTATCAACTACTGGTGGCGTAAATCTGTCTGACCTAAATGACATTAATGACAATCAAGAAATTTTTGCTACTTTCGATTCAGACTACGAATCTTGGGAAACTTCTGCAGGAGTAACATTTCATTCAAATGATTTAGAGGGAACTCCAAGGCTTCGTGTAGGAGATTCTGGGCTAGAGTTTGTAGTTCCATCTTCTTCCGTAAAACAATCTACTTGGTATGGAGCTACTCCGCTAGACTACTTAATATCTTCTGATAAAATTAAGGTTGCATTTCATGTGTCTGGATCAGTACCAAACTCAATAGTAATTAAGTTAGCAGTAGACAGTTTAAACTATTTCCAGTATTCAATACCATCAGCAAGCATTTCCCTTGGATACAATATAGTAACAATAAATTTTGCACAGTTATCTCGTGTAGGAGATCCTAATATTGAAAACACACAAGAGTTATCAGTAGTAGTTTCTTCTGGCGCATCGGAAACAACGGTTACCATGGATGCAATGAGATTTGATCAGTACTCAAATGTTGACAAGCCAGTTTTAGTTAGCAGATCATTATTAACAACACCGCTAGTAGTTGAAGGCGGTGTCCCATTTGATGTTGAGTATAGACTGGGGTTTAATATTTAATGGCGTATAAGAAAAAAATATCTGCTTTAACACCAGGAACATGGCGTTTTAGGTTTAGGGCAAAGGCTAATGATGGCAGAGTTGGTGAATGGTCTGCAGCATTTAATTACACAGTAACTGGAGATCAAACTCCACCGCCAGTTCCATCTAAGCCTACCGTCACATCTGTTATTGGCGGGGTATTTGTAAAGTGGGTAGAATCATTATACTCAACACCGATTGACTTTAACAGAGTTGATGTTTATGTTTCCACAGGTGGAGCATACACAAAATTTGGATCTATTGCAGCCTTAAACACAGGAATAACATATTCAGCTCCAGAAGGAGTTACTGGTCCATTTACATTTAAGTTTACTGGAGTCGATAGAAGCGGAAACGTTTCGGCATTTTCAGAAGCATCAGACTCAGTTTCTGCTGGAGTAATTGATGTTGATACAACACCTCCTGCAACACCATCTGGATTAACCGTACAAGGTTTTTCTGATACTACAGATTCAAGCGGATCTACAGGGTACGTAATGTTGTCCTGGACGGGATCATCATCAACAGATCTACTAGGATACTATATACGATATGGCACAAGCGCAACGGTATGGGATGGGTACGACTTCCTTGAAAAAGGACAAACAACAAAAAGAATATCTAATTTAAGATCTGGGCAAACATATTATTTTCAAATTAATGCTACAGATGGAAGTAATCCTAGTGCATATGTTCCTACGCCACCAGTTTCAGTAACAATACCTGGAGATACAACAGTTCCTGCTGCACCAACGGGACTATCAGTAGTTCCAGGATTTAATAATATTATTGCTTATTGGAATAGAAATAGCGAAAACGACGTTGACCTTGGAAGAGGAGCATATCAATTCCAGCTCGCCACATCTAGTGCATTTACTTCAGTATTACAAGACAGAACTATAACTGGAACAGTAGCATCATTTACTGGTCTTACAACTGGAACTACTTACTATGTTCGTGTAAGGGCTATAGATGCTAGCGGTAACGCAGGTACTTGGAGTACTCCAGGATCTGCAACTCCAGGAAAAATATCTGGCCAAGCATCAATTGAAAACGGAACAATTGTTGGAGACCTAATTGCTGCAACTACAATAGTTGGAGATAAGCTAATGGCTAATACAATTGATGCAGATAGATTAAAAACAAATACAGGTATCGTAGGAAAGCTTTTTGTAGGAGATGATTCTGGTGTAAATAAAATTACTATAGATGGTACTGCTGCATTACCAGCAATATACTATGGAACTGGAACGTACAATAATGCTAATACACCTTTCTACTTTGATGCTCTTGGAAAGTTTAGTCTTAAAGATCAATTAAGCTGGGATGGAAATGCTCTTACGGTAAAGGGATCTCTAAATGTAACACAGGGTTCTACATTTTCTGCAAATATAAATATTAATTCTGGTGCAGATCTTATATTAAATGGTGGAACAGTTCGAGCAACGGGTACTGGTGGCCGTGTAGATATTGTTAGCGGCGGTATTTTTGGATATAACTCTACAACTGGTGGAACTGCCTTATTCTCATTATTTTCAAATACTGGACAAGTAAAAATTGATGGCGGTCAAATAGGTGGGTGGACAATTGGTCCGTCATCTATTACAACACAAAATCAAAATGGTGTGACTATTGGTCTTTATTCAAATGGACAGCTATATATGGGTCCAAACTTTAGCGTAGGGGCTAATGGATCTGTTACAATAACTGGAACTTTAAACGTAGTAGGCGGAAATGCTGCTACAACATCAGCATTATCAGCAGTTGAAACAACAGCAAATAACGCTGCATCAAATGCTTCTACTGCAGTAAACACTGCTAATACTGCTAACACAAATGCCACAACAGCATTAAATACAGCCAACAACGCCTTACCAGCATCAACATTTAGTAAATCTGAAATTATTAAAAAGATTAATAATACTACAAATGCAACTACAATTGATGGAGGAATATTAACAACTGGAACAGTTTTAGCAGATAACGTTGTTTCTACCTATGTTTATGCTGGAACAATTAATGCAGATAATATTACATCTGGAACACTTACTGGTCGTGCTATTAATAATGGTAACGGAACATTTTCTGTAACATCTGGTGGTGTTTTAACTGCTTCATCTGCTACAATCTCTGGATCTATAACCGCAGACTCTGGATCAATTGCAGGATTTACAATTACTGGTGTTACAGATATAGAGGCTAAAACAGCAAACAGGCCAAGAATCATGTTTGGAAATAAAATTGCTTTGGGCTGGGACGACGATTATAGCTATTCAAACAATTACTATGGCCTAAGAATTGGTAACTCATACACTACAACAAATGCTAGAATGGTTATTAATACAAAAGATAACGTATTTAGAGCATCTATTGATACTACGAGAATGGCCAGAGCTTTTGAGGTAAGCAATACTGTAAGAGCTGTAAACCTAGAATATACTACAAGTTTAATTGGTCCTACGTCTTCAAGAAGATTTAAGGACAATATTACATACATGCCAAAGCATTACTATGAAAGAATATTGGATATAACACCAGCATTCTTCGTTTATAAAAATGACGAAGAGGTTTTAGAAGAAATCCGTGGGTCACACGGAATGGGTCTAATAGCCGAAGACCTAGAGGAAGCGGGACTTGGATATTTTGTTCAGAGAGATATGTATGGCAGACCAACTCAGCTTTTAGATGTTCACGAGTTATCTCACCTTCTCATACCTATTGTTAGAGATATGAAGCAGGAGATATCAGATCTTAAGACTAGAATAGAAACATTGGAGAACGCATAATGATAAATTTCTTTTGTGCAATTTGCATAGACGATAAAATACTTCATCCTAAATCATTGGATAAAGATATAGCTATTGCTGACTGTGATACATGCGGATCAGAGCTTCAGACAAGCTGGACCAGGCCAGAGGTCGCTACGGACGAAGAGCTGACCATTGAAGAATATAATCGCATACATGGTCTAGACAATCCTTCCTAATAATGATATACTGAAACAAAGGAGAAATAAATGGAAGAACAACCAAAGAAACTTGAGCTTGTTATACAAGCCCTCCAACAGAGAATTGGAGAAATTGTCTCAAATTATGAGACCCAGATTGCTGTATATCGTGCAGAGATTACTCAACTAGTTAATGAAAAAAGCAATGTGGAAGAAAAAGAGACCAGAGACTAACTTAATAAACCCACCCTTAGTGCCCACCGTATATCCAAGCGGCGTAGCGGTATTTGATGGTACGAATACTTATTTTATTAAGAATAATAAAAAGTATAGGATTATCTCCGAAAGGGCTGTAAAGAGCTGGGGATTTAAAGTTTGGTATGGAAGTCCAGAGTCACTGTCAAAGATCGTCCTAGGGGGCGTTCTAGCCTTTAGGGACGGCAGTGTGATCAAGGACGTATCAAATGGTAAAATATATTTAGTGGTAAACGGTATGAAACAGCATATAACTACACCAGATTTCTTTACCAAGTTTGGCGTAGATCCTGAATATATTATTGAGGTAAGTGCTAAAGAAGCTGATTTACATAAAAATGGGGAGCCTATAAATTGACTATTAATTACCTGAAGCCGTTTGAGCCAGGAGAGCCTATCGACATTAATACGCTTAATAAGCTTATTCAAAATGTTAACTTCTTGGCATCACAGATTGCTCAGATATATAGACTTCCTGCTGTTCAGGCCCCCGTAGTAACAGTAAGCGGGGCAACGGGCAATACGTCTGGCACACCAAATGTATCTGGAAACAATCCAGATGGATCAGATGGAAGCGGAAGCCAAAAGTCAACAGAGCAGATAACATTAGATATAACAAAATCAGCGGACTTCAGAAAGACTGGGCAGTCTCAATCATTTGAAGTTACTCAGGCTATGGTTGAATCTGTTACAAAGAAACCAGTAAAGGGATTTACAATTTTAACTGTAAGCATAGGAAGTTTGATGCACCACAAAAAGCTAGATCCATCTACAAGACATTCTGCTAACGGAGCAAAAATGACTGGTGTAAAGGCTTCTGGAAAAGTAATTTCCTATACTCCAAATAAAGATACTGATTATAAAGCTGGAGTAAATGCTCCTCAGCAAATTAATACATCTCCTTATTTCAGGCTATACTTCACCGCAACAATTCGGGTTGAAGTAACATATTGATATGTATAGACCAATTTCTAATTGGGCTAAACGTAAAACTAAAAAACTAAATAAATACATTGTGATCTGGGTCCCAGAGCATCCTAAGTCATTTGATGGCGGGTGGTACTATGAACACCGCCTTGTAGTAGAGAAAAGCTTAGGAAGAGTATTAAATGATTGGGAAACAATTCATCATATAGATGAAGATACAGAGAATAATAGTTTAAACAATCTTTTTCCATGTACTGAAAAAGAACATAGATATGCCCATAAAAGTGCTTGACAGAATACTCAGGGCACTAGTAGAATAGTATATAAGAGCGAGAAAGGCTTTTAATGAGCAATGATTTAAAGTGGATGCTTTCATCCGACCAGCAGTTCCCATACCAAGATGACAAAATGATTGAGCTTTGGTTCAAGGTCATGAAATGGTTTAAGCCAGACGTAGTTGACTATCTTGGAGATACAGATGATCAAGCATGCTACAGTAAATATACAGAAGGCCGATCAGCAGAGTTTTTAAATTTACATAAGACAGATAGCGCAGATCTAATTGTTCCAATGATGCGACATGAGGCCAAGGGTGCAAGAGATTTTTATGCACGGACTCGTGAGATGCTTCCAGAAGCACAGTTATTTTCAGCACTTGGAAATCACGATATTAGAATTTTTGATTACATAGACAAAAAGCTTCCAGACTATGCAAAGGATGTAACGCCAGAATCGTTATGGTCCTTAGATTCTTTGGGATATGAATACATTTATTATAATGAGTTACCTAAGCGACGCTTTGGGGATATACATGTTCACCATGGAATTTCAATTGCATCTACAGGTTCGGTAAGAAAAGATATGGAAGATCTACAGGTCTCATTGATCCGTGGACATTCACACAGAATTGCATCTCATTTAGTTACTTATGAGTTAAGAAATAATGGAGATGGAGAAACATTACGTGGCTACGAAATCGGACATATGTGCGATGAAAAGGGGCCAGGTATGAAATATACACAGCACCATGATTGGCAAAAGGGTTTTGCGATAGCACATATCGTAAATGATTACCCACATGTTCAAATGATTCATGTGGCACCAGACTACTCTTGTGTAGTAGATGGTAAGGTATTTAAGCTGTGATGACATGCAAACGATGTAAGGGCGGAAGAGTTTTTATTGATAGAGTATTCTCTCAATATGACCACCTAGAGTTATATTGTTTGATGTGCGCTAAGCGTTGGGTTTTTCACAAACAAGGGAGTAAGTTCGCTTTATGGCTACTGAGAAAAGAAGCAGAAAGAGCACAGGCTTACGGTACTTTTTCCTAAACGGGGAGCTTCACAAGAAGCTTCATGTTAACAGATCATCAGATATGATGACTGCTTGGAATTATAACCAAAGTAAGCGTGTGGGATATTCGTGGAGTGATGCTAAGAAAAGTCTTCAGCATGCATACACCATTAATGAAACTGCTGATTTATTAAATAGACATCGTAATCGTATTTTAGAGTATATTGAAGAGGGTCATGTTAAAAGACCACAGATGTCCTATACTCTTGACGAAAAGCGTAAACCTGTGAAATACTTTTTATCAGAAGATGATGTTATGGATGTAAGAGATTTTCTTTCTACACTTCATCGTGGTAGGCCTAGAAAAGATGGTCTAATTACTTCTAAAGATGTTCCTACAAAACAAGAGCTGAGGGCTAAGATCAAAAATGAAACTATTCTTTATCAACAAACTGAAGATGGAGATTATATACCAGTATGGAAGCAACCAGAGTGGTAACAAATGACAACTAAAAAAGCCGCACCTAAAAGAAAAAAGAAGCAGCCAGTAGAGCAAGAAGAGATGATGGACGTCAGACTAAACACCGATCTTGCTTTTTCTAGAGCAGCAATTTATTTAGAAGAAGCTGGGGAGGTTGCTGTTAACTCAAGAAATATTGAAGGAATGCTTACTGTAGCTAAAGGCTGGATGGAATTAGGAGACATGATGGACTCTGGACAACCACCTAAGAAACGTGCTACACTTGGATTTGCAGTTCAACAAGAAGGAGAAGATAATGACTGAAGACACTAAGGTTACAGTCACATTGGGTTTTACTAAGAACCTCGGCAACTTTGAGAGTCTTCGTGTAGATATTGGAATACAAGATTATGTCAGAAAAGGCGAGTCTGTTAATGAAGCAACAGATCGTGTATATAAGTTTGTAGAAGATAAATTAACAGAGAAGTCTTCTGAAATAGCTGAGGAACTAAATGGCAGCAAAAACTGATCCTAAGCTTTCATACACATTAATCTCATTATATGAGACTCTTTATATGGACAAGTATGGTAAAAGGCCTATTGTCAATCGATACAGAGAAAAGTGGGGAATGCAGGATGTTATTGATTCTGTAGGGTTTAGCAGGGCCAAAGAGCTCCTTGAATATTATTTTAAGACAAGTAAGAATGGGCACCCCATAATGTGGTTCTTTAATAACTTTGACGTAATGAACAAAATTATGGAGCAGAGGGCGGAAGACGATGAGCACCGCAAAAAGCTCAGAGAGTTAACCAGAGATATGGTTCAAGAAATGGAGAAGGATGAACACCGAAGCGTCAGTAATTAGTGCAGTATGCAAAAACAAGGACATTAGTGTTCTCCTTGCAGATAACGTAGATGAAGTTTTTCAGTCCCATAAAGATGTTTGGGAAGGGTTAAAATCTTATTATTATAAGTTTAGGTCGGTACCTGATGTAGGTGTTCTACAGGATAAGTTTAGAGACTTTGATCCTGTAGATACATCTGCTGAAACTGGATTTTATCTAGAGCAGATGAAGTCCGAGTTTCTTGGCAATAAGATTAAGACTATTTTATTAAACTCTGGAAGCTCTCTTAAGGAAAATGCTCCAGCAAGAGTTCTGCAGCAAATGCAAATGCAGTTAGCAGGATTAAGTAAGTTTACCAATAACGTAAGAGACTTGGATATTACAGATATTCAAGCAGCAACAGACCACTATCTATCTGTTAGAGACCGCTCATTGGCCATGGGTGGCTCTCCAGGTATTCCTACAGGGTTTAAGGCAATAGATGCTGCATACCCTACTGGAATGGCTCCTGGGCACCTTATGGTCGTTATTGGTTGGCCAGGCCGTGGTAAAACATGGATGACCTCATATCTGGCTTGTAAGGCTTGGGAACAAGGCTTTAAGCCAATGATTATATCTTTGGAGATGTCTCCAGAGAATATGCGTGACCGTATTTATACGATGCTAGGATCTGGTTTATTCAGAGCAAGTCAACTGCAGAAGGGTGATATAAATCTAGACGACTTCAGTTCTTGGGCGGATAAATCATTTAAAGATAAACGTGGGTTTATATTAGTATCGAACGAAGGCACCAATGAGGTTACTCCAGCCACGGTTCAAGGTAAGATTGACCAACATAGACCAGACTTGGTTATTCTGGACTATCATCAGTTGTTCAATGATAACAAGCGTTCTAACTCTGAAGTTGAGCGTAACCGAAACATTTCCCGTGAGTTTAAACTACTTGCGGTAACCAATAACATCCCTGTAATTGACATTACTGCAGCAACAGCGGATGATATTTCCGATCACGATGCTCCTCCTATGATGAGCCAAGTTGCGTGGTCAAAAGCAATTGAATATGATGCTGATATAGCTATGGCTGTTCACCGCCACCCAGACACTAACATGATTGAGGTGGTTTCAAGAAAGAACCGTCACGGCAGAGACTTTAGCTTCTTTTTGGACTGGGATATCGATAGGGGTATAATTAAAGAACTGTACGAGTAGATAGGCATACAGTTTGACCCACAAAAGAATAAAGAGATTCCAGATTGATGGAATATTTAGAGATGATTCGGACATGATCCGTCTCAGATATCAATATGAGAAAATGCTCATACAGTCCATGCGTGGAGACGGCTATGTACAAGTCCTTGACATAGACCCAGCTTTTTCGGTATCATATAATAACGACGAGAACATATGGTCATTTGTGCTCACAATGCACGGTGTTTATGTAGGAAAGGCTAAAGCATGGCAAATAGAGGGTTGCTCCAACGGAAAGATGCTTCAACGCAGTATACCGAACGGCAAATTAAAAAAGTCCTCAAGGCAGTCTCTGTCTCGCTAGTTTCTGAGACAGGTAACGATTTTCTATGCCTATGCCCAATTCACGGTAATAAAAATACACCAAGCCTTTCAGTATCTAAGACTACTGGATTATTCTTATGTTTTAACCCATCATGTGGTTCTAGCGGCTCATTAGTTGAGCTAGTTAAAACTGTTACTAAAAGAAATGAGTTTGAATCTCTTCGGCTTATATCTAAATGTGTAACAGACTCATTACAAGATTTCGATGAACAGATCATCGAAGTACTAGAAGAGAAACCAGAGTTTGTCCAATTTGATCCGCTCATCTTGGACAAACTTTGGAAAGAAATGAATGAATTACAAGAGGGCCGTGAATACATGCACTCTCGTGGATTCAATGACGATACAATTACATACTTTCAGGTTGGTTACTCAAAGAATATGGATATGGTTACAGTTCCAGTTCATTCTCCAGACGGAATGGCAATAGGTATTGTTGGTCGTGGAGTAAAAGAAAAAAAGTTTAAGAACTCTACTGGATTGCCAAAGACCAAGACTTTGTTTAACGTTCATAGAGCTAAGCGTTTATCTTCAACTGTTATTATTACGGAAGCGTCATTTGATGCTATGCGTATTCATCAGGCTGGATACCCAAACGTTGTAGCTACACTAGGTGGGCACTTGAGCCCTACAAATTATGAATTATTAAATAAATACTTTACTAAGATCATTATTGCTACAGATTTTGATGATAAGGCTACTCATAATGGAAAGAATCCTGGGCGGGACCTAGGCAATTCAATCGCTAATAGACTTAAGAATAAAGATATATTATGGGCTAGTTATGATTATCAAGTTGTGTATCCACATGGAGCTAAAGATATTGGTGACATGACGGATGCAGAAATAAAACAATGCATTGAAAAAGCAGTACCAAATTATGAATATGCCTCTTGGGAAATCTACTAAGATGGTGTATAATAGAAATACAGAGTCATTTATAGACTCAAATATCAGAAAAGGAAACATATAAAAATGGCAATTGTCAAAGGACTAAAAAGCATCAATGCCGTACTTGATAAGCCAAGCGACTCAGAGGGTTCAAAAGCTCGTTGGGTAAAGCTAGCAGACGGCGAAAGCGTAAAGATTCGATTCCTGCAAGAGTTGGATCCAGATTCACCAGATTATAACGAAAAGGCTGGACTAGGTTTTATCGCAGCCGAACACACAAATCCAAAGAATTATAAATCAAAAGCCCTATGCACATCAGATGATCAGGGTCGTTGCTTTGGTTGTGACCAACATCGTAAAGACTATAAGGCAGGCTGGAAAGCTCGCTCACGTCTATACATCAATGTTTTAGTTGACGACGGTAAGGAAGATCCTTATGTCGCAATTCTTTCACAAGGAACAAGTGGTAAGTCAATTACCCCAACACTCATCGAGTATGCTGGCGAAATGGGCAGCATCTCAAACCTAACATGGCGTCTAAAGCGTAGCGGTACAGGTACTTCTACAGAATATGTCGCAATCTCCCTTGGCCAAGATAAGGAGAAGTTCGATGCATCAAAGTATGAACTTTATGAATTGGAAAAGGTAGCGGTTAAGGAACTCTCTGTTGAAGAGCAAGAGAAGTTCTATATGTTTGGCGAAACAGAAGAGTCATCAGAGTCATCTGAAGGTTCATCAAGCAACGTAGAGTGGTAGTAGTTGGTGGGGGGTTCGCCCCCCACCTTTCCAAGTAGAAAGGTTAGATTTTGAATTTCACACATTTGCATGTGCACTCACAGTATTCCGTAATGGATGGTTTAAATACACCATTAGAGTTAATGAATGCTGCAAAAAATCTAGGTCAAACAGCAATTGCAATCACAGATCATGGAACATTATCTGGTCACAGAGATATGCAGAAAGCTGCAATGGAAACGGGGATCAAGCCAATACTAGGTATTGAAGCTTATATCTCGGCAACCGATAGATTCGATAAGCGAGATACTAGTAAGCGTGACGACAACACATCAATTTTCAACCACATCATACTACTTGCCCAAAACAAGCAAGGCCTAAAGAATTTAAATAAGCTTTCTGAGATAGCGTGGACAGAAGGCTACTATCACAAGCCACGCATTGACCGTGAGATTTTGGCGGAGTACAAAGAAGGACTCATTATTCTTTCTGGATGTATGAATGGACTTATCTCTAAAGCGCATGAGCGTGGAGAGATTAACGAAGCCAAGATGCTTGCCAAATGGTTTAAGACTACATTTGGCGATAACTTTTACATGGAGATTCAGCCACACAATCCAGTTGAACTTAATAAGTTCCTATTAGAGTTGGCAGACGAAGTTGGTATTAAGCCTATTGTTACTGGTGACTGCCACTTCTCAACCAAAGAAGAGAGAGCGTTGGAAGAAGCAATGCTTATTCTTTCTACATCTCCAAAGGCTAACAAAGAGGCGGACTTCGAAAAGTCTCGTCAGATAGATAACATCTTTGAGCGATATAACTATCTATACCCAGATCGTAAGATTAGTTTTGAGGAACTAGACGTATACGTAATGTCTAGAGAAGAAATTGAAGTGCAGATGCATGCACAAGGTATAACACGCACAGACATTTATGACAATACAATGGAAATTGCCAACTCTATACAAGAGTATGAATTTTTACAAGATTTGAATATTCTTCCACGCCCAAAGGAAGACCCAGACAAGACAGTTAGAGATATCTGCTGGAAGGCATTAGAAGATATGAAGCTAACTTCTAGCTGGTTGGGTAATGATATTTATGAGCTAAGACTAGAAGAAGAGTTAGAAGTTATTAGTAAGAAAGACTTCTCCCCGTACTTCTTAGTTATCTCAGACATGATTAACTGGGCTAAGTCTCAAAACATTAAGGTTGGTCCAGGTCGTGGTTCGGCTGCAGGATCCCTAGTATGTTACTTGCTAGGAATTACTGAGGTTGATCCTATTAAGTATGACCTACTGTTCTTCCGATTTATTAATGAAGAGCGTAATGACTTTCCAGATATTGACACAGACTTTGAAGACCGTCGTCGTGGAGAAGTAAAAGATTACATACGCAAGAAGTTTAAAAACGTAGCATCTATCTCAACTTTCACATACTTTAAAGATAAGGGTGTTGTTCGTGATGCTGCTCGTGTATTCATGGTTCCATTAGGAGAAGTAAATAAAGCTCTTAAGGTTGTAGATACATTCGAAGACTTTGAAGAATCAGATAATACAAAGTGGTTTAGACAGAAGTATCCAGAGGTGCTTAAGCTTGCTCGTGAACTTCGTGGCCGTATTCGCTCAGTTGGAATGCATGCTGCGGGTGTAGTTGTTGCAAAGAAAGAATTAAATAACTATGCACCCATTGAAACTCGTACAGATCCTAGCGATAAGGTTAGCGGACGTGTTCCAGTTGTTGCATACGACATGGATACAGTTGCTGATATTGGTCTAATTAAGCTCGACGTACTTGGGCTAAAAACACTTTCTGTTATTTCAGATACATTACAAATGGTTCAAAAGAGACATGGCAAAAGCATTGTTCTTTCTGAATTAGAATTAGATGACAAGAAAGTATATAACATGCTTTCTCAAGGATTTACTAAAGGTGTGTTTCAGGCTGAAGCAACACCTTATACAAACCTACTTATAAAAATGGGTGTCAGCGAGTTCGAAGATTTGGCAGCATCCAACGCCCTTGTTCGTCCAGGAGCGATGAATACAGTAGGTGCAAATTATATTAATCGTAAAAACCTGCATGAGGATGTGTCATATATCCACCCAATCATGAAAGAGTTTACACAGAACACATACGGTGTTATTATTTATCAAGAGCAAGTTATGCAGGCTTGCGTACACCTTGGTGGCATGTCATGGGCAGAGGCTGATAAGGTACGCAAGATTATTGGTAAGAAGAAAGATGCGAAGGAGTTTGATCAGTTCCGTGAGAAGTTTGTTGCTGGTGCAAGCCGACATATATCAAAAGAGGCGGCAGAAGGCTTATGGCATTCTTTCGAAGCTCATGCTGGTTACTCTTTTAACCGTTCCCACGCTGTTGCTTATTCTCTGCTTTCATATTGGACTGCTTGGTTAAAACTTTACTATCCGACTGAGTTTATGTTCGCCATGCTAAAGAACGAGGGCGACAAAGATGCTCGTACTGATTACCTGATTGAAGCTAAGCGTTTGGGTATTAAAATTTTGCTTCCACATGTAAATGAGTCTGACTTAGACTTTAGTATACAGGGGGATGCAATTAGGTTTGGATTAGCAAATGTAAAATATATTTCGGAAAATATTGGCAAAAAAATTATAGCCAATAGACCGTACAAGAACTACGCTGATCTCAAATCAAAGTCTGGTGCAAAAAATAGCGGTATCAATAGCCGTGCTATAGACGCCCTTAATGCAATTGGTGGCGCAGCATTTGACGATAACCCTAGAACTGGGCGGGAGAAAGATAGTCTATATGAGTATCTAAATATACCTAAGTTTGATATTAGCGGTATTACTCCACATATTAAATCTCAAGTAAGTGTCCTAGATGACTTCTCTGAGCTAGGAACATTTGTATTTATGGCTATGGTAAAGTCTATTAAGCGTGGAACTGGATGGTCTCGTGTAGAAATTGTTGATGAGACAGCATCAGTCGGAGTATTTGATAGCGAAACCACTAAGATTGAAACAGGACAGATGTATTTCTTTCTTGTAGGGGATAATCGAATACATAGATTTGTTGAGATTGAAAAGGTTGTAAAAGAAGACAGGTCGGACCCATTTGTCAATTACTTGTACTCAACTAAGTTTGATTTAAAGGATGATAACTATTATGTAATTGATTTTACTAATTATAAGACTAAGGCTGGAAAAATGATGGCACATACTATTGTAACTGATGCCAATAAGAAATTAATTAGATCTATTGTGTTCCCTCATGGGTATGCAAGAGCTCTGGGAAAAATGAAGCCAGGGCTAAAGGTTGAACTAACCTTTACAAATACAGACGATGGAACCATCGTAGTTAAGGATATAAAATGACACAAGAAGAGGGATTGGAAATCAATCTAGTAAGACTGCTACTTGCATCAATTCAAAGCAATGGTAATGTCTCTGTTAAGATAGAGGATTATATGTCGCCTGAGTTAGATAAGAAAAGCTTATTCATAGAAGTAAATGAAGAAGAAAAAACATTTATTATTTCATTAGTAGAAGGAGATCAAAATGAGTCTAGACCTGATGGCGAGACGAGTACATCTGATAGCGAAGAATAAAGGATTTTGGGAGGGTGAAGTTACATATGACAAAATTGGAAACAAGCTTGCCCTAGTTCATTCTGAAGTTACAGAAGTTTTAGAAGCAATAAGAAAAGATCAAGGTGGGGAAAAGGTTGTTGAGGAGATGGCTGATATCATTATTAGATTAGTTGATCTTTATCAAGCAATGATAAATACAGGGCAGATCAAAGACTCTCTGGACTTTATTTTGGATAAAAAGATTATGAAGAATATGGAAAGGCCAGCACTTCACGGAAACAAGTTTTAATGATATAATAGTATAAAATGAATGGTTACTTCTTATTCGGAACCAATAACGAAGTGATCCTTGTCCTAAAATCTGGACAAGAAGAGGACATACTTAATATCATTAGAAAACTTGCAACAATGCGTAGCAAGGACATGAAGGCATTTGCCTCACAATTAGAAGAGAGTTTTTATGAGCGTAGTTACAGAAATAATGTCAAAGCTGGACCCAAAAACAAGACAAAGAGTTCAGACGGCACTAGAGGTGGAAACACCAAAACAAAAAACACCAAGCATCGGTCTAAACATGGCACTCAAGGGCGGCCTGGGTCACGGACGACAGATATTAGTTTGGGGAAATAAGTCAGCAGGTAAGTCATCGTTTTGTCTACAGATGATTGCAGAAGCACAGAAAGAAGGAAAGACTTGTGCTTGGATTGATGCAGAGGCTTCTTACTCAACTGATTGGGCAGAAAAACTTGGAGTTAATTCAAACGACTTAATATACTCTCCAGCAAAAACTATCAACGACATGGTTGATGTTGCTACACAACTTATGGAAGCAGGAGTAGACATCATTGTTGTTGATTCTATCTCTGCGTTGCTTCCAGCAATTTACTTTGAAAAAGATAGCACTGAGCTAAAGAAATTAGAAGACACCAAACAGATTGGTGCAGAAGCAAAGGATATGACACATGCAGTCAAAATGCTCAACTACGCAAACAAGAACACATTACTTGTTCTCATCTCACAACAACGAAATCAGTTTGGATCTATGCATGCTTCGCACATCCCCACAGGCGGAATGGCTGTCAAGTTCTTCTCTTCCACTGTCATTAAGCTCTGGTCGTCTGAAGCTGAAGCAAATGCTATTAAAGCTGGTATTAAAGTTGGCGACAAGATTATCGAGCAAAGAGTCGGAAGACCAGTTAACTGGATTATTGATTACAACAAACTCGGCCCCCCTAATCTTTCGGGACAATATGACTTCTACTTTCAGGGCGAGAATTTAGGAGTAGATCAGGTTGGCGAGGTCCTTGATGTTGCAGAACAATTCGGCATCATTGAAAAGGGCGGAGCATGGTATACAGTCAACGAAGAGCGATTCCAGGGTCGTGCTAAGGCAGTACAATACCTTAGAGATAACCCAGATGTAGTTGATAAGTTAAAGGCTGAGATATATGCCAAGGCTTGAGGACTTTATGCTAAAAAAGAATCCATCTGGAGCAGCATATAAAGTTTCCGTAGATGGGTCTTTTAGTTGTAATGATTGTGACGAGGTTGTCAAAAAAGCTTTTTGGGATGAAAGAACTGGCGAGCTAGAATGGAAGTGTTCTCAAGATCATACTTCGAAAGCGAGGATGTAATGTCTGAGCGTGGAGAGATAAAAAGAGATGGGGCAAAAGCACAGAAAAATTCTGGGCGGGGAAAGTACCAGAAAGGCGATGCCAAGTGGTACTCATTTGTAGTAGATTATAAAGAAGCTAAATCTTCTTTCACATTAAATAAAGATATCTGGGCAAAGATATGCACAGATACATTTGCAGTAAATAGAAACATGCACCCATGCCTAAAGATTATTATTGGAGAAGATTCTAAGGTTAGGCTAGGAATAGTAGAGTGGGCCATGCTTGAAGAACTCATAACATATTGGGAGGACAATCACAAATGAGAGAATTAATCTTAACAACCGTAACGGGTATCGTAGTTGGAGGAGTGTTTAGTATATTCAAACTTCCTATCCCAGCACCACCAGTATTTGCTGGTCTAATGGGTATTGTAGGTCTTTGGATAGGATACGCTATTGTGCAGAGGATGTTTGCATGAGCGAGAACATACTAGAAAAGATTAGCGAAGTAACTGAGTTTAATGATCTAAAAGAGTTTATGAAGGACCCAGAACTAGACGCTGCTTTAGATGCTATAATTAAGGTAGTAACAAAACCAGATATTCCGCCAGCAGCGGCATCGGTGCTAATAATTAAGTTGCAGGCAATATCAGCCAAGCTTTCTATATTGGCTAGATATTATACAACTATGGAAAAAGGAGAAGTCGCCAGCAAAAAGAAGAACGTGTATTACACGGTTGCCGATTCTATCGACAAGCTTGTAGCCGCTCTTAAATATGGTGTTAAATAATGGCTAGAGATTTAGTAAGTAATTTAAAGTTTAAGAAGAACACAGGAAATTTTGACCCAGAGAAGTTAGCAAAAATGTTAACAGATGGGTATATTGGTAGCAGCAATAATCCAAAATTCATGAAGAAGACTACGTTTTCTCCTTCTACTATTGGATATGGGCACGGAAACTGTGCAAGATACTGGTACATTGCATTTGATGGAACTGAGTTTATTAATTCATTTGATGCTATAGCAATTGCTAACATGTCTAACGGAACTGCAGCACATGAAAGAATTCAGGAGATATTTAAGTCTACAGGAACAGTCAAGTTTATTGAGCAAGAGATTGTTAAAGAAGATCCACCGATCAAGGGATTTGCTGACGTAATTCTAGATTGGGAAGGTCAGGAAGTAGTTGGAGAAATTAAGACTACCAGCGACAACGCATTCTTATTTAGACAGAACTCAATGAAGCCTTCAGATAACCATAGACTTCAGATCCTAATTTACATGGATGTGCGAGGGGCTGAAGAGGGATTCTTGCTCTATGAGAACAAGGATAACCAGCAGATGCTAGTTATTCCAGTAAAGATGAATGCTGCAAATAGAGAATTTCTTGATATGTGTTATGACTGGATGCGTGAGACACGCAAGGCTTGGGAGGATAGAGATCTACCAGCTAGGCCATTTAGAAAGAATAATAAGATCTGTCAGGATTGCCCAGTCAAAAATACATGTTTTGATATGGAGGATACTGAAAAATTAATACCAGTCCTGAAACTTTAATATGTGCCTACGATGAGTGTAATCAGGAGTTTGTAAAGGCTACACATAATCAAAAGTATTGCTCAGATGAATGTTGCAGGCTTGCGACAAACAAAAGAACAATGGAGCGGTACTACGAGAGAAGAGCCATCAAGCTTGGATCAGTTAGACATTGTGCTATATGCAAGACTAAGCTAAGTAGATATAACTATGGGACCGTATGTGTTACATGCGATAAGAATGATGAGGATAAGCAGCGTAAAGAGTTGCTGGAGATGTTAAATGGGATTAGCGGATCTAATCAAGCCTAAAGCACACAGGGTAATTGGTATAGATGCTTCTACAAACTCTGTAGCATTTGCTATCATTGATGATGGAAAGCTTGCTATGCATGGAAAGATAGACATTCGTGGTAATGATATTTATGAAAAAATTTATGATGCCCGTAAAAAGGTAATGGCTATGAAGAAGCATTTAAGGTCAGACTATATTGCAATTGAAGGAGCTGTATTTGTGCAGTCACCAGATGTTGTAATTAAATTGTCTTATGTTTATGGATCAATTATTAGCCAGCTTATGAACGACGGGACTAAGGTGGTGACCGTAATACCTACTACATGGCAAAACTATATTGGTAATAAAACATTTAAGAAAGAAGATAAAGCTAAGCTTAGACTAGAATTTCCAGGTAAGTCAGATACTTGGTATTCAAATAAAATAAGGGAGACTAGGAAACAGAGGACATTAGACTTTGTGAATGATAAGTTTAACATTCATCTAGAAGATAATGATGTGGGGGATGCAATTGGTATCGCCTACTATGCCTACAATAACCTAACATCACGATGAAACTATACGAATCTAAAGATTGGCTATATAGAAGATATGTAGTCCAAAGAAAAACCATTATTGAAATTGCTAAAGAGGCTGGATGTAGCCATATGACAATCCAGAGATACCTTGAAAAGTATGGCCTTATTAAAAACCAGAGGAAACTATGATAAAGCTTAGCAAGGTTGCTAATATAAAAGACTTTGATGATCCGTTCTTTAAGTCTGTGTGTGAGAAGTATAATTATTTAGGAACAAAGCAGTTCCCGCAAGCCATGGATGGAGTCGAGCTCAAGAATAGAAAGACTTGGGAGATAGCTATGGCTATGGTCTCATTTGAAAAGATGGGCATTACGTCTAACCCAGATGCAGAAATTTTGGGCATTGGTGTTGCTAAAGAAGAAACAATATCTATGCTTTCTAATGTGGCAAAGCGTGTATTTGCAACCGACATCTACCTTGACGGTGGATCTTGGCAACACTGGTACGAGAAAGAATTATTAGTAGATGCTAGGCCTTACATGAGCAATAACTACAATCATAAGCGTGTGGTATGGCAACATGTTGATGGAACAGACCTTCCCTATGAAGACAACTCTTTTGATGCAGTATTTAGTTGCAGTTCCTTAGAGCATTTTGGCGATGAGAAAGCTATCAGAAAGGCAATCGAGGAAGCCTATCGTGTGTTAAAGCCAGGAGGGGTAGCAGCAATTTCTACAGAATATAAGATATCTGGAGAAGGCGACGGGTTTGCAAATGTCCAGCTATTTGATAAAAATCGACTAGACAAAGTGTGGCTTGATGGTATAGAATGGACTTGTGTAGATTATCTGGACGAAGATATAGATGATACGGAGTTCATAGACTTTGAAAGATCAATCCATGATAGAGAATATCAGAAGGTTGCTCATCCACATATTAAATTAGATAATGGAACATATAAGTGGACTAGTGTTCACCTGACATTGGTAAAGGATAAGAAATGATTATTGGACTTAGTGGCTATGCCCGTTCGGGTAAAGATACAATTGCAGAAATATTAATAATGAATTATGGGTTTAAGAGACTTGCGTTTGCAGATAATATTAGGAAAGCAATAATTAAACTTGACCCTATCCTTAGTAATGGTCAAAGAATTTCTGGAAGCGTAAGAGAGATTGGCTGGGAGCCAACAAAAGCCAATACAGAGGTTCGTAGACTTCTTCAGGTATTTGGCACAGAAGTTGGAAGAGAAATGTTTGGAGAAGACTTCTGGGTAAAGCAAGTATTCAAGCAAATTAAAGAAGAAGAGATATATAAGAATTTTGTTATTACAGATGTAAGATTTCCAAATGAAGCTAACTTTATTAAGGCAAATGGCGGGGAAGTTTGGAGAATTAATAGAAATGATAATAAGCCTATTAATGCCCATGCATCTGAATCTGCAATGGACGAGTACAAATTTGATAGAGTGATATCTAATGAGTCTAGCATACAGGATTTAGAAAAAGAAATTTTTTCTGTTATGAGGAGTTATAATGCCATCTTATCAATATGAGTGTAAGAAATGTAAAGTGCAATATACTCATTTTAGAAGTATAAAGGAAGAAGATCCAGGATACAACTGCGACACCTGCGGAGAAAAGCTTGTTAGGTGGTATGGTATTCAGGGTACTCGTACTCAGAAAAGATTGCCAGAGGGTGATGATTTTATTTCAAGTCAGATGGACTTTTATGAAACAGATACCTGGAAAGAACATTATGAAAACTGGGATGTGAGGCCAGATTAATGCCAACATATGAATATATTTGCCAAACTTGCAAAAATATAAAAGATGTTGTTCGTGGATTTAAAGATCCAGAAACACCAGTAGAGTGTGAGCAATGTGGCGACACTATGAAAAGAGTATATGGAGTTCCTGGAATTCAATTTAAAGGTTCTGGATTTTATAAGACAGATCACGGGAGTAAATAATGGAACTAGAAAAACCTTTTGACCAGATGAACAAGGTTGTAGAGATGAGCTTAAAGGGTTATAACCCAGCCCAGATAGCTAAAGAGCTCGAACTAAAGAGAGCTGATGTTGTAAGAACTTTAGAAGAGTGGAAGTCTTACGCACAAAATGATAAGACTATTCAGGAACGTGCAAGAGAAGCATTAACTGCATCAGATCAACATTACAGCATGCTTATAAATAAAGCGTGGGAGACAGTAGAGCAAGCAGATTTAGCCGCAGACTATAGGACCAAAGTAGGAGCCATCAAGCTTGTAGCTGAAATACAAGGTAAGCAGATGGAGATGCTGCAGAAGGCAGGACTCCTTGACAATACAGAAATGGGCTCTAGAATTGCTGAAGCAGAAGAAAAGCAAGAAGTTTTAATGGGAATTCTTCGTGATGTTACATCTAAGTGTGACAAGTGTCAGAGAGAAGTTAAGCAAAGACTTTCTCGCATATCTGGCGTAGTAGAGCCAGTCGAGGTTGTTCAAGTAAACAATGGCTGACTTTAAAGATTTTTTAGATGTACTAGACGGCGATGAGTTTGAAGAACAGCCAGTAACTATTGAAGAGTTTGTTACATCTACAAACTATCTTGGTTTGCCACCACTATCTACATATCAATACACCATGATCAAAGCAATGACTCAGGTGTATAAAAAAGATACATTGATAAGGTGGTTGGGTGAAGAAGAGGGTGAAAAAAGATGGAAGCAAACTTGTAATGAAGTTATCTTTCAATTAGGTAAAGGTTCTGGTAAGGACTATACATCAACAATTGCAGCAGCATATATTACATATCTTCTCCTATGTCTAAAGGATCCAGCGGTATATTATGGAAAACCACCTGGAGATGCTATAGACATTCTTAATATTGCTATTAACGCACAGCAGGCTAACAACGTTTTCTTTAAGGGATTTAAGCAAAGAATTGAAAAGTCGCCATGGTTTGTTGGTAAGTATAATCCTAAAGCTGGATCTATTGAATTTGATAAGAGTATTACAGTTCACTCAGGCCACTCAGAAAGAGAAGCCTGGGAAGGTTATAACGTAATTGTAGTTGTTCTCGATGAGATTTCAGGCTTCGCCCTAGAAAATACAACGGGACACGATCAAGCTAAGACTGCTCAGTCTATCTATGATATGTACCGTGCATCTCTTACATCACGTTTCCCAGACTTTGGTAAGCTAATCCTACTCTCATTTCCCCGTTTTAAGAATGACTTTATTCAGCAGAAGTATGAAGAGTCTATCGCAAGTAAAGAGACGGTAATAAAAACACATGAGTTTATATTAAACCCAGACCTTCCAGAAGAAGAGCCAGGAAATAAGTTTAGCATCCAGTGGGAAGAAGACCACATAGTTGCATATAAAGTTCCCAAGGTATTTGCATTGAAAAGACCTACATGGGAGATTAACCCTACAAGAACCATAGAAGATTTTAAAATTGACTTTTATAAGAGCCCAGAAGACTCTTTATCTAGATATGCTTGCATGCCCCCAGATGCAGTAGACGCTTTCTTTAAGTCTAGAGAAAAGATAGAAACAGGATTTAATAACCCCAACCTAGCTGTAGATTCATCTGGCAGGTTTGCAGAATGGTTTAAGCCAATAGATGACAAGGAATATTTTATACACGTAGACCTTGCACAAAAGCATGACCATTGTGCAGTATCTTTGGCTCATGTTGAGAAGTGGGTAAACATGAAAGTAGGAAATGAGTACGCTCAGTCGGCACCTGTAGTTGTAGTAGATGCAGTAAGATTTTGGACACCTACTGCATCAAAAAGCGTAGACTTTACTGATGTTAAAGACTACATACTTTCTTTAAGACAACGTGGATTCAATATAAAGCTAACCACATTTGACCGTTGGAACTCACATGACATGATGCAACAGTTGCGAGGATATGGAATGAACACAGAGTTGCTATCTGTTGCTAAGAAGCACTATGAAGATATGGCGATGATAGTGGCGGAAGAAAGAGTTAAGGGTCCACGAATTGACTTACTTATTGATGAATTGCTACAACTTCGTATTATGAGAGATAAGGTTGACCACCCTAGAAAAGGATCCAAAGACTTGGCGGATGCTGTTTGTGGATCAATTTATAATGCTATTGTTCATTCAAAGCGGGAGAAAAACAGGGAAGTTGAGATACATACTTACGGTGAATTAGTAAGAGACAACTATCTTGAAGAAGAAAAAAATAGAATTGATAATTTAATTAGGCCACCTAGAAGAATGCCGCAGGAATTAGCTGAGGCTCTAGAGAATATGGAAGTTATTTAGTATTCATTCTCCTGTATAATTAAATTGTCAGACATTCTGACATGGGAGATTGGAAATTAATAGACTATACCGCATAACACTAGCGTGTTTTCTGGCTTTTGGCTGGCTTTTTATGGGAGAAGCCAGTGCCGATGACCCTATTTCTGTAGCGGCGCAAGAAATTGCGGATCTAAATTCCAAGATAAATAACCTTTCAGATAAGGTAGAAACTCAAGAATTAATTGATATTGCAGAGAGCAAGTATGATGCTGCAGTAGCTGCAAAGCTGGCTAAAGATACAGCAGACATGCAATATGATGCAGCAGTAACAGCAGAAGCCACAGCATTACAAGAAAAGGATGCAGCACAATCAGCAGTAGATAGTCAAACACCCATAGTAGCAACAGCATTGCAAGATAAAAATGATGCACAAGATGACCTGGACATAGCCAACCTAAATGTTCAAACAACACAATCAGCAGTTCAAAATTCTGGTAGCTCAGGATTACAATATACAGTCTACTACCTCACAAGGGGATTTGGAGGGGTAGCAATTCCAGACGCAGTTATATGTAGTGGAGTATGGAATTCAAATTCAATGCAGCCACCAGTGTGTGGTAGGTATGAGGATTTTATAGTTAAGTTTACTGGAACTATTACTGTCCCATCTCATTGGACTTCAA